CAACTACACCTACGAGTTTTCTCTTTTGAGCCATTGTATTGGTTCTTTTTTTAATTCTTTTAAAAAATAATTGATTGATTTAAACATTTCAGCATCATAGAAATCCATGTTTTTACTATCATAATAACTAGCTAATGGAGGAGGGATAGACATAAGAACATGTTTAGAACCTATTAAGTGTCTAAAGTCATCTTTTAGATCTCCTAAAAAACAAAAAACAACGTTTTCCATTTCTCTACTCATTGCTCTAATAATATCTTGCATAGGACGTTTCCATTTATCTTTAAAAATAGTTGGCTGTCCTGCTTTACAAGTAGGTGCAGTATATAAAACCATTACACCTTGATCTCTCCAAAATTTAAGACTAGTATCAAAATAGTCTACAGCAGTTTCATCTTCATATTCTAATATTAAAGAAGCTTGTAACATTTCCATTAAAGGTGGATTTTTAGTATTTCTATATTTATAAGCTAATCCATATCCATTATCTATAGAAGGATCTGCATAAGGATGGTCTAATACTATAACAACTTTAATATTATTTTTGTCTACAGAAAAATTATCAAAAACACTTAAAAATGAATATGGACAGAATTTATCTTCTGTTTCAACATACATATGTTCTCTCTTAAGAGCCATTAATGATTGATCTTCATAAATATTTTTATCAAGTATTTTATCCCAGGATTTATGTACATTTAAGAAACTTTTAAAACGATATGTTTCCCTTTCCTTTTTTAATTGATTTTTTTGGTGGTTTATTACCATCTGATTTCATTTTAGATTTAGCATCATTAAAAGTCTTCTTCATTAACTCCCCTTTGAGTTGAGAAATAGTTTTACTACTTTTTTTAAAAGGGTCCTTTATTGTAGTAATTGTACCATCAGGATTCATCACCATATTATATGAATCTTGACTTAGTATTTTATCAGTATAAGTTCCAGCCCATTTATATTTATTTTTAGAATTTCCTTTAAGTGCTGCAACTGGTTTAGGTTTAGGTTCCACTGGAATATCTTTAAAAAGTTCTTTTTCAATAGTATTTTGTTCTTGATCTTGAACCTCTTGTTGATCTAAAGTTTGATATTTATCTAAAATAGTTCCACAAGCAGTTCTAGTTGATTGATTAAAATTACCATCAACATCTTCAACTAATAAAGTTGTAAAAAGATCTGAATCAAAAGCTATTTCATAAGTATTAATAGCAAAATGCAATACTTCACCCATAAAAAAACTTTGATTGAGACTGAAACCTCTAAAATTTATTCTTACTATATTATTAATAATATTTCTACTATTTAAACTTACTAATATATCATAAACAACACCAATACAGTTATCAATATTGGGTATAACATTTCTATGTGGATCTATAGGATTAGCTTCTAAAAATTTATTTCTTAATTCTAAATAGCAAAAACCAGACTTTCTTGGATTTTTTGGTTTTATAACATTACCTTTTAAAAACTCTATAAGTTTTTTAGTATTTTCATAACTTTTTTGATATTTCAATAAGGCTATTCTAGCTTCTTCTGGGTCAATTTTTAAATCTTCAGTAGATTTAGCTTTACCCATAAAATTAAATTCAGTTGAATCTATTTCATCTTCTTGTGCTAATATTAACACTGGATTATTTTTTAAATAATCTTCAAATTGTTTATTCACTTTTAAAATTTTTTAAACTGTGAAAAAATTCACGTTGATCTTTTAAATATTCTGTACTTGCATCTTTATTATTAAAAAAGAATCGTTCACATTTTCCAGGAAACATACTATTAATAGTTCCTCTTAAATACATACTAGCTTTTTGACCTACTTGATCATTATCAAATATAATTATTACTTTTTTAAAGTACTTAAGTACTCTTTTTATACGTTCAGGTAATGTAGGAGATTCTGATTGCACACCTAATGTACATGCCCCTCCTGTATGATAATGTAGTACTAATTCATCTTTACCAGACTTAGTAATTATTAAAGTATCTTCATTTGAATAGAGATAATCATCCATTCTGTGGTATCCAAATATGTCTTCGGTAGTACAATTAGAAACCCATTTAACTTTATTTCCATTTGGTAAATAAAGTTTAGTTCTATCTGTTTCTCTAAAATAATATGCTACTGAATCTGTATCAATACCAAATCTATTTCTTAACAAACTATGATCTGATCTAGTATTAGTCCAATAGTCTACTACTTTATAATAAGGTTGAGTATTAAGATATTTAGGTGGTATTCCTAATCTATTAAAAACATCACCTTTTTCCCAAGGTCTGTGAGTGAATTTAATAATACATTCATAATCTGAACCAATTTTATATTGATTTTGTCTAGATCTAGGTAGTATAGGTTTTTTAGCTAAAGCCATATCTTTCCAAATTCTTTTACAAGTTTCTGGAAATGTTAAACCATCCATATATTGGACTAGTTGAAAACAAGTAAATTGTAATTTACCTTTATACCTTCCATTATCTATGAAATACCATCTACCTGCGTATTGTTGAAATCTACAACCTGGAGTTTGATCTTCCCTATCAAAGGGGGAATAATATCTCTCGTGGATATTTGGTACATCTAAATAAAATTCAAAAATCTCTTCTTCCGTAGTTCTTTCTAGAATATCTAATAATCTAATTCTATTAAATTGTGAAGCAAATTTTTCAAACATAGTTATTAATTAAAAATAAGGAGAGACCGAAATCTCTCCTTAAATAAATTAGATTATACCCAGTTCTGTGCTGGAGCTGCAGTAGCAGCCTCAGTAGGAGCTGAATTATCACAATCTTCTTCTTTGAAGTCTTGAAAGTCAATAGTGTATAAAGACTGGGTTAATTCATACCCTTGTTCTTTTTTATCAGCTATTGTAGATCTCAATCTCTCCTTGATATTAGGAGTGACTTCACAATTTGTAGTTTTAAACCAAGCTTCAGGTTTAGCTAAAATGTTTTGGTAAAACTTTGTTGTAGTCTCACCATTCTCAGTAACATCTTTACGCTTTACACAGTATAAACAAATAAAGCAATTACGCTGCTTTTCTTCATTCTCTGAGTTAGCATAATTAATGAATTGTCTAAGGCCAGATACATCTCCTTTACAGAGTCTATCTATTGTTACATTAGCTTCATTCATTGCAGTTAACCAATCAGCACCTTCCGCTGTTGGATCAAATCTCATAATTTTCTGCATAAGATTGTATAGAGCCTCTTCACCAATATGAAGTGGTCTAATACCTTCTTTATTATACCAAGAGATTTTCTCATTGTTCATGAGCTCTTCAGCATTAGCAGCATAATATGAAATTTGTCCTAGTTTATTTATAAACTTATTTTTACCATTCTTAGACTGAATTAGTGCTTCAGACATGTAGATAGTCATAGTAGTAAAGAAGTTTTTACTATCGTCTGCATGTTGTACCCAAAAAGTAATAGGAAATTTAATAGTTCCTTTATCATCAGTTACAGATTTATACTCTGGATTCCATTCCATTTCTGGATTGTTGAGTAGAGTTCTTAATTCTGCTTGATTAGGATTTACTGCAACTAATCTAGCTGCTGCTAATCCTGTGTATCTATTAGTTCCTGTTTTTACTTCTGACTGCGTTCCAGCCATTGAATTAAATGGATTCATGTATATATATATATTTAATATGTTGTTGTATAAAAATATTAGGCTAAATACTCATCAATCTTATCAAAGACAAGTTGTAAGTCATTATTAATTAGTAAGTCTTCAAACATGCCGTCTGGAGATTTAGCAGGGTATAGTTTATTATTAATAGTAGTTCTATTAGTAATAAATTTATATTCTGCTTGTCCTGTTTTGTTCCATTCAACATTTGTAAAAAGACATACACTAACTGTTGCTAAAGGATTAAATTTATCCTCTAACATTCTGCCCATTAATTTGAGTTTTAAATAGTCTCCAAATTCACCTCCTGGCTCAGTATGAAACATGAATACAACCTTCAAATTCTCTCTGAGTGTCAAAGCTGTATCTATAATCTGTTGCATGTGTTGAGCAATTTCTGTGAATTTACTATCAGTTGATTCTATATTTTTCAATATAGACTGGACTATATCTTAATTAAAAGCTTTTTCAACACTCCAGCCTCTACGTAATCTATCTCCTGTTTTTTGATATGGTATATTTAATTCTGTACACCACTCTTTTAAGGATTTAGTTTTGCCATTATACGTAATAAGCTTTAACCGATTAGTTGTTTTTAATTCAATAGCTTCTTCAAAAGAGAGTTTACTTCTATATACTCTCTGATATAAAGTAGTATATTTAATATTTAACTCTTTTGACCATTGTTTTAAAGTAAGTGTTTTATTATTGTGTGTAAAAATTTTATTAAAGTCTCCTCTATTATTAGACTGTTCTGTACTATCAGCCCATTTACAATTAGATAGTTCATAATTACCATCATTGTTCTTTCTTTCAATAGATAGCCCATTAGATGGACCCATATCTGTAATAAATAAATGAAAACTATTCCATCTTTCACAGACTTTAATACCTTTCTTTTGATAAATATTATTTGAATAACATGGTGCATTACATCTTGCTCTCATAGCCTTCCAAATTCTATACTCTCTTGGAAAATCTTTCTTTTTATACATAATTTATTCTTTTAATTTCCCCCTTTTCGGATTATTCCTACTCCTTCTCAGGATAGTCTCTGAACCTTACCCTATGCAGGTCTTGGCTGCTGATTGTCCAATCTTTACTATTGTTAAACATTCATATTAAATTTCTTTAATATTGTAGTTAGTAAAGCTCTTAGGATATTCCAGCAATTAAAGGGATTTTACAAGGACATAGTAAAACTCATCCTTGTTCCTTAGCTCTTTTAAAGAACTCATGCTGCATAACAAAACCAATATCATCAAGAATAAGTGTCTTGATCTCTTGTTTTTCATTAACAGCTCCTAATATACCTAAAACGTCTCCGTACTCTTTAGTGATAGCAAAGTTCTTGTTATCTCTATTATACATACTTTTAGAGCCTTTGAAAGGTAAAGGTTTATTAAGTGTAGAAACAATAAAAGTGGTTTTGGGGTCTAGAGTCTTAATACTAGTAGATTTACCAGTACCAGTGTCTCCCCCAATAATTAAACATTGTGCCATTGTTTAAGTTATATTATTCCCAAAAATAATTGTAATTAATGAGACCATAAAAAGTCTCTCTATCTGATGCTAGTCCATCAATGTAATATGTATTAACAGCATCTCCACTCATATTATAATAAATGTTACCATTATATGATTTTTGTTGTAATACATATTGAAGATCATCATGAAAATTCACATTGATTTGAGATCGTACATTCTCTTTAATTCTTGATTCTTCATAAGTATCTGGGTCAATGATGGGACCTTCAGATTCAAGATCTTCTATTTCTCCCTGCTGTGAAGGAGTAATAACACCATCTTGATCAATACTATCTTGAATAATAATACTGATAGAATCAATATCTGTAATCTTATCAACTACATCTAAAATTTTATCAGCTCCACTATTAATTTTTTCTAGAGAATTTTCAAGATTAACTTTAGGTGTTTCTACGCAAGAAAACATTAAAGTTATAAATAATAGTAAACTAAAAATATTTAATCTTTTCAACCTGTTAATTTTTTATATAGGTTATTTAATTCTGTACTACCAACATTGGGTAGTTCATTAAATAGACCTGATTTACCATCAAAATACAAACAAGTTGCTCTTGCTGGTGTACCAAATCTAGATTTTAGAATGTGGAGAGAGGTATATTTATCCCCTAAAATATTTAAATTATATCCCCCATGCTCTCTTAATTTATGCTTGTGAGGCTTGTATAAAGCCAAAACTGTAGCCGAATCTCTTAGGATTAATTTATTATCACCCAGACTATCTAGAGAAGGTTCTAGTTTATCTGCTTTAAAGTGATTAAGATCTTGAGCAGCAAAAGCTTCCTGACCTACATTAAGTACTGTAAAACCGTAATTTTTAGTTAACCAGTTTTTACAATAGTATGTACACCATCTAGTAATTGCTCCTCTTTGATCTAAATGTTTTTTGTTAGTATTATCATACTCTCCTTGTAGAAGTTGTTGATGATCCATAACAACTATAACATTCATTTTAGGATCTTTAAGCTTGAACTCAACAAATTTGTCAACAGTTCTTTGCTCTTCTCCCTCTCCATATGTAACTTTCTTATAGATAGATTCACCCAAATGGTTATTGGCTATATCAATTACTGCCTTATAATTCCCTGTGGGGTTATACTGACTATCTACAACGGTAACGTGCTTCATAATTTCAGCCACATCAGTTAACATTACCTGTTCATAAACTTCCATCTCCTTATCTGTGAGTACAATTCTTTTAAATGAGTTAACTTTGAGAAAATCAATGTCAAACCCATATTTATCATTCATGATAGACACAGCTAAGTTATCTAGAAATTCATCTTCACTTTCCTCTAGTGCTAAGTATATAACATGGAATGGTATTCCATATTTTCTATACAAATAATCAATTTGTTACTTAATTACTTTGTTATAAAGTTCTTCTAAATATTCTGCAGTATATTTACCACAATTACCTGTATTTTTAAATGCTTGATTTCTATGATAAGCAGTCCACCAAAATTTTTCTACAGGATATCTATATTTAAAAAATACAATTCTTTTAGGTCCATTACAATATCTAGCTACAAACTTCATGTCTATTAATGCCTTCATTAATAGTTTTTCTGTAACACCTTTACGTTTATAATAATAAAATAAATCATTAAAAGATCTACGCATTATTCTATTATTATCTTTTTTAAATAAAGGTTTGAATTTATATTCTGATCCTCCCATATGTACTAATAAGGAGCTTATATCTTTTTTTAATTCTTTTAAAGTCATTTTAATTAGTAATTAAGGCCAGATTCATTTCTGACTGGCTCTGCAATTTAATTTACTATCTGATTATCTTCATCAAACTCATTTTCAAAATGCATAACACTTATAGTATTTCCTGAATTAGGATTTCTATAGGTATACATAGTTTCAAAACCAAAACCCCTTAGTAATTTTTGTTGTAGTTTTTGTTCAGAAGAAAGATGAGCTATTATTGGAGTCCTATATTTAGATAATGCAGAAGCAATTCTCTTTTTTTCTTTAACTAAAGAGTTAGGATTAAAATCCCAAGCTATAGCACAACCACAACAATTAGGATGTGGTTTAACATTAAAAGGTTCTTTTTTAGTTTTAGGTAGGTTAATAGTTTTAAAACTGGTAATTACTACATCATCTGATAATGTAGAATTATTTACTACACTAAAAACCCAAGAGTATTCAAACTTATTAGCTTGTTTACAGATATTAATAGATTCTCCCCAAAATGTTGTTTTATTAGGATATGATCCTGATTTCTTATTTTGAAAAAAATAATATCTTTGATCTATAAGTTGTACTACACCTTTTACTTTGGTTTTAGAAATAGTACCTTCAGCTAGAAATGCTGAAGGTAATGTATTGTAATTCATTATTATTTATTTTTGCAGTTCGGACTGTCTCATATTCCTATTAGGAATTTCCTTGTCAGTCTCTACGCCCTTACAACTTTAATGTTGTCTGTGGCACGGGATTGTCAACTAATAAATTGATTTTCCCCGTTAGCTATTCAATATTAAAATATTTTAAAAATGGAGTGGAATCTAGACTATTCTTCATATCAGTTTCTAATTTTCCCATAGTGTCTAAATTTCTAGTTGAATATGATTTACCACTTATAAACTCCGAACATTTAACTTTAAATTTATACTTTCTATACTCTTCTACAGTTTTTAATTGATCAGGGTCTGGTAATCCAGCAGTAATAGCATGGCCCCAACCTGATCCTGGAAATGTAGCTATAGTTATAGCTTTAAGAATATCCATATCAGGATACTTTTCAAGTATTAATTTAGTTCTAGCAGGAGTTTTACTAAAATATTTTTCATTTAAAAATCTCAATATACTCATTATGAAGAGCATTTTACCCCTAGGATAATAAGGCATTTTTAAATAATCAATATTTCCTATTCTATAGATACTTAAAGTAGGATCTAATTCTAATAACAGTCTTAAAAAGAACCATTTATATTCTTTATTATCATGATCAATTAAGATTTCAGATAACATATAATCATATTCAGTACAATTATGAATTTTAGAATAACATCTAAACTTTTTTATATCACTTATGCACTTACCATTTTTAAATAATTTATAATTTACATGTTGCATTATAAATTTTTTATAAACATTTTTAAATCACCTGTTTTAGGATATCCTACTCTTCTGGGAAATTGATGTACATTTACAAATCCTAGTGTTTCTAGATTACGTTGTAAAATATGTTCTCCTGGACTTACAATTGTAAAAATTGCTGTTTGTCCATTTCCGGTAGTGATTCCTACTTCTGTGTTAGCTTTCATTTGAGCTGTCATGATATCTATTTCAGCTTGAATAGCTTTAATAGGTGTTTCATTACTTACTCTACTTAGTTGTGATAATGCACAACAATCTGTTATTGTCTTTTTCATTATTAAATTTTAATAATATTAAATAACCCCCATTTCTGGGATTCGGAATTATTCAATAACTGTTACCAGTTAAGGCCGCTTATTTAAATCACTAATATAAATGTATCCCCAAGACATATTCTCTTCTTCAGGAACATTTAAATGTCCCAGTCTTACAACTGGCCTACCTTCAACATAACTAATGTAACTATAATAAGCATAGTCATTTAATTTTGTTTCTAAGTATTTCATAAACTTTCTGCCGTATTCACCATATTTAGCTTTAGGCATCCAATCTTGTTTGTGAATAAATTTATCCATGATATTAATTTTTTATTAACGGAATAAGTATAGTAATATACTTAGCAAATCGAGTTTTGCCGGCCCCAGTACTGGCAAATAGTGTAGTTATTTTTCCTGGTATTAATCCTGGGACTTCTTTGGCTAACTTTGGAAAGTGAAAGTGCCAAGGTATTAGATTAAACCCACCATTTTTAACTACTTCTCTTTGAAGCTTGATAGCTTCAATACGCTGTAAAATTTTATTATTATTCAATAAAAGTTATTACTTTTGGTTCTGACCATTTATTTTTGCTCCATCTTGAAAAGTAATATTGTGCTTCAAATCTAAATATAAATTCACCAACATTTGCAGTATTGGCTTGCTTCATAGCTAGAGTATACATTTCCTGTAATGTCATAATTATAAAAATTTTGTATGTCCTACTGTTGAAGATGATTCAATAGCTTCATCTATAGTAGCAGACAGTGTTGAGATTTCCTCTTTGTTGACTCCTCTTTTATAAATAAAATAGTGTGCCAGTCTAGTAAATTGAGGAGCTGTATTGTCAATGTGATATTGAGCAGCAGTTTTAATGTCCTCTAGTGAGTATTGAGGATTTTCTATTCTCCATCTTGTAATTTTAGCCCTAATGGCAGTAGAGTCTCCCATACTACCAGATTTTATACCTCTGAATATTTCTCTATACTCTTTAATAAACTGTGTTAGATCCTCACTCTGGGGTTTTTCAGCAGTTTCTTTAAAAGTAATTCTGTTGAGGGTGTAATCTCTTGTTAGAACATGTTTATTTAAGGTATTTAGATCTTCTTCATCTACACTGATAAGATCAGAATCTAAATTTAATCCTATGGTTATACAATAAAGTAAGCAAGAATCATACTTCTTCAGAGATAGATTCTGTAACTTTTTTTGTAGTTGATTTAATGTCATCAGTTTCATTCTTATTATCAAAGTATGTTTTTAAATACTTTAATAATTTAAGTTTATTAATGACAAACATCTTAACTTCATTTCCACTACGCTCATTTGTAAATTCATCTGTAGCAACATCAAAAGTTTCTTGAAATCCAGGGAGTTTTTCTAATATTTCTTTATAATTACTTATCTCATCTATACAAATTAAATGCTTAAAAGAACTAAAACCTTTTAATTGAGTCTCTAATAAATAAAGTCCATCAAAAAACATTTTTAATTTGTCTTGTTGAGTGAAGTAAGAAATACCACCTATTAAAACACCACCACAAAAATACATTTTATATGGATAAAACTTATATCGTAAATTTTTTGTATGAAAAGTTCTAAATCCATCATCATCTATAATAAAGTATATTTGATAAAAACATATAGTACAATCATTAAAAGATTTCATCTTTGATTTTTCAAGAAATTTTACTTCAAGTCTAGGTATAATAGAATATAATACAGAACCTGATTTCTTAGTATAACTACTGTATTTTTCAAGAAGCTTAAGATTGATTTTATCTAAACTTTTTTGAGTTAACATTATTTGTTTTTATAATAAATATAATTAATCTTACTAGGATCAAAATCTACTATGGAATTTTTAACCCACTTTTTTTCTTCTTGTGTATTTAACATACATAATAAGTATAAATTAGTAGGTTGTCCATCAGACCTAGGTACTAACATTCTAGCTAGTTTTTGGGATATGTTACCGTTCTTATTAGAATTAGAACCAATAACAATACCTCCATCCATGTCATAAAATGTATATCCTGTGTCAACTATATTTACTACTGCTAAGTGATTAATTTGTTTATTTTGAAATGCTTTATAAGCAGCATCTCCTGATTTAGAATGAAATACATTAGAGCAGATTTCTTCTGCTTGTTTTTGTGTACTACAAAAGATTAAATATCTTTTATCAGGATTTTCTGCTAAAAATTCTTTAACAAATTTTTCTTTTTGCCAACTAGAGTGAAGTAATCTCATTCTAGCCAACATTAAATAAAAAGGAACCTTCTTACCAGAAAACATTATCTTTTGTATTATTCTGTTATAATACTGATAACGTCTAAATTCTGTAGTATAATAAGGATCTCTAGTTTTATCTTTAAATGTTACATGTATATTCTTCTTAGTGTCATCTAAGTTAAATTCTACTATATTTAATTTATAATCAGCAATGATATTATCATTAGTAGCTGATATTAAATTATAATCATATAACACTTTAAGTTGTAATTCAGATAAAATATCTTTTTTAACTTCATCTTTTGATAAAGTACCTGTAAGTGCTACAATAGGTACTCTATTTCTATGAAAAAATGTACTACTCAAAGGAGTAATTTTTTGAATTTCATCTAATATTACTAAATCATAGTCTTTAGACATCTTATGAAGTGATTGCCAACAACATATAGTTGTCTTCTTAAGCCAAGTTTTAGCTCTCCACTTTATAAATTCTTCTGGAATATCTACATCTCTCAACTTAGTTGATGTAGTTACCCATAAGATCCTTTTAAACTTTGATTTTTTAATTGCATCAATAGCAATTTTAGTTTTACCAACTCTCATAGATACATTGACTATACCATGATAATTAGAATCTAAAATTGCTTGTGTTGCTTGTTCTTGTATTATTTTACGTTTAATCAGACAACTATTTTGTCAGGTACTGTTGAGTTTGATTTAACTTCTTTAATTAAAAATTTTTTTTCAAAACTCCAAAGGGAGATATTATTTTTAGAATTTGGATTTATTCCGTTTGCTGTAGCTGCAAGTCCCTGCATGTTACTTAATATTTCACTAAGACCTTTTACAGATCTATTAGTGCTTATTATATAAAATAAACACATTTGTCCTCTACTTTTAATTTGACTGGCTAATGATCTTCTGAAAATAATTTCAGATAATTCTTTAATCCATTTTTTAGTCTTATTATTGTAAGACAAAATTTTGTTTACTCCAGATTTTATTACAGAATAAAGATTATTAACTCCTTGTACTTGATAAATACCACAACTAATAGTTGTACTACTAATATTAAGATTGGAGCACTTTATAGAAACAGATTTATCATTAAAAGTAAAAGTAGCCATATTTCCAGCAGAATTAATCTTTAACGTTTTAAAAATTTCTTCTAAAGATTCAGTTTCTTTAATAACTTTTTTAAATAAATCTATATGATATCTAGCTTCTTTACCTTTATCATTGATAATAGTATAAAAGTCCCCATTTGAATATTCAGTATTATATTCTTTATCTTTAGTTAGTGCGTAATTTTTAGGATTAATATTTTGTATTTTAATTTTCATGTCTGAAATTTTCAATAGTTTGTTCTATAAATTTCAATGAAATACCATCAACTCCAACAGAGTCAAGATAATTTCTTTTTGAAGGAGCTGTAACCATAGTTAATTTAGGATTACTTTTATTGTTTGATAGTACAGGTTTTTTAACTTGTGTACACCATAAAAATTGGTAATTTCTATCTAACCTTGTTTGCTTCATTATATCATAAATCATAACTAACAAATGTAAGTATGAAATATTGAATTTAGTTTGTGAATTAATAATAGTATATAAATCACTTAAAGATCTCTTTCTACCTGAATTACATTGAGTTCTTGTACAAGCTTTATCTAAATAGCTTGGTGGTGAATTTACCATAATGTGATTTAGTAATGAAAATGGATCTTCTATTTCTGATTTGATATACAGTTTTTTATGTTCACATTTAAAGTTGTTCTCATCTGTATTAATGAATTGCACCATAATGATAACCAAATTGAACATCTATATCTAAGTCAACATTAAGTTTTAACTCATTATTAACTTTAGCAATAGAATCTTTTAATAATTTTTTAAACATAGCTTTAGACTCTTCATTGTCATCAATTTCCCAAATTCCTTCATCATGGAATTGTCCATTGATTTGAGGTCTAGCTTTAATAATATTCTTTAACCACAAGTCAAAGCAATAAGTCGCTGAACCCTGATTTAAAGTTGAAAATATATCTTTTTCGTATCTAAGTGAATACCAGAAATTATTTAAAGGATTTAATAACCACATTTGATCTCCTATTTTCTTAACTGTCTGATCTTTGGCAATTTGTTTCACAGACCAGTTTATTTTCCAATAGGCTGAGTGTACCTTAGAGGCAAACTCTTTACTCTCTTTTAAAGTTAAAGATAACTTTTCAACACCTGCACCATATACTGCTGCATAATTAACAGTTTTACCTTTACTACGTTCAGAAGAATAATCAATACCTTCTTTTCCTTTAGTAGCTTTATATAACTTATGCTGGTCTACTTGATCTTCAGTTAAAATACCTGCTTTTATACAAACATCTAAGTGAGGATCATAAGTACTATCTTGCATCTGTTTAACATATTCTGGATCATAATCCCAGATATAATTTTGTTTAGTTTTGTCTTCTAAACTACACATATCTGATCCAACCAAAATCTTACCAGGATGACACACTAAAGATGTTCTAATGGCTTGTGCAAAGGGCCTATCTACTTTAGGTAAATTAACTAAAGTTTTATGTCTAAACCTTAGAGTGTTAGTTAAACCAGCTACAGAGGCTGTTAAATAGCCATTCTTTTGATCTCTGAGAAATCCTTTAAGAATACTTATCCTATGAGATATCATAGATAAATCTTTGAGGTAAATTATGTCTGGACATTTATCTTTAAGATCTAGTACTGATTGACATAACTTACTAGTCATAGGAATTTTAACTTGTGGTATTTTCCTATTTGTTCCGTCTTCTCTTCTTACATATTTAAAAGACATAGGTTTCCAGCCTAAACTATATAACCAATCTTTTACTTGTGTATGAGATCCTGGATTAGGGATCTTTTGAGCTACTAACTCTCTTATCTCTTCAGAGGAGTTGTCAATATTAAGGGATTCACATTTGGACTCCCATATTAATGCCCTTGCTGACAAATCTCCATTCTTTTTGTAATATACTTTAGGCCTTTTGATGATTTTATACTCTGGAATTGTGGGCATAGAATCAGTTAATTTTTTAACTAAATCTTCTTTAGATTTCTCTAATTCAGCTAAGCCAGTTTCTACTAATTTTATATCTACTTTCCATCTGTGAGCTTCAGCTAATTGAACACATTTCATTTTAAAATTTAAATGTTCAATTATACGATCAATATCTATCTCATTATCATATAGAGAATGTAAGTTATTATACTGCTTTTTTAATAATTTGACATTAATTTTAGTGTCCTCTTCACATCTATGAATATAATCTTCAATAGTTTGATTTTCCCAATCATCTATTTTAGGTTTAGGTACACCAAAATATTCTCCCCAGGCTTCTAATCCATGACGTTTAAGTGTAGGATATAAATACCAAGACAGAACTAAAGTATCAATTACAGTTGCTGTTATTTTTATTTGAAGTATTCTTTCTAAGTGGGGAATATCCCACAACATGATATTGTGTCCATATAAGTATTCTGTATTTAATAACACATCTCTCATTGTATTGTAATCAACTGTGGATTTAATTTCTCCATCAATTTCAAAACTCATACAATGTATTAGGCTAGGATGAATACCATTAGCCTCCATGTCAAATAATACATGCTTATATTTCATGTTATACTACTTTAAAATTTGTAACTTGTATGTATTTTTTTAAATATGTAACATAAGGATATCCTTCTTTATCTACATTTATCACTATTCTTTTGGGAGTACCAAAACTATTTTTAAAATCAAGTAGTTTTATCTTATCTCCAACTTTAACTTTAGGAATAGGTTCAGATACAGTAGTCATATTAAATGTTGAAGATATATGGAAAAAAGAATTAGTTTTAGTAGATGATGAATCATCTTTTCTATAAATAAAACCCTCAGTACCTATATATTGTACACCTAAATCTACTAATTCTAGTATAGTACAATTAAATTTTATATTTTCATATTTTTTATGAGAACAATATATTACCATACCAGGTTTTAACTGAGAATATTCAGTAATTATTTTAGGTTTAATTATTGGCTTAAGGACAATTTTACCAATTGGATCATTTATAGATTCAACTTCATATCCAGTTGGTATGGTTAACGTGATTTCTTTCATCTTTATATTGATTTCTTAAAGTATAAACTCTGTAATTTTTAAATAAATTTTCAAAAAACATTAAATTATTAGTAGTAAGATCTTCAATTATAATAGTAAAATCATTATTATTTAAATCTGATACTTTTTCATATGAAATTAATTTACCTTTTGTTGCAAGAGTGCCATCATTATTAAGAATTACTAATCTATTATGACGTTCTAATTCTCTTATATTACGTAGTCTGAGATATCTACCAGACCCTTCTAAAGATGTATTAGTAGTTTCAGCTATTTCAGCAGATAAATTCATTATTAATGATGACAAATCTTTATTGCTAGACCTAATATAAAATGGTGCTGTTTTATATTCTTCATATGCATCAGCAATCCACCCCTTATTTAATCCTAATTTAAAACTTTCTTTATTTTTACCAGGTTTAATTTCTTTTTTAATTTTTTCAAATATAATAAATCCTTCTGGATCATTGATAGATTCTATTTTATATCCTTCTGGTATTTTATAAGTTAGTGTCTTCATAAGAGAAATCTATTAAAGTTGATAATTCTTCATAGTCATAAAAAGAAATAATAGTTAACATTTTATTATTAAATTTTACTCTAGGTAATGCATCTCCTTTATTATAAGAAGAGTGATCTTTTATTATTCTAGTATATATTTTATTTGAAAGAACAAAAGCAATTTTATTTCCTGGTTTTATTTTACTATTATCAGGTTTTGATAATTTATATACTTTATATTGTCTTTTAATTATATTTTTATTACTAAGAATAAGACTAGTCTCTTTTTTATTAAAAGTTGACAGTGTAATAGCATAAGTTGATCTAGATATACTTTTATGAGTACAAAAACCAATAGTAGTAGTATTTGATATTACATCAACAATTTTATAGACTTTACCAATTAAAAAACTACTTTTTTCTGTTTTTACTAATTCCCAGTTTGATGTGATAGGACTATTTGTAAAAAATAAATTATTATTTTTTCTGCCGTAATAAATTAAATTTTTAGGTTTTTCAATAATTATATTTTTCTTAGAAGGTTTAATTTTTGTATTTTTTTGTCTGATTTTATAAACATCTTTTTTTAAACTATAAGAACTAATAAATATTGTTCTAGTTTTACTAAAGTTATCTATTAATTGTAATACTGATGAATTAAAACTCATTAATCTACCTTCTATAGGCGTTAATGAAGTTTGAAGTCTAATTTCACTATTTATTTCTAATTGATTAATATTAGTAATTTTATTCCATTTAGGTATTGGTTTTAAACTAATACCTCCAACTGGGTCATTTATAGATTCAACAGTATAATTTTTTGGAATTTCTAAAATTTGAGTTTTCATTTAATACTCTTTTAATAAAGTGTTGATACTTTTAATAATAATAGGATATTCTCTTTTAAAAGCTGTCCATTTACCAACTGTACCATACTCTAAGTTATCTGTAATTTTTCCATCTGGAGACTCTAAAAATTCAAGTCTTAAGGTAATTCCTTTCTTTATTAATTTATTAGAACTCTGTCTTTTAAGTTTTATAAGTTTGTCAATTTTAATTTTTTGACGTTTTTTATAATTACTTAAAGATAAATTACTAATATCTTTAGGATCATTATTCATCCTATTATAGCTGCAAGTAATAGGATCTAGAGGTTCAGTTTCTTTTTTAGCTGGAGAATAAGACCAAGAAAAACTTGGTGTTCTCTCTGCTGGAACTCTAAATCTTAAAATCTTCTTTTCTCCATCTATTTCACACAACCATTCCTCGCAGTTATATTTACTAAAATTATAAGTATAAGTTTTGTCATAACTATTATCTAAAACTTTACCTATAAATTTTAAAGGAATAACTATTTTAGGAATTCCTTCTCTTGATAACCATTTACTCCAATAATTAGTGGTTAAATTCTTCTCCATAAAGTGCTAATTGTTTTCCAAGGTTTTGAACATTTTTAATAAATGGCTTAGAAGTAGCATCATGTATTTCAGTATTTAATTTATCTAATATTGTTTGAAGTAATCTTAATTGATAGCCAGCAGATTTACCTGCTAATAACTTATCAAAACTGACATTATTGTATTTATTCATGTAACCAGCTTCAAGCTTTGAAGTTGCTAAAGCTCTACCTTTACTTGTTAATTCATAATCTTCATCTATTAATTCAGCTTCTAATAATTTATGAAGATTGGTTGTCCAATTATAGGGTATAGTATCATTTAAATGTTTTAATTTACTAACTGTGCCTATTTTCTTATTAGGTGCTTCTAGTAGAAACAATTGTATTAATAAGAAAGAATCAAAATAATTCATTTAAAAAAGTTTAAAAATAAAGCCAGTTACCTAGTGTAACTGGCTTTATCATAATTAATATTTAAGAGTTAATTAAAACTCATTTTTTTCCTCTGCATTAGGAGTAATAGTAAAATCTAAATCTTCTACTAATACTTTAGACCAAAAACATTGTCTATATAGTGGAAGTCCATTTCTAGTTACTATTTCTCCATTATTATTTTTCACTACCAACTGATCTTGAAAAAACTTAAAATTTTCAGTATAATCTTCAGATTCAGTAATTGAAATTTGATGATTGGTCATAACATCTTCTATTCTAGTTGAAAGTAAACGATAAATACAACTACTAGGATTTTCAGCTAAAAGTTCACTGACTTTTTCTGCTGTATAATCTAGTGGTATATCTATCCAAACAACTCTGTCAGAAGAATATACATTTTCTTTAGTCGGTTTGAAATCTTTTGAAGGAATTAGTTGATTTGTAGTCTTTATTATAGGCCTCTTAGAAGGATATGTTTTAGTTATTGTTTGTCTAATCTGTGCTTGATTTACAGATTTATTAAACTTATTAGGTGTTATACCATCTTCATCTAAGGTTACTAAAGATCTAGTAACAACTACAGTTGGTGGATCATTACTTTTTAGAAATTGCAAGCCTTTTAGCTTTTCTTTCATTTTTTGTAAGTCCATTTTTATTTTTTTTAAGAAGAACATTATATTTCTTCTCTGATTTTGAATACTCAGAGTCAATTACTTTACCCTGAATAAAAGTTAAATCAACTGATCTAGGAGCAGATCTAAGAGATTTTTCAAATAATGTACTCATTATCTTTTTCTCTCTATCTATCTCTAGCTTAAAGTCTTCCATATCCTTATTGAGTTTAATCTTAGGATCTGTAGGAACTTGAGCTTCCATGTCTTTCACTTTTTGTGATTGACGTTTGAACTTGTTATAATCTATTGATTTAATAATTTTTTGAACCATAAAGGTTACAATAGCCCCATTTATAGGAGCTTTTTTCATTTGAACAATGTAAGAGCCATCTTCTAGTTGAGTACCTTTTAGAGCTGACTTCATTCTTCTGTCTCGCTTCTTTTTTCTTGGTTTACTACTTACTGGCATCTTTCATTTTTTGAACCACTTCTGCAAGATTATTATCTCCCAATACATGGTAGTTAAATTTGTGTTCCACTTCAATTTGCTCTAGCTGAGCATCTAACATTTTTGTTAGTTTATTGATAGTAGCCTTTGTCTTAAACTTAGAGATATCATTTCTGACTAACTCTACTGCATTGTTGAACCCTTCAGTACCAAATGCATTAGTACCTTTGTCGTCCTTATTAAATACTAAATACTTAATAGATTGTACTGCTTTTTCGTAGAAATTCATTTAATAAATTTTTCACGATAAATAAAATAACCTTTAGGAGGATTTACATCTTCAAAAAAGTCATGAATAAGCCCATTTTTACTAGTGTTTAAATACCTAAGTTCACCTTTAATAGTTCTCATAAGAACATCAATAATGTGATCTTTATTAGTACTAGATTCAATAATATGAAAGTACCTTACAGCTCTATATCTATGAGATTTAGATCTAAGTTGTTTCAATACTTGATTTCTAATACTAGGTAACATTTCATCGTCAACATACCTATCAATGATATTATAACCATCAAAGTGTTTGTTTTTGGTTGCGAAGTATTCTGTATAGGACTTAATATTAAGTGGGTCCCAACGATACTTTTTGTAGAGAATGCATTCAAGTATAAGTTCACGCTCATACTCTGTAGCTTTACTACCTGCTTCTGCCCTAACCACTAAAGTAATTATGTCAATTTCTGAAGCTGAAACTACATAAGGTTCAACTTCTGATTTGGCAAGATTAAATAATACAGCTATTGCAAGCAGGGCTGCTAAGATAATTTTAAACATAGTTTTCAATTTAATAAAGATGCTAATTTTAATCCACAATCAATATAACTCTGTGTAGCTAATTCAGACTCTTTACCCATAATAAACATGGATTGAGTTGTCCAACTTACTTCTATACACCTTTTAATCACAGGATCATTAGTGTTATTCATATAGATCATACCAATATCTACATAATTAGGAAGAGTTAAATGATTAGCATTAAGCTTCATCTTTGAGAATTTTGTAGGACCGCTTAATCAATTGTGTATTAGAAGTCTGTAGAGTTTGTGCTACTAGATCTTCAACGTGTAATTGAAAGTTTAATCCAGGATTAAATTTACCCCTAGGGTGATGCTTATGCTTATTTTTAGGGGATTTAAAATGAGCAATGGTTTGATCTGTTAAAGGTCTTTTATGCGTTGCATTATTGACTTTAACTTTAGTGTCATCTTGTTCCTCATCTTTTGGTTTAGGATAAGGTCCATTCATACTGATTACTAGAATCATAATAATAATTTTTAATGAATTTAAAATGTATAGCATTTACTATACTTAGACTTCTTCTTGTACAAGCGTGTTTTCTTCCGTGGTCTTACCACAATTTTCTTCTTTTTACTTTTAATTGGATATTTTTTACTAGAAGCCCTGTTAGTCCCACTATTATAGTGGACAGGCACAGTGTCTCTAGTAGTACTGACTCTTGTAACTTGGATATTACCTGCTGTAACTTGAGCAGTATCTTCCAATCTGTCATTGTGGAATGTTTTTAGAATAGTATTTAGAGTGTCATTAATAATTTGGATATCTGATCTAGAATCAGTATCAGAAACATTAATTGTAATAAGGTTTTGGGATTGACATAAATAAGTTGTTATCATTAACAACATTGTAAATATCAATTTCATAAAGTTTTGTTTTAATTATTTAAATTATTTCTGTTCAGTGTATTTTGAAATAAAACCTAAGACTATACAACTTAATATTATAAATAATATTAAGTATTTAAATACTAAACTAAGAATACTTGCTAAATTCGGATACGTATTCATTACATATGTGATACCAATTATTATAAACATAGTAATTAGTATAGCACAAAAGTTTTTTAAGTTTTTGAGAAATTTATCCCATAGTAATCTTCTACTCATGAGGTGTGATTTTAATTGTGTCTCCTATTTGATAAGATCTACAAGGTAATATGATTATACCTGAAATGTATGATTCAAAATTATTTATATAACTATTTGTATATTTTTTAGAATAATGTTTACAAAGATTTCCCTTTGTTAATTGTTTTACTTCACATACTATAAAAGGTCTTTTATTATCAGATATAATAGGTGTATCTGGATAACAAGAACATAATATTAAACTAAATAATATTAAACATATATTTTTCATGAGTTAAGAGATTTAGTCATTTCTTTTTCAAGTTCTATTTGTGTTTCAAGACGTTTTCTTTGTTCTATAATTTTATCAATTTTATATCTATTTCTAGATTCAATTAAATCTATCCAAAATCCTTGACCACGATTATCACAAACAAAACCTGCAATAATTACAGCTGTAATACATACAGTTAATATACAATAAAATACTACCATAATTTCTAATTTTTAAGGTTAAAAAAGTAAACACACCCTTATTAATTAAGGCTCTTGCTGGCACTGCATGAGGTTCTATAAATAGAACGTGTGTTCTTTAAACAACATATTAATTCTTTACCCAACTTCTGGTTGGTGGATATGTCCTTATTAATAACATAGGATTTGTTGGTTGAGGACCTGTACCTGTTACAGACATTTCTGTTTTAATATTGTTAGCTTTAACAAAATGTTTATTAGAACTGTCTTTAATTTGATTTAAATCCATTATATTAACAACAGTTTCTACTGGTTCTTTAGTAATTAAGTTATTACCATCTTTATCTACAGCTATAATTTTAGTGTAGTCTATTTCATTTGTAGTGTGAATAAATTCTACTAGTACTGTTCTCATGATATTGAGTTTTAAGTGAAAAAATTACTTTAATTTATCTATACTTTTAATAAAAGATTTTTAATAAAAATAGCCAGGGTGAGATTGGTTACTCACATGCTCCCAGGTACAATCTGGGGCTTTAGGTTTAAGCTACCTGGCTACTATACTAGTTATGAGCATATCTGTTATTCACAGAATTATACTTTTCTCTTAAACTTAATAATGTATTATAAAATCTCAATATTTCTTCTGGTAATATTTTACCTTCAGTTTTTTCAAGATCTCTTAAATTATTAAGCATGTTGATAGTTTGATCTATTGATTTAGCCCAATCATACTCTATGTTTTTTAGATCTGTTCTAAACTTCATATTATCTTTAGTAATAGAAATAACATTTTGTCTAGCTTGTTCTTGAACAGAATTATCAATTGGATTTTTCATCCACTCACAAAGAGATTTAGGATTATTAGGATCACAAGTTGCACTTAATGGTTTACCAGTCTCTATATTAATTATAGCAGGTTCAGGTTCTTCAATATTAGGCACATCTTTAAATCCTCCAAATTCATCAGGTACTAATACTCTAGTAGGATCAACTAAAGGGTGTTCAGGTACAATATCAATATAACCAAAATAACTATGCTTCCAACATTTAATTTTAGTACAATTACGTTTAGTTTTTTGAGATATTTGCATAAACTTACAAAGTTGATTTATAACAGACCAACCAGTTCCCTTAAAGGTTAATCCTCTTTCTGTTTCAATAGTAAAAGTTTTAACTTTTCCTCTTATATCAACTGAATCAGGTTCCATATATGCAACTACTACTGCAGCTACAATTACAGGATCTTGTTTAAATCTTTTTGCTTGTTGGATAATTACAGTGTCAAATCTATTAATTAATTCTTCTTCAGAAATAATAGCATCTTGACCAAATAAATTAACAGTAAAAACTGTTAATAATAAAAAAAGTAAGTGTTTCATGAGAAATAATTTTAATTGTTAAATAAAAAAGTATTTGCTCATAGTGTTGTTTGTTTAATGTCCACATTGTAGTACATGTATACATGCAGATAATACTATTGCAACTAAAATAAATCTAATTGAATCAATAATAAATATTGTACATGTTTGTTCAAATGTATATTCATCATTTAAGCCATGATAAATAGCTTTAACAAAAGCTATAAAAATTACTATACAAATAATATTTTCAATCATAATTATAATATTGTGAAATTTCCTTTAAATAATTTAGTAGATTTATCTTCATACTCAAGTATAATTTTATATACATAAGTATCATAAATAATTCCATTCTTATATTCTCCAGTCCATTCAAACTCATGTGTATTAGTATTACATGTTTGATGTACTAATTGTCCACCCCAACGGTTATAAATACCTACTGAAACAATTTTCTCAGGTTTAGCAGTAAATACTTTAAATAAACTATTAGGGCTATGTCCAGAAGGATTAATAGCATTAGGTATATAAACTCCAATAGTATCACAATCACCCAAAGGTGTTTGATTAATAATTGGTTCTGATACAGATTGATCAATGGATACTGGTACTTCATGTACTTGAATTATAGTATCACCTTCATTTATATCTGTCTGTTGAACAACTTTTATAATAGTACTATCACAACCATATACTGTTTCATATACATCAACAATTTCTGCACTAGATTCTCCATATGTATATATGTATTCAATATATGATGGTGCATTTAAGAATACATAAGTTACTAAAGAATCACAACCTTCATATGATGGTAATATTTCAATATCTGTCCAAGGTTTAATATCACATTCATAAATAGTATCTATAGTACTTGGTATATCATATTCTATATAAGTAGTTTTAACCACAGTATCACAAATACAATTTAATATTACATCTAATGTAATAGGTCTTGTAACTTCACACTGATATGTAGTATCTAACCTAGTTATTCTACATATAGGTTCTGTAAAAGTTCCTTGAGTAAAATCACCAGCATCACAAATAGACCATTGTGAACCATCACAATCTCCAGTAATAGTATAATTATAAGGTACACCTTTTTGTCCTCTAATTTGAAACCATCCATCTTGGAATTTAGTTTCAACATTAGCTATTTCTCCATCTATATAAGAAATATCAGCAGTATATGTACAATCAACATCTGATTCAAAACATTGGTGTTCAAGAACTTTAAACCAACATTGAGCATGACAGCTAATTGATATCATACTCCAAATACAGAATAGTAACACTATTCTAAAAAGTAATTTTTTCATTTAATAAAATTTAAGGTTAAGAAATTATTCTATTGATTTTAATTGTTAAAACCAAATATTTTTTTTATCATTTTAATTTTATTTCTCACTTCAGAATCAGAAAATTCTCCTGCACTCTTACCTGTAACTGCATCAAAACTTGAATATCTTATTGGATTAGGTTTAGCATAAATAATAATAGGATTATTATTATTTACTTCTACTCTTATTATTTGTTCTCCTTCTTTTTTTAATTGTCTGGGAATCAATATTTCAGATAAATTATAATTATCTCTTACTTCTAGTTTAAATAACATATTTAATAAATTTAAGGTTAAAAAAAATACTGTGGACATTGAAGGTATTAAAATAAATTTGCAGAAATATTTTCTACCTTTTTCAATGTCACACAGTAAAACTTGTTAGTAAGTATAGTTTACCCCCACTCTAAAGTATCTTTGAAAACTAGATTGTACTGGTATGTGTACACCAGCAAATGCATCTATTTTAAAAAGGTTATTTACTCCATCATAAGTGAAAGGTAATCTTACTGTTAAATCTATAGATTTCTCTATCTCTTTATTATAGAATAATGATTCTACATTAACAGAGAGAGATGAACCTACAGATATAATATCTTGTAAGTGAAATTCAGCATATCTACCTAAAGATACAGGTTCAATATCACCACCAAACTGATTTATAATAGCTGGTGTGAGTGCTACAGATGCCCTCAGACCTATGGAAACTAGGTGTGTGGATGAACTTGCCACCTCAGCAGTGAGAGAGGCTGATACGCCGTCAGAATAAACTCTAGCGGTTGTATTAATAAAATAATTAGTAATAGTGTCAGTTCTAGTCTTATTTAATTCTTCAGACACACCTTTTAAGGTAGCTGGTTGAATATTTATAAATGGAACTTCATTAGCTGTACTAATTACATCATTAATAACTGTCTCTGCATCATCAAGAGTATTATCTACTGCTTTGATAACTGGTCCTATACCCCCTAAGTTTACTAGTTGGTATTCAATAATTCTTGTATTAAACCCTGCTCCTGAAGTAATTTCTGATTCAACAGTTGTCTCCTTCTGAGCTGAGATAATAGTAGTGATAAATAAAATTGGGATTAAAATAAATAAACGGTACATGGGTTATAATTTAGTTGTTAAAAATCTAATTTAAGGTTTATTGCTTAAATTAATATAAGGCATCTTACATTCTTTAATGTCTACTCTGTTATTTTTGTATTCTTCAATAACTTGTTCTTTGAGCCAATCCTCTTTTATAGTATTCATATGATCTATAAACCACTTCTCAGCTTGCTCTCTAGTTCCAAATATAATTTGAGAAAATCTTCTTTTCTCTGTATAAGTCCAATCATAACTAACAGAATAAAATCTATTTTTCATAATTTAAAATTTAATAGTTAATAAATTACACATCTGTGATAGTAGTAGTTGATTTGAAATCAGATACAGTGCCTGGTGAATCAAATAACTGTTCTTCAGTTATAGGTGTACTAATTTTGAACTCTTTATCCATTGTCTGAAATACTTCATCAGTCATTGTGAATTCAAGTACAAACTTAATTCTTTTATCTTTCTTTTTAACCTTAATTACTTTCATATTAATAATTTAGCAATTAGTGAACAAAATGTTATTAGTGCAATAATAATAGGAGCACAACCATGAAAGACAGCATTTTTATAGCCATCTTTGGTGTAATTCTCATCATTATTGTAATCTTCTATATCTACTGGTTTAAATTTTTCCATTGTTAGTATTTTTATTATACCATTGAATAAATTCTATTACTTCTTTATATAATGTTTTTAATGTAAGATTACAGTCATATTTTTTTGTAGTAGAAAATACAGCTAGGGGATTACCTTCTATGTAAGGAAGAGTATAATCTACTCTAAATTTTTGTAAATAATAACTACCTGAAACCATTTTTATTACAACAGGCATTAACCAATCCCATGAGGAGTGATATCTTAATTGATGATGATGTCTACATAATTTAAAAGGAGATCTTTTACTTTTAGGTATAAAATTTAATAACTCTTCAGGTTTTTCTTTATACCAACCACCTTCAGTGTTACTAATAGATTTAGGAATGTACATATATCCCATAAATTCAGCTATAAGTTTATTTGATTCTAGTATAGTCATAATTAATAAATAAAAGCCTCAACTCATTAAGAGTCAAGGCTTTAGGGTTATACAGTGGTCTCATCTAATTGAGGTCCTCTAAAGAAGAGGTCAATCATTTCTTTGTCTCCATCTTCAACATCAATACCACTACCTAGTTTGTTAGATAGTATTTTGATAGATGTAGATGTAAGAGGGATACGTGTTTGAAAATTATTAGGCATGATAAAAATTTAGGAGTTAATAAATTATTCTGTTTTAGCTATTGCAGAGCCAAAGAATACAGGTAGTAATATACTAGGTAGTAAAATTACAATAAATATAAATATTATAATTTTAGATCCTTTATCCATTTCTTTGTAATCTTTATCTGATGCAACAAAACCAATCATAGCTAAAATACAAAAGATGTGATATGCTATATAAAATTCCATTGATATTAATCTTTTTTATTAGAGATAATGAGTGTTCGAGTTCCTTCTAGTAGTTTGAAGTTTTCTTTGAGGAAGTTATCCTCGTATATACCTAAAGGATAGAATGAACAAGGAAGTGCAGTACCTTCAAAGTTTTCTGGAGTAAATAATCCTGTAGTAAGCACTATAAAATTAGGGTCGTCAATATTTTGTACATACTGAGGTATAGCCCAATCAATAGTTTGTTCAAGTTCATCAGGAGTATTGTCTTGTACATATTTCATGATTATTGTTTATGAATGTTATAAAAAAAAGAGAGTGTAGCTGTCAAACTACACTCTCAGTTACCTATTAACCAGTCTTCACTGATTTTTCATATAAGCCTAATGCTACATACGTATTAATAGGATTAGTGGGATGAGAGACTGAGGCTCGAACTCAGAATACAACCGTCAAAAGGTTGTGTGTTACCATTACACTATCTCTCATTGTTGTTATAAATTCTCAAAGAAATGTCCTATTTTTAATAATATGCCATAGAGTGCTGTTCCAACAACACCAACTACAGTCATTAAAGCTATTACTAATAGGATAAATCCAATTATGCTTAAGATTGCCATAATTAAATAGTTTAAAAAGTGAATTAAATAGAGATAATAACAATAGCTATACAAATACAGCATACTATGATTACTCCAATGTAACCAATTGTTTCATATTTCATGATATAAGATTTATGAGTTAATAAAAATACAATTATACTGTAGAATAACTACAGTATTACGTCTAGGTCTCATCAGATTGTGATGTTATACTCTCCCTAGATGAGTAGTTCAATACCGAGTTTAGAATCTCGTCTACTATTCTCTATCTATTGTGATAGCTACTCGTGTTTCTTAAAACCCCTCATTCCACCCCATGTTCCACTTAGCCCATTTTTTATGATTTGTTATTCTATCATAAGGATTTTTAGCTTTAGAAAAATCACCATTAGTTCTTCCATGTGCATGTTTTCCTTGATTAAATGCACTATTTCCTTTTATTCTATCTTTTGTAGTTATTTTCATAATTTTATTTAAAGGTTAAAAAAAAGAACCACTCCCTCGTACTTAAGTCGGAGGAAGCAGTTCAACATAACTAGTTTAAAAGCCGGACCAGGCAATTTTCTTAAGACAAGGTATACCACCCTGTCGGATAATTCTCTAATTTAGCTCTTATAGAGAATATTTTTATTATGCAAATAAGATTGCATAATACATTATCATTACTCCTACACTTATAGTGATAGAGCTTAATAGTTTGATTGTGTCCAAATTTAAATTTAACATGTTGTTGTGGTTTATAAGATTAAAAAAAATATAAATTTGGGGGATATTATCCTGGATGATTACTTACAATATCAGTAAGTCTGTCATATTCAGTAGTAGTTATTACTGTATAGCCTAGATTATATAAATAGTCATCAAGCTCATCTACAGTTTTAAATTCTAGTTTATTTAGTACTTCATCCATGATTTTATGGTTTTATTATGTAATATTAGTATTAACTAAGTAATTGTATATACTAAACATAGTTAACATATCTAATAAAAATGCAATAAAAAATAATATTATGTGTAGTACACCTAAAAAATTATTATAAATTACCCAATCATAATACTTATTGTTATTAAATAACAAATAAGTTAGTATAAATGTAAGCATTTGTTTTATAGTTTTATATGTAATTATTGTAGAATGGTGTGATTTGATAGTGTGAAATAAGTAGGAATAGGGGAGAAGGGGTCTAGGACCTACTTAAATCCCTCTAAAAATCACTCTAAATCCTTAATAATCAATGATTTAGACTTAATTCTGTCCTAATTACTCTCCATTACTGTCGGAGGAAGTAATTCAGAAGGACCAATACTTACGTATCAGTCCCTCTGTATTACCTAATGAAGGGGAAACCCCCACTGCTTATGCAGTGAGAGCCTCAATCATACGGTTTGCACCTGCTGTAGTCAGGTGGTAACTAGTCCAGTCACCCTTAGTACCAGTCTTGGTACGAGCAGCATAGATATTGTCAATCTCTAAGAGATTAGCAATACCAATAACAAACTTCTGTTCGTTAGAAGCATACTCATTAGCAAGAACTACTTCATTGGTAACAACTTCTTGTTCAGTAGCATTTAAGGTTGCCAAACCTGCTAGTAAATTAGCCATAATTGAAAAATTTTAAAAAGATTACAATAGCGGGGTATCCGCTATCCAAATTTAATTAGGGGGGTGGGTTACTGGTAGCCCCTACACATGCTATCCTCAACAAATTTTCACCATTATACCCATAGGGGGGGTCTTTATATATACAAATAAAGAAGGGGGCTACCCTGATTTCTCAAGATAACCCCCATGTATATAAGTAACCTTCTACTAATTATTCTTATTTAATTCTAGTTCCAACCTTCGTAACAGTTATATTTAAATATTTTCTAAGGCTTTTAGGTACATAAATCTGTTTTTTAGACCATCTACCTGATAATTCAATTATTTCTTTCATAATTATTAATTTTAGTTGCTAAGAAAGACCCCTGCTGAGTAGCCTAGTCTATCCCCAAAGAACATAAATGTTCCTTTGGAATGTCTTCCAAAGATATTTAAAGGTACAACCTTTCTGGATACTAAGCCCTATTTATTCACATTAAAGTAAATAAATAGTACCTTAATCTCCAGAATTGTTTTATATTTGTAACTATGAATATGAATACACAGTATAAGGAAGTAGATGAAGTCACCTTTTGGAAGTTGTATCTTAAGATATTAAACATCCAGATAAACACTCTTTCTGATTCTGATATTGAATTACTGTCTCATGTACTGGCTGGTGATCCCTATAAATCTCAAGTTAGACGAGAGTTCAGACTCAAGATCAGAAAAAAGTTGAAGATGTCTAACTCAAGGTTCACTCATCTAAAAGATTCACTTATCTCAAAAGGATTCCTCAAGGGAGAAGGCTCAGACTTAATGCCACACCCTAATATGAATGCTCTACAGATTAAAGTGAAAAAAATGTTAAAAGAAAAAGGAGAGTTTGATATAAGTTTAGATTTTCCAATTAAAATACTAAGTAATGACAACAATGAATAGTTCTATACTAGATGAGATCCTTTTTGAGGAGAGATATTATAGAGATGAACAAAGAGCCATTCCAAAAAGACTCTATATTAATCCAACATCATATGCTGAGTTGATAGAAGCATTAGGTATTGATCCTTTTAATGGGTTAGAACATTATCACAATATGGAAATTGTTGTGACAGAAGATGTAGAGGAAATAGAAATTGAATGATCCCAAAAGACAAAGAAGATTTAATATACCTTACTAACAAGGAACTTTTAGATATACCCAAGGAAAAGATTGAATTTGTAATAAATCATTTCTGGGATACTTTAAGATATTATATAACTCACCCTTTAGAAGCTGGAAGGGGTATAAAAGTAGATACGTTCTTACGTTTTTACATACCAGCAAAAAGAGCTAGGAAGTTTAAAGATAAAGCCCTAGCTAGAAAAAATCAACCAGAACTCTATGAAGAGTTCTATAACCAACTATTAAATAATATCAATGGCCAAGAGCAAGAAAAGCAAGAAGATTGATCTTAAAGATATAATTGCTGAAAGTAACGCAACACCAGTAGTAGATACTGTAGATTCAAATCCTAACACAGTGGAAGCTGAAATTCCATTAAATACTGAATCATTTGATTTCTCAGAAGAGTTTAATCAACAACTACTAGATTATAATGCTAATATTACTAACCTAGATCCAGATTTTACATCTATAGTATCTAGGAGTAAATTTCTAGTAAGAGTTTTAGCTCGTCCTCTTGAAAAAGATGAGAATGGAGTTATACTTCCAAATATGGAAATAGTGGGAGTCCCCACTAAGAATGGAGTTGACTATGTAGGACATATGGAGAACCCATTTCCATATTCTCAATTAGCAATTGTAGTATCAGTACCTAAACACTTTGATGATATTAAAGTAGGAGACGTAGTCTTTTTAGGTAAAAATCCTACTATTGGTAGAGCTACAGGAAGAGCTGATAATGCAATGATTCAAATTCCACAAGCATTTTTACACCCATTAAAAACTAAAGCTAAGTATCCACCAGTTGATCCTTCTGATCCAATGTATGGTTATTTGTCAGTCTTTACAAATGATATAGAATATGTTTTCCCTGAAGGTCTTCCTGAACAGAGCTAAGATCTTTATAAGTAATATAACACTTGATAATGTCCGCCATTTTGTGGTTGGGCATTATCGTGTTTTTATAAAGAACCAATACTCTAAACATTTTAATGATACTAAAATAGATGATGTTATGTTCAAAGTAGCACAATGTCCAGATTGTTATATGATAGGTGAGTGTCAACATTGCTTTTGTTCAGCAGAAGAAATGTTTCACTCAGATAAACCTTGTCCAAAAGGTAAATTTTAATGGAAATTATAAAAGTAAATATAGGTAAAGTTGAGGAGGAAAAACAATTTACTATTACTAGGAGTTTTGATAAAGCTATTACTGCTGTATCTTGTGGTTGTGGTTGCTCCATACCTGACTTTAAAAAACTAGACAAAAGTATTACTGTTAGGTATACTCCTAAACAAGTTACCTCTCAACTTAAGAGGTCAGGTAAACACTCATTTGAAACAGCTAAATCTTGTACTGTTACATTTGATGATAAGACTAAACTAAGTTTTCAATGGACTGCCACTGTTTTTACCAAAAGAGACAGGTATGGAAAATTATTACCAGAATATGAGTGATGCACTAGTATATATCCCAGATAATTTTGATCCCACGGAAGATTTTGATAAGCTCAACCCACAAGTAAAATATATTTCTCCCTTCTCTGAGCTATATGAATCAGAATTAGACTATTCTAACTCTATGTGGTCTATAGTATTCTTAATGGAAGCTGATGCAGCTCAAAATAAACTGTATAGATTACCACTCCCAGAAAGAATAGAGGCTATACAAAGATTTTACCCCAATTTTAACCCTGAATTAGAACTACTTAAAACTTGTATAGAAGCTTACCCTTATAAATGCATTCCTGCACTAAGAAAATCCCTAATTGAAACTAAAGAGTTCCTAATTTCTAGGTCTCAATATCTTAAATCTGTAGAGTACAGACTAGAAACAATGAAAGATATAGATATGGCAATGTCTAAATCAGGAAAGCTATGGGAAGACTTTGAAAAGATACAAGAAAAGTATGAATCCGCTAAAAAAGATTCTTCTGAAGTTTATGGTGGAAGAACAGAATCTTTTGCAGAGAAAAAGAAATTATAATGTCAACAGTATATAAATTTATTGACCCAATTACAAGTGAGATGGTGCAACATGACAAAGAAATTATGAAAATGTTAGCTAATTCACATAAAATATTATTAGGAAACAAAGAATATACAAGACTTATGAACGCATTAAATGAAGAAGAGTAAAATAAATAAAATTAATATGGATGATTTACTCCATAAAATGTCTGAGTGTAATAAAGATTGGGAAGAATTGTCTGAAATAGAACAAAAACTTATAGGAGTAAAAGATTACTTCTTTTTTGGAGGATTAGAATATATGAAAGATAAAATAAATGAAAAAGAATAAGATAAAAAAATTAGCACCTCCCCCAACCCCTGAACGTCAGGATATTTATAAATCTCCATTAGATTATGCTAAAGAGCTTTATAATCAAATGAAAAAAGATAGTCATGCTTAATGAAGAAGGATGGGTAGTAATAGAAGATAGATCTAGATGGGTTATAGATTTTGAGAAAATTAATCCTGCAGATGAATCTAGGTATATATCATATTGGTCAGAGCAAAAAAGAAGAACTATAGAAGGGTTGTGGAATACTGATTGGGGTGGATATAGATATATGCCTCCTACCCTCTATTTCTATGGAAATTTTTCTATTATTATAGATACAGATCATAAGACAAAACAAAGAAAGAAAATTAAACCTTTAGTCAGAGACCTTGAATGGGAAATGGCTTATGGTATGCTAGTAGCAAAAGGATTTTCTGGTTTTGCAGATGATGAAAATTATACGTGCAATTTAACTGCACTAAAATATAAAGCTGAAGGTATTCCATCAGATGATATAGATACCTCAGTAATTAAACTGGATGGAACACTCAAAGAATATAAAAATCCTTTGACTTACCTCAAATCAGTTCATCCAGAACCTCTAGGATTACCACTCTACCTCAATGAGACTAAAAATTTTATAGTTCTAGGATCAAGGGGTGGTGGTAAATCTTATTACTTCTCAGTAGGAGAAGCTCTTCATGCCTTAGTTACAGACTCAGCTAAATATTATACAAGAGAATCTATAGAGTTCCCTGCTAAAGTAGAGATCTGTTTAGGTTCAGGTGATACAGATAAATCTGGTGAATTTATGTCTAAGATTGTATCTTGTATGAATGAATTTGCAGCCAATGAAGATACTGGAGTTTGGGGTAAATTTGGTGAAGATGATTATATGCCCAACGTTCTGTATAAAGATATGCAAGGACAGTCTAAGGCTGGTAACAAAGAGAAACCTTGGGAACATCGTTATAAGAAGAAAGTAAAAGGTAGATGGGTAGATGGATTTGGTTCTGGTTCTAAAGTATATCATGTATCTTATTCATCTAATAAGAAATCAGGTGCTGAAGCAGGAGCAGGGGGTAGATATGTACTCTCACTAATAGAAGAGATTGGTCTTACTGGTTCAGCTATTGAAGCATATAACTCTAACGTAGCAACAGTTACTACTGATGGTCTACAATTTGGTGTTCAAGCCTTTCTAGGTACTTCTGGTAATATAGATCTTATACAACCAGCAAAAGAGATGTTTACTAACCCAGATGACTATAATATGGTAACATATGAAGATCAGTGGGAACATACTGGTAAAATAGGGTTCTTTTTACCTGCTTATATTACATTTACAGATAAGTTTAGAGATAGACATGGTAATATTAAGTTAGAAGAAGCTAAGCACCATTTCAACGTAAGACGTGAAAAAGCAGCTAAAGCATCTAATCCTAAGACTCTGAGAGTAGAGAAAATGAATTATCCTATGGTTCCCTCAGATATGTGGGTATCAGACAGAGGATATTATTTACCCTATGAAGAAGCAGCAGAAAGAGAGAAACAGCTTATGTCAGGGAAAAAGTACTTAAAAAAAGCTACTATGGTAGATTTAGCTTGGACTTCTGAAAAAGACAGAGAAGTTAAATATACTATTATTAATGATAAGGAATTTTTTACAGATTTTCCAATTAGAAGAGATTTAGAGTCACTAGCTGGCTCAATGGTAATTTATGATTTCCCAATTAATATAGCAGGAGTACTTCCTAATGATGCATATACTTTCACACATGATCCATATGTATCAGATAATATAGATGAAGGTGAATCACTAGGAGTTACACACGTTTGGCTTAAACCTAGATATTGGGATAAGTACTTAATTAACTCTCCGCTAGTGGCTACATATATAGGTAAGCCTGATGGTGGTAAGAAAGAATACTATAATAATTTAGAGAAACTTATGGCTCTATATGGTTCTCCTACTAGGGGATTATGGTATGAAGCTAACCGTGGTGAATACTGTAGAGGTTATTTTGCCAAGAGAGGTAAATTAGATCAACTATGTTTAAGACCTAAATATGAAAAAGGACAACAAATATATGATCAAAAGATAACTCAATACGGAGTTGTAGTAGGTAGTAAAGATGCTAAGATTACTATGTTAGATGATACACATGATTGGTTATTGGAAGAAGTAAATACTATATCAGGCAAGCAAAAGATTATATCTACTTTACCATGCCTATTTACTATTAAGCAGATTATGTCATTTAATATGGATGACAACTTTGATGCTATTTCATCTATCATTATCAATCCATTATCTATTAGAGAAGAGTCTCATACTCTAGAACGTATACTTAAACAAAAAGCTAAGAAGAATAGATTAAAATTTTTATCTGAAAATAACAAAGTTTTCAAAGAAAAAACAGCAGCTCAAAAAGCTGATATTTATAATAAAACATCCACACAAGAGTGGAAAGATAATAATATACAATGAGTAAGATAACTAATAATCTAGAACAAGTAATAGAAGGAATGAAGCTTGCATCAGAAACAATTACTTCTACTATGGGCCCAAAAGGAAAGCTTGTAGCAATATATGAAGATAATAAAATTAAGTTTACTAAAGATGGTGTAACAGTAGCTAAATCTATTGAACTACCTGATCCACTACAAAATATAGGTGCTAAAATACTTATATCAGCAGCTAATCAAACTGTAGCTCAATGTGGAGATGGTACAACAGCTACGTCATTACTGACAACTAAGTTTATAGAACACTTTTATAAAACTCTAGTTGAATCCACAGACACTAATAAAAAACTTAAAGAGTTAGATGAAGAAGTAGAACAAATAGTGTCTAAACTTGAATCTGCATCCCAAACTCTCACCACCCCTGAGGAAATTAAAGACATCACCACTATCTCATCTAATTCAGAAAAGATAGGTGATATATTTTATGAGATATATTCAGAAGTAGGTTTGGACTCACTTATATATCTTGAAAGACCTTCTGGAGCACTTAACACACATTATGAAGTTAGTAAAGGAGCAGAATTTAATTCTGGCTTTGTTCACTCTGCTTTTATTAATGATAAAGTTAATTCTTCAGTAGTTTTTGAAGACGTGTATTTACATATAACAGCAGATCCTGTTACACAGGTTACTAAAGAGATTTCTGATCTTCTTGGAGCAGCTATGAATCATAATAAAGCTATTGTTATTGTAGCACCTAGATTTTCTGATACTTTCATCCGTACTGCTGTAATGAATAAAACTCAGCAAAACTTACAAGTATGTTTAGTTAAAACACCTGGATATGGAGAAGGTATTTCCAAGAATCAGAATGATCTTAAAGCTTATTTATCAGAAGCTAACACTATTGACAAAGTAGTTATTACTACTCATACTATGACTCTATTTAATGAGGATACTCCCCACCTTACTAAACATATTGAACATCTTAAGAATTTAGCTAATACAGCTATTGAACCTTATGCTAAGAAAGATTATCTTCGTAGAGCACATGAATTAGGTAGGACAGCAGCTACTATATTTGCTGGTGGTGTTACACCTGAAGCAGCCTTTGAAGAATATGATAGATTAGAAGATGCAGTTGGGGCTGCAAGAACAGCAGTTAATTCTGGCTTTTTACCTGGTGGTGGATTAGCTTTATTACAAGCTGGTATTTCAACTCCACTTGACCATATTACAAATGCTCCATATATAAAAATACTACGTAATGCTAATGAAAAAGTTAGATATTCTCCAAGTCTTAATCATGGTATTAATTTTAAAACTGGAGAATTTACTGATTATGTAGCCAATGGAATCATTGATCCTACTGATGTAGTAATTAATTCTTTTAAAAATGCATATGAGTCATTTAGACTTATATTTAACACATCCTATATAGTGGATAACAATTAATAATTAAATGAAAAGAAATCACTCTAAACAGGCTATTAGGTCTTTTCACGGTGATAAACCAGGTTATAGTAATACTAGTACTAATGATGAGAGGCCCTTATCACTTAGAGTTTCTGAGAAGTATAAGTATAAAAATGACAAACAATGGTTTAAAGACATGGCTAATTACTTAGCTCCTTATGTTGATACCTATGTCAATAACTATAAAGAAATGAAGACTTGTTATGAAGTACTTAACAATGATCTTACTGGTTTTCGTGATAGGTTAGATAGCTTCCTAAATCCTCTTGGTGAGGATGTAGGTCAGATTAAAGAATCAGTATTACCCTATGCTAAGTTACATAACTATGTTAATGTATTAAAAGGGGAACTTCTTAAAAGAGGTGATAACCATAAAATTATACTTTTATGTGCAGACGCTATTAAGAATAAAAATGATAAGTTGCTTCAAGCTATTAAATCTTCTGTAGAAGAAAAAGTACAAATAGCTATACAATCATTAGAAGCACAAATGCAAGGTAAATCTGAAGAAGAAATACAAAAAATAGTAGAAGACCTTAGAACTCAAGAAGAACCTGAAGATATAGCTGTTAAAGATTTTAAATCTGATTCAGAGATATTCTTTTCTAAAGCACTCCACTATTGTAAATATACTCAAGATATTAAAACTAAAAAGATGGACACTTTTAATGATGTTATAGCATCAGATAGAATGTTCATTTATTCTGGTTTTAAACATGGTAAGCCTTACTTAGAAGTACTTAATCCATTGTATGTATCTTACCATAAAGCTTCTAATGAAAGAAAGACTAATAAGGCAGATTACTTCTCTTATAGAAAGCCTATTACTAGAGCTGATGCTTATCAGAATTATGGGCATATGCTTACTAATGAGGAATTAGAATCTCTTGGTTTTAATCAAGCTGGAGGTAATCTTAAAGTAGATGAGAGGCACTCTTTAGATCCTAGATATAATGATTTAGTATTTGATCATACTGACGAACAACTATTTAGAGATTTAGTAGCAGATGAAGATGATGAGTACAACTCACATCACATAGGTTTGAATCAAGCTAATGGTACTCATTCCAGATATGATAATGAAGATTTTATATGGGAAACACATACAGAATTTAAAGCATTTAAGAAAGTTATCTTTTTAACATACTTTGATGAGTATAATAAGGAGATTACTTTAGCCGTATCTGAAAAGTTTAAAATACCTAAAAGTGCTAAGAAAGAAAAATTTATGAATAAGTTTTTCTCTGAATCTGAAAAGTATGTATGGTATGATGAAATAATGCAATCAGAAATGACTGCTGAAATTATGTGGATACCTAGAAAGTATGAAGTTATTAGATTAGGTTCAGATGTTTATCCTATTTGTAGAGAAGTTCCTTTTCAAGAGGTAGATGTAGAATCACCATATTCTAATTTTAATTTATCTATATTTGGAGCTGTGTTTACAGCACGTAACGCAGAATCAGTTTCCTTAGTACAAAGGGCACTGCCTTCTTACTTTCAATACATATATGTTAAGCATATACAGAATAGAGAGTTGGCTAAATATCAAGGTGCTATTCAATCAATTGACGTAGACCAGATACCAGATGAATTAGGTGAAGATGCAGAAGGTAATTCTATTCGTGATAAAGTAGCTACATACCTCTTATACCTTAAACGCTCTAATAAAGATTTCTATTCAGGATCTCAATCTTCTTTAGGTAATCTTCCACCAGCTACTCGTTCTCCAGGTTCTTCTGGATTTATGTTGGGTACTGCTGTAGAACTTATGAACCTACAACAGATGTTAGAATTATTATCAGTAGAGATAGGAATGGCTATGGGTATATCTCCTCAAAGATTATCTGAGTTCTCATCTAATTCTAATGTATCTGATAATAGACAAGCTATTACTCAATCCTCTCATATTACAGAACCTTATTTTTATTTACATGATCAAATATGGTCTGAAGCATTATCTGATTATTTAGATAATTTTTCAACATGGGCTAGATTAGTATTTGAGAGAAATCCTGATTTACAAGAGCATGAATTACATTATGTTCTTCCAAATGGTTCTACTGAATTATTAAAGATAACAAGATCTGACACTAATCATAAACGTATTGGACTTTATACTACTTCTTCTGGTCAAGATCAAGTTTACCTTAACTCTATGATGGAGTTATCTCAAGCTTTCTCTCAAAATCCAGATTCAGTAGCTGTTACTTCATCACTTATTAAGGCTATCTCACAAGGAGCTTCTCCAGAAGAAACTCATAAGTTAATTACTATAGAGGCTAATAAACAATCTCAAAGATTGCATGAACAACAATTAGAACAACAAAAGCAGCAACAAGCACTACAAGAAAGACAAGAAAACATTATGCATGCTCACAGAGAAGATATTCAGAAGCATGAGCTTGAAAAAATTGATAGAAAAGGAATGTGGGATGTCAAAATCCGAGAAATTGATGCAGTTGGAAATGCTCAGGAAAATGATATTAACTCAAATAATATCCCAGATGCTTTGGAAATTGAAAAATTCAAACATCAAATCACTTTAGACTCAGCTAAGATAGATCTTGAAAACCGTAAGTTAGATGATAAGCAATTAGATAGAGATCAAAAAGATAAACATGAAGCTTCTAAAAGAGCTTTAGAGGAGAAAAAACTTAAGAAACAGAGTACACCTCCTAAAAAATAATTTTAAATAATTCTATGTTATGGAGGGGTCATAAAGCACTCCTCCATATTATTGAAGAAACAACGTATATAAATGCTTAACTTTGTATACTTAACACATATAATATGCCTGATGAAAGAAAAACATCTTTAGAGAACATTATCCCAATACTGGATGATAATGATTTTATCCTCGAACCTAGAGATGAAGATATCCTAGAAGAGGATCTAAAGCCTAAGAAAAAGGCTAAAGCTAAACAATCCCGTAAGAAGGAAAAAGAGGAAGAAGAAGAGGAAGATGATTTCATACTAGATGAAGATGATCTAGATGATACTTATGATGAAGATGAGGATGATATCCCAGACGCATTTAAGAGAGAAGAAGATGAATTTATTGACAGTCCTAGAAAAGATGTAGTAGATGAAGCTGAGCTTTTGAAACCAACTGTAAAAGCACTGTTAGATAAAGGAATTTTATTCAGTGATGATATTAAATCATGGGATGAGTTAGATGAACATTTAACTAAACTCCCTGAATATGTCATGGATTCAGTAATATCCAAAGCACCTACTATTTCACAAAAGTTATTAAACTTTGCCTTTTCAGCAGGAGCAAATCTGACTGAGAGAGAATTAGTAGACTTCTTTGCTGAGTATTCTCAAGAAATTAAATATGAGCCAATTGAGCTTAAAACAGTTGACCAAGCTCGTAGCTTTCTTACAGAACAGTATGTAAAACAAGGTATCAATAAAGTTGCTATTGATCCTATGTTGGATGCTTTAGAAGATGAATTAGATGATGCACAAGCTCTTATGCAAGAGGCTAGATCTATTCAAGCTAAAATTGAAGCACAACCTAAAAAGACTGATAAGATGCTTTCTCAAAAAAAGCAACAATCTTATCAAGAGAAGGCAGCACAAAAGAAATTTTTAAAAGACGTTAGTACAGAATTAGAAGCTACTGGATGGAAGCCTATGAGGATGGACAAAATTAATAGAGCACTATCAGATGGTAGTGTGAGAGAAGTTCTCTCATTAGCTGGTCAATCTCCTAAAGGACTTATCCAATTAGCCAACTTTACCACTTACTTTGACAAAGAAACTGGTGAATTTGATTTTGAAGCATTTATTAAACAAGCTTCTTCTAAAGATGTAAAACGTATTAAAAAGACTATAGCAGAAGAGGTATTCTCCTCAGTTAGTAAATCTACTAAATCTAAGTCTAGAAATAGACATAGGGGTGGAAGGTCTTCTCAATTAGTCCCTATAGATTAATTTTTAACGTAATATAAATTATATAATTTTTAGAATATGGCTAGAAAAACAGCTTTACAATCAGTAGAACGCCAAGGCTGGGAAACATATACTTATTTTGACAGTATGACTCATGCTGAAATGTTTCGTAAGTATAAACCCCACTCTTTTGGTGTTAAGACAGCTCAGTTGTTTTCTTCTCAATTAGGTTCACACCTGATTAATAAGAAGTTTACATATATGACTGTGGCAAAAAAGAACTACTACCTATTACCATCAGGTATTGATGATTATGAGTGGTATCTTGTTGCCGAGGCTAATATAAGCTACAATGCAACTGAATTGCTTGTTGATCCTCAAGGGGCTGCAGGTAGAGGTGGATTGCCTTTCAGAATTGCTCTTGATAAAGAATGGTTACATGAACCAGCTATTATCAAAACTGAATCCGCTAATCTTCCAATGATGAAGGTAATTGGACATCCTATCCAAAGATCAGCTAACTCTTTTGAGTATCAAGTTGAACTTCAGACTGGAGATCTTAATGCTTGGATTCCTGTTGACTATTTGATGCCTGGACGTAAGTTCATTGATGCATCAACCTCAGTCTCTACAGAACTTAACACCAAGTATGCTGGTGATCAGTATGGTGACATGTTTAAACTTCAGTCTTGGACTGGTGTATTTGCTCGTAAGGCAGAATTTACAGATAAGTTTATTCGTATGGAATTAGGTTGTAGAAAGTCAGGAAGACGTATGCCTAAGTCTGCAGGTTATTCTGTAGGTGGAAAGATGTACAATGATGGTGCAGTATCACAAGGTTATGTATACCAACAAAAATTTGCTGGTAAAGGATCTGGTGTTGCTACTAATAATGAAAAAAATATGTATGAGGCAGGAGTCTTTATTTCTAAGCTAGAAGCTAGATTGGAAGAAAGAGTAATGCGTGATAGAGAAATGAACTTTGAATTTGGACAACTTCAAAAGACTAAGGATCATGACTCTCAGAGATACATTAAAGTTGCTCCAGGTTGGAGACAATTAGTTAGAGATGGACATTACAAAGAACATAATGGTACTTTATCTCTATCAGAACTCTATGAGTTCATTGCTGAAATCTTTTTAACTAGACGTTCTTTCTCAGATAGGCACATTGTTATTGCAACAGGTGAAGCTGGTATTGAGTGGTTAAATAGAATGATTTCTCAAGAAATTGGTAACTTGACTCTTGTAGATTCTACATTTGTTAAGCAAACTAATTCTCCTTACCATGATAATGCATATGAATTTGGTGCTCAATTTACTAAGATCAAACTTCCTATGGGTTACATCCTAGAGATGGTATATGATCCTATTAAGGATGATAGAACATTGTTCCTAGAGCTTGCTCCAGGTACAAATCGTACTCTAGAGTCTTACACAATGGATATTTTTGACTTTGGTGCAACAAATCAAAAAGCCTTTGATGCTAAGCGTTCAGAAAACATTACTTGTGTAATGGAAGAAGGTAAAGAAGAATACTATCATGTTTCTAACGTTTATGATTTCCAAACAGGATCTATTAAGAATGGAGGTAATGCAAGATCTAATTCTAAGGAGTTAGGTGTTTACCGTGAAATCTCTGGTGGACTTTGTATCTGGGATATTGGACGTGTAGGTAGAGTTGCATTTAACCCTTATAGAGTTACTGCATCTTACTAAAATAAATCACATCCCTAAAGGTAGTACCTTTAGACTGACTAAGGGAGAGTTATTCTCCCTTAGTTTCTTTAATTAATTATGAAAAAATTAATAGCATGAAAAGCAAAAGTTTAACTACTTTGTTTGTAAACCCTTTAGCTAGAGTTTCAGTACAAGGTAGACACAATCAAACTTATACAATGAGAGCAGACAACGGTGAGTTGATAGCTACTCAATCTATGAAAAAGAATAAGGAATTTGATTGTACAGATAGATTCTCATTTCCATACAACCCGGATACTAATAGATTAATGACTGGTTTGGATGAAGTTATTCCTAATCCCTTAGTGGGTAAAAATCCTGTAGACACTATAGCTAAATATAATTTATCTAAAGAGTGGCAAGCAGTATTGGAAGATGTACTTAAAGGAGAAGAGATTTCTAAACAAACATACTTTGAAATAATTTCAGGAGTTGCTCCTGGATTTTATACATCAGAAGTAAATGGTACTATATTTCAATCTAGACCAAATGATAAACATACAGAACCTAATTACTTACAAAAGTTTGAATTAATTCTGTATGACCGTCCAAATAGATTTGTAGACGATGGTACTAAAAAGACATCAAGAGAGCGTCTTTGTATGGAACTTATTAAAGTTCATCCAAAAATAGCTAATTCAAAAAATCAAGCTAACTCAGCTTATCACAACTGGTTTATATCAGAAGAGAATCAAGCAGAGAGAGAATTTAATGAAAAAGCTGATTTAGTCAACAAAGGTACATACTTATTATATAAGTTATTACATGAGGCTGATGCTTATAGAAAATATCAAGTAGGTATTTTAATGAAGTCAACTGATGGTATCCCTATTATAAAGGGTAAAGTATCAGGTGAAAAAGTTAAAGAAGCTTTAAATATTTATGTAACTGATCAGAAAGATAGAAATCAGATTACTTACGTAAATAGATTTATAAAGACTATGGGCTTATTAGATACAAGAGAAGGTGCAGTAACATTCCAAATAGAATATTTAATTCAACAAGCTGTTAACTCAAATGTAGTTAAGTTAGTTGATGGTTATTATATCTGGCATTCAAAAGCTGATACTCCTAATGTATATAAATTCACTGATAAAGCAAAATTTGTAAATCTACTAGAAAAAGAATACGAGTCTTATAATCCTGATGACAAGGAAGTAACTAACTGGTATGGAGATTTAGTAGAAGAACTGAAAAATAAAAATATTTGGATTGATGAATAAATCTTGTAATTTGTTAAGAGCCCATGCTATTTTCAAAAGAAAATATAATAAGCTTGATACTAATAATAAACGAGATTTACCACCTGCACTCATAGATGATATTTTGTATGAAGCAGCTCGGAAGTGGTATGAAGAAGTTTACTCTGGTAATTCAACTAGACCTAGAATTAGGAATGGATTTGAAATGACCCAACAGAAGACGGATATGTTATCCTACTACCTAGTTAGCCTCCCACTCAATACTCCTCCCTCTGATTGTGGAAAATTCTTATTAGAATTACCAAATAATTATAGACATCATATCAGAACCTTTTTTAAAGAGTTGGACTGTGATGACTGTCTTCCAGTTAATGTTGATATAACAGATCATAATGATTTAACTCTGTCACTCAGAGATGACCTACAAAGACCTTCAAAACGTTGGGGGAGAGCTTTAGGTACTTTCAAAGAGTGTGCTTTAGAATTACATACTGACATTAACTCAAATCCTACTGGAATAACAGTAGAATATTTACGTTGCATAGAAAGACCCTTTTTGGGTAAATATGATACATTAGAGTACTTGGCAGGAGATACAACAGCTCCTAATAAAAACAGTACTCCAAATTTAACTCTTGACGTTCCGGAAAAGTACTGTGAGTGGATTGTAGATTATGCTGTACAATTAGTTTCAGAAACTCTATATGATCAATACATGTACCAGACTAAGGACGCAAGTATTACAAAAACGCTATCTTAAATTAAAAAATTATGGCTAGAATTGGTGGATCTTTTAAAAGAGAGAATCAATTAGATATGGAACAGTTTATTGTTGCAGGTTGTGACACTTCAGGTGTTGATCAGCCGTTGGCAACTGGTAAACTAGTTAATAACACAAGTGCTCTTGGAGTTGCTAATGGACAAATTGGTGTTCTTGCATGGGACTTTTTTAGTGATACTACACCTTTAGGTGAGTTTATTCCTGCTGGAACTACTGCTGCAGATGTACGTGCAATTAAAATTATACAAGGTACTCCTGCTTCAGCTAACATTAATACTGTTGATCCCTTTGAAGCTGGTCACAGAGGTTATATTGAAACTGGTGTTATTTATTGTGGTAATGTACGTTCAGTAACTGTACGTAAACCAAGACCAGGAAGATTTGGTAACGGATCTTTTGTAGACTTTGCAGACTGTTTACCAGTATGTGATGTTGAATACTGTTTAAATGTAAGAATTTCTAATGTTATTACATCTAGAGATTTTGGTAGTAATGATGATGTAATTAATGTTTCTTTTGAAGCACCTGCATCTATGGCATCAGTAACAGATCCATTGGATTTTATCCTTCAATCTGTTATGTTTAAATTAAATCTTAGATCTAAACTTGTATCTCAGTGTACTGGTGGATTTGGTAATAGAGACGTTTTAGGTCTTGCTATCAATACTGCAGGTGGAGCTGGTGTACCAATTGGTGCTCTTACATGTGGTGATGTAATTCCTGTTATGCAGGATACATGTGCTTACTGTAAAGATTGTGGTAATCCTGAATCTCCAGTTGAAACTGGTGTGACAGTTACTATTGAAATGTTGAGATCTTTGGCTTGTACTATTGTAGACCAAGAAGCAAATCCTAATATTGTTAAACCTATTACTTCTACTTCTACAATTGAAATAATTGATTTGGCTACTGCTGGTACAGCACCTAATGTTGATGCTATTATAGTATTAGGTCTTGAAAGAGATCCTGCTGCTGTACTTGAGTGTAATCCATCTGATGGAATTCCTCAATACCAAACTAGAGTAGATGTAGACCTTTGTGGTGCATTTAGAACTTCTCCATTGTTTAAATCTTGTAAGTGTCTTCCAGAAGAGGCTATCAATGATGGACGTGCTTGGACTAAAGAATTTAACAGACGTGAAAGACATAATGTTCACTCATTACAGTCTCTGCCTTCTGCTTGGTTCCAGTATGGACAAACTTTTGTAGATCCTAGTAAGTCTTACACTTCTTATATTGTAGATTACTTTGATCATGAAGAGACTCTAACTGTTCAAGAACAATCACCTAAACAAGCAGTAATGCTGTTCTGTGCTGGTTGGGATTGTACTGCTGAAACTACTGACACTATTGCTGGTAGAATCAGAACATTTAGAGCTGGACCAGATGCAACTAGACCAGACAAGTTAATGGATGTAAATGTTATTACATCAGCTTGTTGTGCTAATTGTACAAATGGTGTTCCTGTACCTTCTGCTAACACTGTTCCAGATTTGGAAGCAGTATTGGGAGCTTGGCTACAATCAGCTAGATCAGCATCTAAATTCTCTGTAATTGGAGATGCTCAATCTGCTGGACCATTTATATCTTAAATAGATAATATTTAAAACATAAAATTACTCTTCTCACCTCTCAACACCCGTTGGTCATTGATGTGGGAGGAGTTTTTTAAATTTCTTGATAATGGACTGTGTAATACATAAACCCATTTTTAATAACTGTAATCACGTAAAGTATAGATTTTGGAGAGAATCCAGTTTCCATACCTTAGGTGATTTTTCTATATATGACTATATTAAGTCAATTATAGATCAATTTAGTTGTTGTACTGTAACAACTGATGTTTGTAAAATACCAAGGCACTACAAAAACTATTATGTACCTAAATCTAAATTTGTAAAACAATCTGATGTATTTTCTCCAGGCCTACATTTTGACTGGGAAAAAGCTGTTAGACATGTTCTTAGATGTGAGTGTAATGTAGCTTATGATTGTGATCCGTATAAATGTACTTGTTACAAAGGTGATGATAAACTTACTAAACTATTCTTACCTAAATTTCCAACAAAAGCTAAAAAATCAAAAAACTGGATTAATCTTAATCTAGTAATTTATAATATAATTCAAGACATTCTAGGATCTTGTGATCCAGTAGAATTTTGTACTTGTAAATAACTTATTTTATGGCAAATTCAACTAATTCAAGTTGTAACTGCGCTGCATGTTGCGCAATACCATGTTTACCTTGTGAAGTTTATTTTACTCCTGGTAAGAAGACTAGACGTACTTCTATCACTCCAGGTGCAGGTTCTCCTACTTATGGATTATTCTGCTTACTCAATCAAGCCATTGCCGAGGGGAAAATTATACTTCCTACACCACCTACTTCTACATTAGTAGATAATGAGGATGGTACTTTTACATATACTGATGAAGATGGTAATCCAGCTACATTAGATATATGTCAACTCTTAAAAGATTCTGGATGTGAATTATTTTTTCAATATGATCCTATTACAGATACTAATGTAACTCCAATCTCAGCAGGGGATACTATTAATGTGTCTACTATGGTATTTGATCCTACTACTAATACATGGTGGTATCATGATGAGTTACGTAGAGAATCTGTACTTCCTGGACAATTTGTACTTACTTCATCTGATTCTAATTGTATTAAACTTGACCTTACAGGGGACAATGTAGCAGGATGGAATTTAGAAGCTAGTCCTATTATAGATCCAGACACTACTAATATACTAGAGTGTAGAGCTGATGGACTTTATGTACCAACACCTACTGCAACAACAGATTCTGGTAATTTAACTATAACTACAGCAGTAGCTGGAAATGGTGGAACTGATGTTACTATTACTCACACTAACTCTGATGGCACTACTCAACCAGTAACATTTAATATACCTCCAGCTACAGCAGGTACAGACAATGGTGCATTTGTAGTTACTTCAAATACCGCAGCTAACGGAGATATTACCTATTCTTTGGTACACACTAATTCTGATGGTACTTCTCAAACTCAGAGTATTCAAATAACTAAAGCAGATATTTGCAATATGTTAGGAAATTTCCTTACAGTTAATGCAGGAACAACTGCTGTAGTTGCAGATGACGCTAACGGTACATCAGTGCTTGGTTGTGATGATACAATTCACTTTTGGTCTTCAGATGCTTCAGTAGATATTAATGTAGCTCAAGGGTCTTCTATTATAGATATAACATCAGAAGATGCTGAATATAGATTAACATCAACACCAGATGCTGCTAATTGTAAGACTGATTGGCAATTAACAGAAGATGGTATTAATGTTTCGGCAGCTATCCCAGTACCAGATGTAAATGAGATTACAGATGATGCAAGTACTACTGGAAATAATATTGGACTTTATACTGTACACAATATAAGAGGTGAAGCAGATACTGGGGACCTTAATATAGAAGGGAATGCTGCACAAGAAGTTCATATTAGAGAAGCAGTAGCAAATTGTGAAAGAACTACTACTGTATTTGTAGAAAATTATTCAACTCGCACTAGAGTTAATTGGGATTTTGGGAATGATGGTTCGGGTAGAGTTAATAGAACTGATAGACCATTTAGGTCTGTAGATGCAGCTTTAGGTGCAATGGACGCAGCAGGATTATTTGATGGGCAACATTCATTAACTGTAGATTCTGGTGTTTATGATGTAAACTATATCATAAGTGCAGGTGAAGTAATAACCATTGAAGCAAACGGTGAAGTTACATTTACTGGTACACGATTTTTAGCAGCAGGTGTAGGCGCAACAATAAAGATAACTGGAAGACCTAATTTAGACGGTTGTAATTTACTTACAAATACTGATGCATTAATACAAGCTGACTTAGGTTATATTGAAAACGGTTGTTTAGTAAATGCTAGTACAGGTTCAGTTATAGAATTAAATTTTAATAAATCAACTGATTCTATATTAGCTGCTAATAGAGGTACTTTATATGCTACAGGTAAATATGCTGAAAACACTGCAGCATCACCACTACAGAATTTCTCTGGTGATGCGGCGTTTTTAAGTAAACTATTTATAGATATTGACGAAATAGTTTATTTAGGTACTCTTGATAACCATGCTGCTATTAGAGCACAAGGTAGTACTGAAACTCATGTAAGAGCTTCTTTAGTTAGAGCAGACAATGGTCATGCAATTTATCATAATTATTCAGCAGCAGGTTCAGAAGAATGGACTAATAAAATGTGGTTAATTACTGGAAGATACATTGGTAACTCTGCTACATTCGGAACAATACATTTCCATACTTCAAATCAAGGTACGGGCTATGGTAGAGTCAATGTACATGCAGGGAGTATACTCGTTCAGAATGGTGCGATAACTGAAACTATAACAAGTTCAACTGCAATAACTACTAATATTAATACAGCATTTTATGAAAATGTGAGTGCTAATGCTCCGCAAAATGCAAACATAACAACATTAGTAGGAACACTTAATGTAAATGTTAATGTAGAGTAATATGAATACAATTAGAGTTGATTTAAATGATCTAGAAACTACTATAAATAGTATAATATCTCCTACTAGAATTATTCTTAATTCTGGTGGAAGTTTGAATAGTATGGTAATAACTAATACTATTGATTATTTAGAAATAATAGGTACACAACAAACTATTTTAAAAAATCCAAATACAAATAAGCCCTTATTTAGTTTTAGTAATATTTCCGACTTAAGACTCCAAAATCTTAATTTAAATGGAAATAGAGACAATCAAACTTCAGAATTACCTATTGGAATTGAAATAACTAATTGTGATAAAGTCTCTATTAGTAATGTAAAAAGTAGATTTAATTCCAGACATGGTATGAGAATTACTAATTGCAAAATAGTAAATTTAAATAGTAGTATTATTAGTGATAATGGTAAAAGTATTTCAACACAGGTTGTTGAGGGGGTAGTTATAAACAATTGTGATAGTATAACTGTCATAGGGTGCACTATGGATAGAAATGATGATACCCCTTTTATGGATGCAGACGGATTACAATTAGGGGGAGCATCAAAATACCCAGCCATCATACATTATAATAATTTTTCAGAAAATTCTAGAAGAGGTTTAAAAATACAAAGAAGTATTGCAGATGTGAGACATAACATATTTCAGGGTAATATTTCAAAACAAATGGCTATAGTAGAGACTCAAAATTTAGAGAGATTTTATGTAGCATACAATATTTTTGGATTAGATACAGATAATTCTCAAGAATGTTTTTTTGTACATACAGGATTACCTCCAGTTGCAACTATATCAAATATAGTTGTAGAATATAATATATTTAATGGAACTTGTACGCAAGAAGGTGTACATTTTGCAGGGTGTGATAATTTAAAATATTTAAACAATATTAATAATACAATATCATCTAGTCCTCTTGTATTTGAAAATTCAACAAATTTAACAACTGATACAAACGGAGTTATAATTTAAATAATAATGATATTAGAAAAATTACAAAATGCATCAGTCTACCTCTATAGTTTATATGGAGGTGTGACTGGTACATTTTATGCATTTATGCTAGATAGTTGGGAGCAAATTACATTAGCCCTTGTATTGGGTTTTGTGGGATCTCTTGGTGGTATACTAGCTAAAGTACTTATTAACTTCCTTTTTGGAGAAAAAATAAAAAAAAATTAAATAATGAGTAAATTAGTAAATGAATTAGTCTACATTCCAGATTTAGCTACTTATGGAGCTGTGGAAACTGTAGACAACAAAGGTAAAATTACTGAGGTAGCTGTCCTTACAACAACTGTTGTAGATGGACAAATAGTTGAAGAAGTTCAAATCATTCAAGTAGTATCTCTTTTGATTAGACTTGTAAGTACATTTGATAAAATTATCAAGGGACTTAAAGATTTTAAAATCAAACTTAATCTTAAGCAAGTTGATAAAAGAGAAGCAGATGCTTTAGCAGCAGAAACTAAAAAAGAAGCTAGAAAAAATCGTAGAGCTACTAGAAAAGCTACTAGAAAAACTAAAAAATAAATGAAGATTAATCAAGTATTAGGAATAAACTTAGGAAAAAATATGGATCAATTGCAGGGTAAAGATAATCCTGCAATTATCTTTAAAAATGCTAGAAGATTTTTTAATCTTGAAGACATTTATAAAGATAAAGATAGAAATTCAATTACTCCTGCATCAAGAGAAATTAAAACTTATGATGTAACTTGTGAAACCTTAGTTCCAGATCTTTCAGATGGATGGACTAGTTTTCATGATACTATCAAAAGATATAATTGTGACTACCACCAGTTTGATCATACTATCCTAGCATTACAATATATAGCACCAGATGGACCAGCTCATATGAGATTTTTTCCATCTAATAATCTTAATCCAGATGAACTAGGAGCTACAGCACGTAAGCAAACAGCTAATGCTCTACAGATGGGAGAGATACTTAAGAAGCATATTAATGCTGATGAGATAACTCTTAATGAACATTGGAGAACTGGTTATGAACCTACTTATAAAGCTTTTCAAAAGGGACTATTAATGTCTCAAACTAAAGATTTTAGAGTAAATTCTCAAGCATTACAATTTCATAATCCCAAAGAAGGTCATCCTTTGTTTAATAATTATGGACATGATTATCTCACCAAAGACGAAATTAGTCAAACTAATGCTTTCACTAATCACCCTTATGGTTTTACTAATGGTCAAGGAGGTCAACCTTCAGATCTTAAAGAAAGACCCGAAACAAGCGTACTACAACAGTTTAAAGACCTTAAAGACTTTAGAGACAAAAATAATCCTAAAGCTAAACTATATGCGTCTGAGATTGGTTGGAATTCTGAAATTGTAGGTGAAGTGGCACAAGGAGAGTATTTGATTATATCTCTATTGTTAGCTATGAATTTAGGTTATGATAAGATGCATATTTATGAATTAATTGATAGACCTGAAAATCCATTGTTTAATTCTTGTGGATTAGGTAAAATAGTTAATAATGAGTATGTACCTAAAAGAAGTTACTTTATAATCAAAGACTTTTTAGAAACTTTTGGAGAATTTTCTGTGGGCCCAGTAGTTAATATTGGTGATGAATGGTCTGTAGATCTTATTCCCCCTTCTGAGGAAGAAGAAATTATAGTAATTTCTTGGAATACAACTGAAGAAGGATTTCACTATGAATCTGAAAGTGAAATTACAAATAATATTACTGATGAAATAAACAGTGAAATAAACAACGGAATTTTGATAGAAAAAGAAATAGCCATTGTACAAACAGCTATTGGAATAGTTGTAAATCAAGATATCATGGCACATGATCCAGATGAATTAACAGATAGAGCAATTGAAGTTGCTAAAAAATTATTTAAAAAATTAGATTATGGCAAAGAATAGTATATATTTACCAGATTATTCTTGTACTCCTATTGAAGCTTCAGCTATGTCTGAAACAGTAGATTGGGGTTTAGAATTAATTCCTAATCTTAGAGAGTTGACAGATGGTACTGGCTCTACAGTTACCATAGCTGATACTGGAGTGGATTTTACACATCCAGACTTACAACATGCTAAAGGTGTGTTTAAAGATTTTACAGGTAGACGTACATCAGATGTACCTACTTTTAATCATGGTACTGCATGTGCTGGGTTAGGAGTAGCTGCTAAAAATAACAGTGGACTTGTAGGATCAATGCCGGGAATTATAGTAAATGATTCAACAGTATTACATCCTTCTGGTAACTTTGACAACATTGAAAAAGCTATTTTAGATTTTAATCAATCTGATTCGCTTATATTTAATATGTCTTTTGGGGCTAATGGCTCACATGCTGGAGTAATGAATGCTATTAATGCTGGTATTTCAAAAGGTAAAATTTTTGTAGCTGCAGCAGGCAATCAAGGCTTCCAAGGAGTTATGTTCCCAGCTAATTACTCTCCAGTAATTGCTGTAGGTGCAGTAGATAAAAATAAAAAGATTTCAAATTTCTCTTCTGTAGGTAATACAGTAGATATATTTGCTCCTGGTGAGGGGGTTAGATCAACTGATTTAAGAGGTCAATACTCACTATTTAATGGAACTTCGTTTGCAGGTCCATTTGTTTCATTTATGATTGGAGGATTATTCTCTATACAAGAAAATAAGTCACAAGCTGAATTAGAAAAGTTTCTTAAGGAAAATTCTACACCTATTAAAGATATTAGAAAAAATCCATCTAAAGTGGGTCTTATTTCAGATACTATTTCTATAGGAGCACCAGTTAATACTGATGCAATAACAAAAGAAATTATTGATTTTGTAAAATTAAAAATGAAGGAGTTAGATGAACAAATACAACTTAACCAAAAACATTTCAATCAGAGAACTAGTACCAACAGAAGTATTTAATTCCTTTGGAATGAATGCTCAATGGTTTTTAGATCCAAAATTACCTCTATTAGCTCAGGCTTACAGGGATTGGTTTGAAGCCCCCTTAATTATTAATAATAAATATAGAGGTGGATCTTTTGACTTTAGGGGTTTTAGACCCCACTATACAGAAGTAGGGGCTAGATATTCTCAACACAGATTTGGAAGAGCTTTTGATTCACATATTAAAGGATTATCTTATGCTAAAATGTACCAAGAAATTTTAGAAAACTTTGAATACTTTTCTAGATATGGTTTAACTACTTTAGAAGATATTAAAGATACTAAAGGTTGGGTACATTCAGATATGAGATATACTCCTAATAACAACTTATTAATAGTAGGCGCATGAAAGATTCTCTAGGTAAAATAATAGTAGGAGCAGTACTACTTATATTTCTTATAAATACAGGTACTCTTATTTATATAGATGCAGTACCAGAACTTGACCTCTCTGATTATGCTAAACAGAGAATGACTTTTTTAGAAGGTTTTTTAGTAGGTATACTTGGTTCTATAGTTAATTACTATTGGGGAGATTCTAAAAAAACTTCTGACACACAAGAAAAACTTACTAAGACAACTGATGATATAATTCAAACTTTTCAAATATTAGGAAACAATGAGAATAATAAACAATTGTAGTGAAGTACTTATTGCTTCAGACTTACTACAAAACTCAGGTCCATTTGTTTTAACAGTAGATATTAATGGATGTCAAACTATAACACTTCACTACCAACAATCTGATGTAAGTTGTACTACAGAAACTAATTGTGGTACAGACTATACTGTTTGTAGCATATGTGTTAAACCAGAACAGTTAAGTTGTTTAAATAATATACCTGATGGTGTATTAACTTATACTCTATCTTACACAGAACAGAATACTACATATACAGAACAACAATGTAATTTTTCTGCTTGTGAACTTAAATGTAGGTTAGTCTCTGCTGTAGCTAATAATTTAGAGTCTGATATTTTACATAAATACTGCTTATTGACAAGTCCAGGTATTTGTGAAAACTGTGAAGATTTAATCACTATTTATGAGTGTCTATTAAAAGATTTACAAGATCTTGAGAATGGTACTGATGATAAAATATATACACCTTGTGGAACATGTTAATAAAATTAGAGTGACTGATACAAAAAGTTTTATTGAAAAATCTAAATTGATTTATGGCAATGAATTTAAATATTCTAAAGTAGATTATATTAAAACTAATATTAAAGTTATAATTGAAACAAAATACGGAGATTGTCTAGTTATTCCATCTAATTTTTTAAGTGGTCACAAACCAAATATAAAATCAGCAATAAATAAAACAAAATATTATATCAATAAAGTTAAAGAAGTTCACGGTAATAAATACTTATACAATAAAGTTACATATTTAGGAGATAAAAATAAAGTAGAAATAATTTGTCCTAAACATGGAAGTTGGAAAACTTATCCTACTAATTTAACTTCTAATAAACATGGATGTAAAAAATGTGGAACTAAGTTTTGTGTATATAGTGACAAAGAGTGGGAGAAAAGAGGGAAAATTAGTAATAATTTTGACAACTTTAAACTTTATATTATATACTGTTATAATGAAAAAGAATCTTTTTATAAAATAGGTAAAACTTATTTAAAAATAAAAAAGAGATTTTCTGGAAAAACTAATATGCCGTATAATTATAAAGTAATTAATGTTGTAAATAAAACAGCTAAAGAAATTTGTCTTTTAGAAAAAAGTTTGCATGAACTTTATAAAAATTATAATTATAAACCTAATATTTATTTTCCAGGTATTACAGAATGTTTTAAATTATGAATAAATTGTTAAATCAAATAAAATGCAGTATGATTATCAATCATACAAATATGGTGGAAAATGAAAAATTTGGATTAGAATGTGCAGCAGAAAAAATATTTAAAGATACTGTTAAGCTATTAAATGAAGCATTTCTTTTAAATACAGATTGTCCAACTTCTACTACAAAAATTATAAATAGACATCTATTTTCTATTAAAGATTGTATTACTTGCCCTCCTGTTGAGGAGTGTAATCCCACTAATCCAACTATAGAAGTTTGTCAAGTTAATGTCACTATTTTTGGTGATAGCTGTGATAACCCCGATTTAGAAATTTTAATATGATAACAATTAGAAGAGAAATTAGAATAAATACTGGAACAGCACCATTTACATATAATTGGTCTACTTCTAGTCCATGTTTGTCTTTTAGTCAAATTTCTGGTACAGTATCAACTGTAGGTGGAGTTATTGAGACAGATATTACTTATACTGATGAAGATTGTTTTGGTATAGTTACTCTCACAGTGACAGATGCTAAAAATTGTACTTCAACGCAAGATTTTAGTTTAGGCACTCCTTGTACATTACAAGCAAATCCTATAACTAATACTAATAATTTAACATTTTCTACATTTGGTTTAAATGGTTCAGGGGACTATTCCTATCAATGGAATTGGGATGATACTTATTTCTCTCTTAAACCTAATACAGATGGTAATAATTCTATACTAGATTTACAATTTAATAATCCTCCATCAGATGAGTTTCCTACTACTATATTTGTAACTATTACAGATAATGTAACTGGGTGTACTATAGAATTACAACATGTTTATACATTTTGTGGAAATGAAATACCAGACAGAGAAATTCAACTTTTTTGTGTAGATGATCAAACTTGTTCTGTATTTATTCCACTATTTTTATCTACTAAATGTTTACCAGTAGATTGGCCTACATTAGAAATTTCTAATAATCCTGATGTAACAATAATTCAAGAAGAAAACAGAGTTAAATTTTGTGTAACAACTACAGAGCCACAAATTACTCTCACCTATCAGGTGGCAGATATATTTGGGAATTTAACAAATACGGCTAATATTACTCTTAATATTCCTCAGCCTTGTCCAGATAATAAAGCTCCTGTTTTTGCAGATTTTATTACTGAAGCTTGTACTCTAGATCCAATTACTATTGATCCAATAGATTTTTTAGTATCTAATTCAAAATTAAATTTTACTACTTTAGCTGTAGTTACACCAGCTAATGCTGGTACAGTTTCTATTAACGTAGGGGGTACTTTTACATATACTCCTAATAGTCCTATCTCAGCTACTACTGATGCTTTTAAATTTAGTGTGTCTGATAATGATGGATTATCTTCTGGTACAGTGTGTGTATTTATTAATTTAGATTGTCCTGTATGTCCCATAGTAAATCCAATTTCTTCTGTAGTAGATTGTGGTTCTATGAATAATCAGATTACTTTAGAAGGAGTTGTAGATCCTACTGTAGTAAATTTAAATACTGTACAAGTAATTGATGTACCTACTAATGGTTTTGTAACTACTACTAATGGGAGTTTTCTTTATACTCCAGGATTTGAAAATGATACTGATACTTCATTCACATATCAATTTACAACATTTGATGGTGAACAATGTACTGGTGTAGTAAATATTCAAGTTAATACTTGTTGTGAAAATAATAATTTAACATTTACTTGTAATCAAGTTGATGATGAATTTTGTATTACAGCTATTCCTAGTATGCCAGGTGTTACTTCATTTTCAAAAGATGGTGTTAATTTTATACAAGGAACAGAATATTGTATAGAAGTTGGTTGTACAAGAAATTTTGAAACTATTTATAGAGAAATGACAGATGCCAGTCTTAGAATTACTAATGCTGGAAGTTATTATTATTTTCAATTTGAAGGTATCACTGATCCACAAACAATACTTGATAATTTTTGTTTAAATGGAAGTGTGTTTAGAGTAATTGTAGCTACAACTGCAGGGCCACAGGTTTTTAATATGTTCAGAAATAATATTTCTAATATAGCTACTACAAATAATGGATTGTATTTTGAATATGTTGATAATCCAACAGTTGTTAGTAATGATTGTGAATCTTTAGTCTTAGAAGATGTAAATGGTACTTATGAATTATTAAATAGTTTTGCAGATACTTATGAAGTAGAGGGTCCAACTATGTCTTTTGTATGTCTTAGTTATCTAGGAGGAGTTAATCCTAATATTATATTTAAGCATGAAGTTACAGATTGCCCTTGTATAGAATATAGTGTATCTTTTAATCCTACAGTAGGATGTGGTTCATTACAAGTTATAAAATCTAGTAATCCTTGTCAAGGTTCAGTTTTACCTGAATGTATAGATTGTCTTTCAGAATTAAATGCTAGTACAGTAGAAGTAGAATTTACAGAAGTTCTTCCTCCTACTATTGAAGTATTTGATGATAATGGTACTTTAAAATATAGATATGATAGAGTAGTTATTAACAGTGTTAATTCAGCTAATTCAGTTGAACAAACTTTAATACTAGATCCTTCAACATTTCAACCTTTAGATCCTTGTAAAACAGTTAATTTTATTTTAGATTTTACTACTCCAGAAAATGAAATTGAAAATCTACCTTGTGGAACTCAATCAGGTATAACTAGTGTGAAATTTGAATTTACAAATGGTATTCCTACAACTCCTGGTATTTATGATATACAAGATTGTGGTACTGTTAATTTAACATGTCAAGTAGATGCTTATGATTTTGAATCTGATTGTGCTGATAATTTACAACTATTATATGATATTGGAAATGGCTTAGAGCCTATAGCACCTCAATATTTAATTGATTCAAATAGTTTTTTAGCTCTTAACCCTGATAATTCTAGAAATTTTAATTCTATTAGTCATTATCAAGCTAATTATAACTCTTCAGATTGTCAATTTAATTCTACTATTTCTACTGTAAATAGAGGGGCTGCAGTGCAACTTGTTTCAAGCTTTTCTAATCAAAATACTAACAATCCTCAAGTTAGTGTTTTATTAAGTGGTGCAAATCCTTTTTCATTTTCTCCACAAGATACTAGGATAGAAGTTGAAGATCCTCAAACGGAGGCTATAATTATTTTTGATAGAAATAATCTTAATCCACCACCGGGACCTAATCAAGTATTTCCTGAAATATTATTCCAACCAGGAGTAGATCAAGAAGTAATTGCAGTTCCTGTCAGACTAATATCTGAAAGTTGTGGTATATGTCAAGAATACACTATAAATATGACTTATGAGGCTTCTGCACAACAGTGGCAAGGAACATTGGCAGGAACACCTGACTTCTTTGGTCCAACAACAAATTGTTAATAAATAAATTAAAATAATTAAATATGTATTCAAGCTCAAGATTAGGTGGAAACAGAGGTCAATCAAGAAATTGCAAATGTGATTGTAGTAATCCTGCTGCTGTAGATTTCACTGATCTTATTTCTAATTTAAATCCTGCAGAACAAACAGCTTTATGTGATGCTGTTATAGCAGCAGGTTGTGATTTAACTCAATTAGTTGATTTAACTCAATTACTGACTATGTTAGATCCTACTAATTGTCAACTAATATTTCAATGTATAATTGACAATAGTACACAAGCTCAATTTGAAGAGTTTTGTGGAAAAATGGGAGTAATTCTTAATGTCTCTACAGGACCAGATAATGATCCTGCTAACGCCACCTCTACAGCTACTGCTGAATGGGGAGAAACATTACACTTCTATTCACCAGATAATTCAATTCTATACACAGTTACAGAAGGTTCTGTAATTATAGGTGCTCAATTAAATCCTACTGTATTAGCAGGTATAGCTCATACAGCTATTACTAATATAGATCTTAAACCTGCTATTGATGGTAATGGTAATCCTCTTATAAATAATTATACTGTAGAAATTACTTGGGTAGATGGTGATGGTGTTACTCATGTAACTACTGACCCCACTCCTATTATTATACAAACAGTTCCAGATACAAATTATGCTAATACTGATCTAACATCTATTGCAAATAGAACTCATTCTTGGAATCATAATCAAACTGAAAATTTTGATGGAGGTTCCCATGAAAGAAATTACGAAATCAGTGCTGTATTTGGAGCAGGAACGCATGAAATAACAGAGAATACAAGTGGAAGAGTTGTAGAAGCTACTTCAGGAAATCCTAATGGTACTTCTGTAGAAGAAAGATTACAGTCTGGTAATGGATATAATAGAACTGCAACTTCTGGAGCTAGTGAATCAGAAATTAATCAAACTGATGGTACAGTAGATCTTAGAGTAGAAAATATTAATACTTCAGATGCTGAAAGATCTCAATTAAAATTAGAAGGTTCTGAACAAGGTTTTACTTTAGAACATCAATCTTCTGAGTTTTTAAATGGTACTACAGTAGGTATTGATGGTAAAACTATACCAGATGGAGGAAATGGTGCTTCCACTGAATTGTTTGTAAGAACAGGTGATGTAGGTAGAGGTGCTGCCAGTACAGGACAGGTACTTACTCTCGTTGATCCAATTACGGGAGAAGTAGAATATCAAAACCTTGATAGTATAAAAAACATTGAGTGCTATGTAAACAATAACGGTATTGACCAAATTGAAAGTATAGATAATGGAGGAATTCCAATTGCTGATGCTTCGTTCCAATGGGTAGCAGGTGAAGACGGTACTGCTCAAAATATTAGAATACGTTTTGATGAAACAAATAATCCACCAACTCTGTCTTATGAGGTAACTCTTGATGTATTTAAAGATGGTAATCCTTATAAAACGCTTACAGCAACAGTTCAAGGCGGTGGATTTTCTGATGGTCATTTTGGACAATTAGACTTTGAATTTGGTTCAACTTATTTGTTTGTTCCTTCAACAACTGCTCCAAGTGTAACTATTTTTGGAACAACTTCACCATTATCTAATTTCTCTACACCTCAAGCTACTTGGGTTACTGATCCAGGAGATGGTTCTCTACCTATGGTAGAAATAATTATGCCGGGTAGAGATACTTTTTCTGTTAGAACAGATTCAAATGGTATAGTAACTGCTTGTGATGAGAATAATCAAGAAGTTCCATTTGATTCAAGTTGGATTAAGTGCAATGAGGTTTTCACAGATAATCAATTAGAAATTCTTCAAGCAACCATAGATAATATCGAAGATACATCTACTTGTCCTGATTTAGATTTTAATACTAAAGTGGAGTATTCAGATATAATGAGTCAATCAGGTCCATCTGCTGGTGAACCAGGTTCATTTGTTGAAATACCATCTAACATTATTCTGCATTCTCCAGGTTCAGCAATAGGTTCTATTGTTTCTGCACCAGTAGAATATAGACTATTAAATGGTGAAACTATAACAGGTACACTTACAGCAGAAAGGTTATTTGATAATGACGAAGGTACTTTAACATTAAATGTCAATGGAGGACTTAATATATCTGATAGAGGCGGTTATAGGGTAGTGATTACTTTAGATACTCATCCTAAAGATACTAATGGAGTTGGATTATACTCATTTCATGCTAGAATGACGTCATTTGGAGCTGAATCTTTTGTACTAGCAGATCCAGATGATACACCTGCTGATATTTATAGAAGATTGAATAATGCTCCACAAATACCAGCACCATATCCTCTAAGTTTTGGGGGGGCAAACAACGGTGTAGCATCTCTTGTATGGCAAAATAAAACAAGTATTTCATTTGTAATGAATGGTGCTAATAATGTTGGAGCAGGTGTAAACTTAGGCTTAGTTGAAGGTCCAGGACTTAAAGAGATTCCAATTTGTGAAACTCTTGCTAGCTTACAAAATCAAATAAATGATCTACCAGAACATCCGAACGCAGGATATGCTTTTTGTGGAGACATTATTCCAGTAATTAATAATGGTGGCCCAATAGCAGGTCCAAATCCTGTTATAGTAGGGACATTTACACCTCATGCCAATGGTGATTATAGAATAGACTATTCTTCAGAAGAAATACAAGGAGGTGCTACTCCAAGTTCAGGGATGACTATTAGGATACTAAGTGGAGCAGATGTATATGTTACTGATCCTGCTACGGGTGATGCTGATGGGTCAAGATTAAGCCCGACTCGTCTAGAAAATTTCGTAATTGTTAGCCTTGAAGAAGGAGTAGAATATGAAATAGTAAGGTGGTCAGGTGGTGGATCTTCCTCTTTAAATAGCACAACGTGTATTGCGGAGGAAAGATTAGCGGAATATGTAGTTCAAAACACATCAAGCGGATCTATTGTAGGGGAGACGAGTACTGCTTTAATAGATAATGATGACCAATCATATACTTATACTAATGAATTAGGTGCTGTAGAGAATGTTCATACAGGATTTATAGATAAGTGTTATGTGGAAAGTGGAACTGCTGTAGATGCTATTGCAGCCAGTAAGTATAATAATACAGGGGGTACTTCTACAGGACAAATAGCACATCAAGCATGGATAGGTGTAGAATATAGAGTAGACCTTTCAGATTTTACAGCTCCTTTGATAGCTGATCAGACTAATAATGATTGGTATTTAGAAGAAGTCATCTTGACAAGAGGTAGTTCCCCTTTTAATGCTTCTAATAACTTTAATCTACAAATAACAGATGCTCAAGGTAATATAAAAGGGACTTCTACAGGAGGAGTTTTGACTAATTCTGGACCAACAGTATTTACATTCAATCCCAATGATGAAATAAAGCCAGAGCCTACAGATGTTTGGAGGTTTGTAGGGGTAGCCAATCAACAAGGTGTACTTCAATGGTTTCCAGATGTAGATGGTAGATGGACTTTTTCAAATGACGATCCAACATTGGATGGTGGTGGTAATGGATTTCCTCCAAACTTTATAGACGCTAATTCATCTTTAGAGATGGAATTCTATTTTGAACAAGTACCTTTAATTTCTCATAAAGTTAGAGAATATACAGATGGCACTTTACATCAATTGAATACTGATGGAAATACTACTGATACAATCTTAGCTTCCATTCCTACAGGATGGGTAGAAGTAGTTTGTGAAGCTGATTATTATTTAGCTTCTACTAAGTGTTATGATACAGGTGTTGTAGATGTCAATGCTGATTACACAGTCCCCTTTACAATATCTAACTTAGATCAAACTACGTTACCACCTGCTCCAGCAGGTCCAAATATCCCCCCTAATAATCTTTTCTCTCCTAGATTAGATGGAAGCGATGGGGGTCAAATTTATACTAATTATGAAATTGATGGACTTACATTAGTGTATGTAGCTACAGCCACAGGTGGAGATGATGGAATATTCAATGTACCAGGATTAGGTAATACACCTACTTATGTACAAGAAAGTAATAGAGTTGTTGCTACTTGGATGGCGGCACCTAATACACTTGTAAGTGCTACAACTGATTATAGGCTTGATTTTACAGGTTCTCATGTTGGAAACTTATTGGTTAATGCTGACACAGCAGGAAACCAAATTTTAGTTAGTGGAGGTGCTGCTGGTAATGAAGTTCACGGGCAAATTATAGGTAGAGTTCAACCAAACGTAAAACAAATAGTTAGAACTTTTGTAGATAAAAATGGTGTATACCCAGATATGGTGTTGGATGCCGATGATAATGCTATTATTGTTGATCCATCTTGGACGGAAGTATCATGTTTGTCAGATTTAGATGAAAGTAGAATAACTGAACTAGCAAAGGAATTAGACTGCAATAGCCCTGTAACAAAAGTAGAAATTGATTATCCAGGTAATATAGATGAAGCAGATAATTATTATCTTAATCCAAATGCAGGAACTATACCAGGACCTGAAAGAACCGAGCAAGGGATACTTGATTGGTTAACGACTAACAATATAGATGTTACCACAGGTACATTGACGCAAATCAATAGTTTTGATGCACAAGATCAATCAACACCAGGACAAACAGATATTTCACAGACAGAAGCTTGGGTATTTGTATCTGAATCTACTACATTGGAATGGACTTTAACAGGTTGGGGATCAATGTATATTTATGTGGACGAATGTGGATGTAGTGAAGAGGTTTTACAAGGATTTGAAACACAATCTGGAGGAACAGCAACACCTACAATTTCATTTTCATTAGATCCAGGCTTGCATAAAGTAAGAGTTCTTAATGTCGATCATGATGGACAAAGTAGTAGTGTAACATATACTGGAGATTTAGTAAATTTCTTTGCACCTAGCGCAGGAGATGTTATTGCTAAATTAGTTGATCTAGAGCAAGATTGTGATGGTAATTTATTTAATACAGATGGTACTTCTTTTACAGGAATAGTAGCGAATCAAGGAAGTTTTAGTTGTCCGATGGGTATTAAAGTAAAAGCTGATGATGTAGTGGGATTGAAGTCTTGTGACTACATAGAAGCTCAGAGTGACAACATAGTCACTGTTGAAATGCCAGATCCTTATACATTGGTTAACCCATATGATGTAACAATTACTAATAGTGATGGAACTATTGGAACATTTGGTAGAAATGCAAATGCACAAACTACTACTGCTGATCAAGCAATAGAATGGGCTACAGCGTTTACTAATGATACTGATATTCCAGGAACTTGGACTGCTAATGGAAATACAATTGAAGCTACTTTTGCTGTAGGTGATGTTTATCCTACTGGTATTAATACATTTGTAGACAATCAGTTAGTCTTTAATAGTAATTTTAACCCAATAGAAACAGTTCCAAACCTAGAATGGCAGAGGACTCAGAGAGATCTTACAGGAACGATTACTTTGGCTACTCCTCATCCTAATAATGGACCTTCTAATGGTGCTGGTATTATTCCAGGAGCTTCTGAAGCAAATACCCCAGCAGTATTAAGTATATCTTCTACTTATCCAGGTTGGGTAGCTCCAGATAGGCTTAAGATACAGATTCAAGACTTGGATATTGGTCCAGGAGAATTTATTGATTTCAGCTTACTCCCTGATAACATAGAAGGGGTTGCAAATAATCCTAATTGGACGCAGACAGGCACTAGAATTGACCCAACTGCTAATAATGTTAGTATCATTGCAACTTTTGAAGGTGGTATAACGACAGTAGATGCACAGCAAAGAGTCTTTACAGGTGGTACTAACAGAGTTGGATACAGAGAGTTCATAGCAGAATGGGATTTTGTTTCTAATGTTACTATTTCACAAGGCGCAATTATCAAGTTAATCAGGTGTGGGTTAAATGAATTTACAGACTTAGATGGAAACCCAGTCTTACCTCCAGCTAATTTTGTTTCATGTGGAACTTATAATGCAATTAACTCGCAACCATCTTGGATTATTAATTCTCCAGGAACAGCAGGACAAGTTCTTACTGCTAATGGTGATGGAACAGCAAGTTGGGTATAAATTTACATAATTATTAATAATTTTTAAAATTAATTTAAAATGGCACAAAATATTATACTGTCCACAGAGTTAGGACAAGAATTTTTAATTGGGGCTGAAACTCCAAATCTTATTACTATAGCAGTAGATGGTACTACTATAACTAAACCAGGTAATATATTACAAGCTGAACAAGCTACACTTACCTATGATAATACAACTACTATATTAACCTATACAGCTCCAGGACAAGCTCCTATGACTATTGATTTATCAGCTCTAACTACCGATGTATTTGTTAATGGTGGCTCTTTTAATCCTACTACTAATGTTCTTACATTAGTAGACAATGATGGAGTTTCTCCAGATATTGTGGTTGACCTTAGTGCTCTTTTAGGAGTATCTACAGATGCTAATAACATTCTTGTTAATGGTACAGATGGAAGACCCTATCTTGATACTGCAGCTCTTGGTATTGTTTCAACTGATGCTAACAATCTCATCACAGCAGGAGCAGATGGAGGAGCGTTTCTAGATTGTGACAAAGTTAAAGATGATTGTGGTACTGAATGTTTTTCAGTGTTTAACACAAGTCTTGGGTTTATGCTTACTTAAAAAATTATAAATGAATACTGGAATATATAAAATAACTAATTTAAAAAATAATAAATTTTATATTGGCAGTTCTATATCTAGTTTAAAAAAAAGATTACAGCACCATAAAAATAAATTAGAAAATAATATTCATAAGAATAATTATTTGCAAAATTCTTACAATAAATATGGTGTTGATAACTTTAAATTTGAAATAATAGAGTTTCTTGAACCTGAGTATTGTAGGTTCAAGGAACAATATTACTTAGATAATTACAAATGTCATTATAATATTAACAGGTGTGCAACAGGGGGTCATGGAGGAAGCTTAACTAAGGAAGATATATTAGATATATTTAAACTTAGTAAAGCAGGATTTAAACCTTTAAAAATAAGTGAATTTAAAAATATTACTAGAAATATTGTACAACAAGTATTAGCTAGAAAAAATTACTTATATATAGATGTACCAGATTATTTAGTAGATTTTGTAAATAAAAATAAAAAAATTAGACTTACTGCAGAAGATGATCTAAAATGTTTTGAAACTAGAAATCTAGGCAATACTTGGAAACAATGTTCTGAAATTTTAGGGTTTAAAATGTCTACTATACGTAAGGCATACCAAAGAGCAGAAACATTAAAATTAATTAAAAATGGCAAATGAAAAAATAGTAATATCTAGTGAGTTAGGACCAGAATTTGAAACTACTGGAGCTATTACTCCAGGTAAAATTAGATTAAAACTTGGTAATAACCTTAATATTGCTCCAAATGGTACTTTGAGTTCTAATGATATTTATATTGATAGGGGGTCTTTTGATCCCCTATCAAATAGTATTGGGTTATATCATAACAATAATACTAGTACTGTTTTTGCAGATGCAAATGTAATTATTGATTTATCAAACTTAATACCTGCAGATCAAGGTGATCTTACTAGTAATAGTGTTTTTACTGGTAATGGTGATGAAACAATAACTCTTACTCATATTAGCTCTACTGGTGCAACAAAAGATGTTGTAATTAATATACCAGCACCACCTGTTATTATAGATCAAGGAAGTTTTTCTATTATAACTACACTAGATCTTGATGGTACTGTTACACATAATATCACACATACTACTTCTAATGGAGTTGTTAGTAGTGGTACTATTGTTATTCCAAATACTGCTTCTCCTTGGGATAATGCAAATAGTAATAATTTTGCAACTCAAGGATCTACAGATATAAAGTATGATGCAGGTAATGTTGGTATTGGTGTAATACAACCTTTAGCTCAATTACATCTTGGAGGTGTAAATGTAAATAGTCTTGTTGAATTTAGACAAGATTTTACAGCGTCATTAGGAACTACTGGCCTTCCTTCTGCTTATATACAAAATTCTAATGATGGTACAGGTAATTTTCACAAGTACTGGAATACAGAAGGGGGTACTGCACCTACTTATTTAGATTTTGGATATGCTTTACATGAATTATACACAGCTTCTAGTCCTTGGTATATTATAAGAGGAGCAGATAGACTCCCAGCAGGTGATCCTATTGTATGGGGAGAAATACATGGGTATAATATGGCCACTGGTCAACATAGATTTCCTCAATATGGACAAGGTACATTTGATGCTACTCCAACTAGACTTTTAGGTACTACAGCAACAGGAGACATAATTGAGGTTGATCCTGCAACTATAGGAAGTTCATCTGATACTGATGTATCTGCTGTAGATGTAACTACTCAACTTAATATAGTAAGAGTAAGTGTTACAGAAAATGGCAATACTATAGTAGGAGCAGATACTTTTCCAGTACGTAAGGCATCTAATACTTATATTACTGCTTATGATATTTCTGGAAATGGTAATGCAGACGATGTAAAACTTACACTAACTCCTATAACAACTAATACAGGATGGACTTTAGCTAATGATGAAGTTACATGGACTGGTATAGTTCAGAGTGAGACTATCACTCCTGAATATGCTAAAATTCACGTTCATGCTTATTATGATTTTGGACCTATAGATAGTCCTGCATATCAAAGGATTGCTCCTGAAATACAATTACTAAAAAATGGAGTTCCAGTAACTCAAGCTGGTTCAGCATATCAAAGACACGCAAATGATCATGCAAGTTCATCTAATACTATAGTTTATTTTGATGGATCACCATCTGCTGGTGATGTTTGGAGTATTAGATCTCAAAGAGGTTCTACACAAACAGATATATTAAATGTAACTTATGGACAAATAAGTATTGAAATGGTTGAAGAACTTAATTATTTAACTCCTGCACCTATATAAAATATTATATTATGAAAGTCATCCCATATCCATATCCACAAGATGATGGAACTATAATTGATTGTTACCTTCTTCTAGCAGAAGAATATGACAATATGATTAGTAATATATCTAAATCTTCAAAAGATACACAAAAAATAGTAGAAAGATTTAAAATATTTATTGATAAAATAGACAATCTTGAAAAAACTAATGAAGATCTTTTAAGTGAAGTCAATTTACTAAAAAAAAATTTAGTCTCCGTTGAAGATGGTTTAAGAGCTTTAGGGGGAGATACTTCAGCAATTGATACTGAAATACAGTTTTTAAGAGATAATGCTACAAATGCAAAATATATAGCTTCTAGGTACTATAAAACTTCAACTGGTAAAAATAATTTTTCTACCACACAAATATATCAACATCTTGGAGGTGTAGGTAATACTAGTGAAATAAAAATGGCTGAATTTATATATAGTACTCTTTAGATATTTTCTTATAAATTTATTATTAAAAGTCCCTTATTTTAATTAATTTGGGACTTTTATTCATTTTATTGTAAATAACTAGACCTTAATCTCCAGAAAGGTTGTAACTTACAGACATAATTAACAACATTATAAAAACTAAAAAATAATATGAGTAATAAAGAATTACTAATTGACTTTCTTGTAAATAATGGGAAAGGTACTTTAACTTGGTTAGATTTAGCCAATAGATTTGATATTAAACCAAATAAATCAGATATTAAAAGAGCTAAAGCTACTAATGATATCTGGAGAGCTTATCAAAGGAAGTGTGAAAAATTTAGTTGTACACCAGATTGTGCAACAACTGGATGTAGTCCTTTTGGAGCTTCTCAAGGAATTTTACCTAAAGTTAAAGAAGTAAGTCCAGCTGATATCCCTGATGGCATGAGAGTGTCTAAAAAGAATTCTGAGACAAATTTAGAAATAGAAGTGCCTGAAGGTATGAAGATTTCTAAAAAATGGCAAGGGGCTTCTGGAAAATGGTTATACAGTTTTGCTGCTGATAAAAAAATTGATAGTGAAAATAAGTTAAATGAATTTAGAAAAAATCTTATAGAAGATATTAAAAATCTTGCTCCAAACGTAAATCCTACGTCAATTTCTGAAATAAATCCTAATAAACCTACTATAGCTTATGAATTAAATTTATCTGACTTACATATAGGTAGACAAGGTGGTAATGAGACTAAAACTTTATATTTAAGTCTTGTTTCAGACCTAATTGGGAGAGTAAAAAATAATTATAACATAGAAAGAATTATACTTTCTATTGGTGGAGATTTACTTAATAGTGATACATTAACTCCAGGGGGATATACCTCTACTACTAGAGGTACTCCACAAAAAGACGTAGATTCTTTAGAACAAACTTTTAGAACAGCTTGGACTATGTTAGTAGAAGCTATAAAATATTTAGAAACTATAGCTCCTGTATATGTAATTATGGTTAGAGGTAATCATGACTATTATAGATCTTTTTATGTAGCAGATGTTGTGTCGGCTTATTTTCATAATAATAAAAATGTTTATGTAGATAATTCTGAAAGCCCTTTTAAATTACATCAATATGGATCAAATTTTATAGGTTATCATCATGGAGATAAAGTTAAAATTGGAGATTTTCCATTAATATTTGCAACTACTTTTCCAGAAGAATTTGCCTCTTGTGAACACAAAGTAATAAATTTAGCCCATTTACATAAAAGAATGCAAGATGAAGTTAGAGGAATTCAAATTAAACATATGCCCAGTCCTGCTGGAAATAGTAAGTGGGAAGAAAATTCTGGATATAAACATCGTAGAAGAGTTATAGGAACTATGTTTCACAGTTCAGCAGGAGTTATTGGAGAACAACAGATTAATATAAAATCTTAATGGCTAAAATTATACACGGTTATCCATCTAGAAAACATCCTTTGTATAGTCATTGGGACAATATGAAAGCTAGATGTTATAGAAAAACATCTCCTAGATATTATAGATACGGAGGTAGGGGCATTAAAGTTTGTAATAAGTGGTTAAATAATTTTGAAGCTTTTGCAAAAGACATGTACCCAAATTGGATAAAAGGGTTATCATTAGATAGAATTAATTCAAATGGTGATTATCAACCTAATAATTGTAGATGGGCAACTACTCTTCAACAGAATAGAAACACATCTGCAAATATAAAAATATTATATAAAAATAAAATTATTTGTATGGCAGAATTATCAGAGATTACAGGAATTAAATATGATACTCTTAGATACAGAAGAGAACAAAATAAAGATTTAGTTCCTGGTGTCTATACTAAAATAATAGTTTAAATGTTGTTATATGAAATACACAAAGCTTTTTCCAATATAGTGTTCTTAGATCATTATAAAGGAAGAAGCCACGTGTATCTTAATACCAACACTCAAAAATATATAAAGTCAGTAACCCAGACTTTAGGAATATACTCACCACCATTTCCACCGGAGATGTTAGAGATAAAAGCCCAACAGTTAAATGTAGCTCCCTCAGAGCTACAAACTGTGTGGGATCTCAAAAGAGACTTTGGCACTAGTAAAGGATCTGATACTCATAACTATCTTGAAAACAGATTTAACAGAAAAGTGCTCAGACAACCTCTTCCTCATGTGTGGGAAAGATTATCCACTACTTTAAAAGCTCACTACTCCTCTCAATTAACTGCTTGTTTAAATCACGCTAAAGCCTTTGTATATCACCATCCAAATTTAGTTCCTATTAAAATGGAACTTGTAGTAGGTGATGAAGTTATAGCTGGACAAGTAGATGGGTTATTTTGGGATTCAACAACTAAAGAGTATTTAATAATAGATTATAAAACAGATAAGAAGATAGATTTTACCACTAGGTATGATAAGTACTTCTTTGATCCTATATCACATTTAGAATATTGTGAATACAATAAGTACTGTTTACAAATATCCTTGTATAGATATTTACTTGAAAAATATACCTCAATAAAACTTGGTACAAGTAAAATAGTTTGGCTTAATGCTAATAATGAATCATATAGGATAATTGATTTAGCATATTTAAAAGATGAAGTACATGAATTATACACCCTTCAATCCAATAAGAAGTCAATCATTTAGAACTTTTGAAGTCAACCACTGTAATTACGGAGTTGACTTTTTCACTATAACAGCACCAATAGAATTTTTCCTAACAGATGGAGAATACAACTCAGTAATTGGTGAAATATATCTTAATTAATGAAAGTTTCAACAGCAGTAGCATTAGTAACTAATCTTATTAAAGAGCACTCTAATGAGTCTCATTATACTCCAGCACTAGCTTGGGAATTATACAATGTTACTAAGGCTAAATTACTAAAACAAAGATTAGATAAATTTAAAGCTATTTCCCCTCTTAATCGGAGAACTTTTTGTATTGGTCTTTCAGAAAAATTATCACATGATTGTGGTTGTATTACAGTTGGCTGTAAAGTACTAGCTTCTTGTGTTGAAATACCTACATTTTTATCTTCTAGAAATAAATCAACTCTTAGAGTACAATTACTAGATGGTACATTATTAAATGAATTAGATGAGGCAGATGCAGATATAGTAGCTACTAATGAGCTGAAAGTTAATAAACCTTCATACTCTATTGTCAATGGAAATTTAATCCTATGGAATACTAAAAAAGTGGCAGCAGTACTTCTTACTGCTGTGTGGGGAAATTTAACTGATTGGGAAAACATACAATATTGTGATAATAACTGTGAAGAAGATCAAGAGCCTAATTTACAGGCCAGTAATAGTTGTGTAGATGTATATGAGATGGAAGTTGATGTAGATGAAGATATGCATTATGATATACTTAATATGGTCCTCAATCTACTTAGAATACCTCTATCAGTACTACCTGATAGAACTAATGATTCACAAGAAGAAATTAAAGTATAATGTTAATGTCTAAAAGATTTAAATCTGGATTTATAAACCCTAAGTATTGTACTTGTAAAAATTATAAGCCTAGGTCAACTAGAGGTCTTATAGTATTAAAATGTAAACATTGTAATAAGCATAGAAAACCTAGAGTTTATGGCTAAATTAACATCATTAAATGACTTTTATGGACAGTATATGTATCCTTGTTATGATGTAGAATCATCAACAATACCTATAAATCCATATATACCAAAAGAGAAACTTAAATGTAATCACAGATATTCTTGTACTAAACAAGAATATAAATTGATTATAAAAACCTATCTTAAGCATTTAATGATGCTACTATTACATGGATATACTTTTACATTACCTAAATTTATGGGTAAGATAGTATTTGAAAAATACAAAGGTAGATTTATAGATTGGCCAGCTACTAAAAAAGCTGGCAAACATGTATATAAGAAGAATCCACAAACAGGTAATTTTAAATCTGTTTTAAAGTGGAAAAAGCGGTATAAAGGTTGTAAATTACTTTATAAAAATCATTGGTCTTTTAAGACTTTATCAACGTTCAATAAACTAAAAGGAGAATTCCTTAGAGAAGACTTCAATAGAATGAACAAATATAACAATACTAAATAATGCTGAAATATACTAAGTTAAAACACATCTTAAACTTCATACCTAAAACTATTAGGGAGAATGAAGATGATTTAGATCTTCTTACATATGCTTTAGATGCATATAGAAGATTGAATATATCTCAGAGATATATAAATAAGATTGTAATTCTACCTATTAATTCACATAAAGTAGAAATGCCTAAAGGGCTTTGTAAGATTAATGTAGTAACATACTTTGAAAATGATTTAACAGAAAAAGAATCTTGTTCTTTATTATGTAATTTAAAAATTCCTAAACCACCTATTATGTCTCCACCTAAAATTGATTGTGGATGTAATAAGTGTCACAATAATTGTGGATGTAAATGTCATAATAGTCCATATACAGAAGAATCTATTTTAACAGTGCCTTCTAGTGTACCTAAACAAGGTTTTAAAGTACATTATGTACCGGGAACCACTACAGTTATAAATACAGATGATGATTGTCAATCAGTATTTGGAGTAAATGTAGATTGCTTAAATTCTGCAGATTGTATGTCCATATTTGGATCTCCTATAGATTGTGCTGCTTCTAGTGTATTTAATGATGAAACTTTTAGTTGTGGTTGTGGGACAGAAGAAGTAGAAAATCCTGGGTATAGTTTTTATAGTTGTTGTCAAGACAGAGCTAATCACAGGATGAACAGAGTTTGTAAGTTACCATTAACCTACCAATTTGTTTTAAATAGTGAGTTCTATAATAACTGTAATGTACCACTTAAATATGTAGGAAATTCTACAGAATTTTTGTGTGATGGTTGTCCTAATAAACAAGTACAGTGTGAAGATACATTTTCAATTAATCCAATCACACAACAAATTATTACTTCTTGTGAAGAGGGATTTATCTGTCTTAATTATGAAGAAGAGCTTAAAGATGAGGATGGAGATTTTATGATTATAGATCATCCCAAAGTGAGGCATTGGTTAAGATTGTGGACACTATATATGCACTGGTTAGGTAGAGCATTTGTTAAAGAAGAACATGCATTTAGTATGTCTGACAGATTATTATCTCAGGCAGAAATAGCTCTCAAAGCAGCTAAAGGTGCTCTTACACAAAGAACTATTGATCTATCACTAATTAATAGTATCTCAGAGAATACAGCTACTACAGCTATTTTAAAGATACCTTCTAAATTTAGTGAAAGATATTACCACAGAGATTTTGGTGAACATATTAAAACTAAAAAGCCATACGGCAATAAACATTAATAATGGAGAAAAATAGAACAACGCAGCTACATGGTGGGTTAGATCAGACTTTCTCTGAATTACACACTAAAAAAGATACTCTAACTTTAGCTCTTAATGCTGTTAGGGACTCTTCTATTGGAGATGCATTTACATATTCTTCTGAGCCAGGTACAGAAGTAACACATACTTTTGAGGATGAAAATCAGAGGGTAGTAGGAAGCATATACGGTGATAACAACACTGTATATGTTTTTTCTGTTAATGCTAATGCTGGTATGTCTGAAATAGGACAAGTTCAAAATTGTGAATATAGTACTATTTTAAGAGCACCATGTTTAAATTTTGAGAGAAACCATCCTATTACAGGAGAATACAGAGTAATTCATGGTTGTGAAAGGGTGCTGTATTTTAATGATGGGATTAATCCAGATAGAAGAATTAATTTAGATCAGTTAAATGATTATAAAGAATTTTTAAATGATGAATGTACTGCATTTAGTTGGGATTGTAACCAAATGAATTTTAATCCTGATAATCAACCTATCTGCATACAAGAAATTGAAGTGTTGAATTCTGGTGGAGAACTTCCATTAGGACAATACAGCTTCTCTGCTGATCTATTAGATGAAGATCTAAACTTAATTCAAAGATCAGATATTAGTTTACCAGTAAATATATATGATGATCCTACTAATGATGATTATACTCAAATAGATGGGGGATTCAATATTTTACAAGCAACAGAACAATTTGGAGGAATTCAGCCTACTAATAAGAGTATTAGTGTTTGTTTTGCTAACCTACCTGCGGGAGCAAGTTTTATCAGAGTTAATGTCATCAGAGCTATAACTGGTGATGGAGTAACTACAGATGCACATACAATTGGTACATTAATACCAATTAACACAGATAAAGAATGTTTTATATATGATGGATTTAATGTCACTAGAGGAGATCAGCAAATTGATTATTCTGGTTTACTAATTAAACCACTATCTTATGATTCTTCTGCTGTGATGGAACAAGTACAGGGGAGATTATTAAGAGCTAATTTAATAGAAACTATTCAAGATTATTCACCGTTTCAATCATTTGCTTCTAAAATTAAAGTAGCTCCTACATTTAATAGAAGACCAACTAATCAAGTAGTTATAGGTAATCCTAAAGACCCTAATCTTGAAAGAGTTTCTTATATGCCAGATGAGGTATATGCTTTAGGAATTGTGTATATATTAGATGATGGTACTGAGACACCAGTATTCCATATACCAGGAAGACCAGCCACTGCTTTTGATAAAGTTATAGTTTCAGGATCTAATTCTCAAAATCCATATAACTCAGATCAACCACATTTTAGAGTATTTAATTCTGGCACAGAAACTACAATGGGATACTATGAGTGTCCTAATAATTACATTGAACCAGATAAATGTTGTACTCCAGATTACTGGTCTACAGATTGTGATGGAAATTCTTTAACAGGTCAACCTATTAGACATCACAGAATGCCTAGTGTTACTTTATGTGATAATGTACAAGTATTAGGATTACAAATTACTAATATTAATTACCCACCAGGAGTTACAGGACACTATATAGTAAGAGCACAAAGAAATGAAGTTGATAAAACAGTCTTAGATCAAGGTCTTATAGGTCCTATGAGGACTGAACAAATAGAGATTGCTAAAGTAGATTACAATGGTATTGCATTTGGTTTAGGAACTGATACTGTACCTCGTTCTACTAATCATGTTTGGATGTGGAGTCCTAAAATGGCTTTCTACAATGAATATATTTCTGATTGTTATATTACACTTAATAAACAACATTCTCCAGGTGGGAGGACTACAGATATAGAGTGTTTTAGAATTAATCAAACTAGATTAGGAGGAGAGAAAGTAGATGCCTATTTGTTGGGAGATGTTATGGACTTTAAAGTTTGTAATGAACCTCCTCAAACTAATATAGTTCCACTATCTACACACTTACTTGATCCAGGTTCATTCTATGATCTAAGAAGAACAGATCCACAATATACTGGTACTGACATACAAAGAGTCATAAATCTATCTTTAGATAATAGAGTACAACATATGATGTTACCTAATAATCTACAGTTTGATGCTCACTCTATAATGTCTGTAACAATTAAATCTTGTAAAGATGTATATTGTAATCTTAATGCTTTAACTTATGTTAAAACACATAATTGTACATCTAATGTAAATGAAACTGTAATTAATGGAAGTAGGACTCAAACTATTTATGGTGGAGATATATATCATTCAGAAGCTAAATTTACAGATTCTAGAATATTTGCTTTTGAAGAAACTCCAGCAACAGCACTATTACAAGCTTTAGCAATTTATGTAGCAACTATTGTAGCAGTTTTACTTACAGTAGCTACAGCAGGTGCTGGAGCAGTTATAGCTCCTATTATTATAGCAGGTGCTGTTGGAATAACAGCTAATTTAGTTGCTGGTCTTATAACACATTTTTCTGACGGTACTTATGGGGTATTTACAGATGAAGATCATTATGAACAATGTAGAAAAGATGCTAATAATAATTTTTTAAATATTCAAGGAGATTCTTGGATGGGATTAAGTACTAGATTATTTAGTGGAATACATTTATACTCAGAAATTAATACAGAACTAAGACATTCTGGAACTGATGTATGTGGTGAATATTTTAATGGTGAAAGTGCTCAAGATATTATAAACTGGATGATTCCTAGATTTTTTGAAACTATAGCTGATGAAGATGGTGATGATAGAAGACATTTCAATTTAACTTGTCCACAATACTATTTATATAATAGAGACTATTCTAGACATAATAGAGATACTCCTTATTTTCCTATTAACACTATAACTTATGACTTCTGTTCTGAATGTCAAGGATTATTTCCAAATAGGATTATTTATTCTCCTCAGAGTGAGGATGTACAATTACAGGATAGATACTTGAGAACGTTAGCTGCAGACTTCATAGATATACCAGCCCATAGAGGACAAATTACTGGTATGAAATATATAGGAAACAGATTATTAGTTCATACAGAACAGACTACATTTATACTTCAACCTAATCCTCAACAACTGAGAGCAGATCAAACCACAGTATTTATTGATACAGGAGATTTCTTAGGTATTCCAGAAATAGAGATTAGACAAACAGATTTAGGGTATGGAGGTTCACAGTCAAGAATAGCTTACAGTCTTAATGAATATGGATATTTCTGGGTAGATCAACAAAATGGAGAAATATTTCAATATACATCTCAATTAAATGAGATTTCTAAAATAGGTCTTGACCAATGGTTTAAAACTAATTTACCTAAATCAGGTACTAATAACCCAGGAGAGATCACTTCATGTAGTTCAAATGGAATTACTTTAACTTATGATAATAGGTATGAAAGATTATTAATAACTAAAAGAGATACACAATCCTGTCAATCATGGACTATTTCCTACAGTTTTAAATATCAATCTTGGACTTCATGGCACTCATATCTACCATACTATTATTTCAGTGATAATTTGTATTTCTATTCAATGGATTGTAGAACAGCTACTATTAATAAACACTTACATGAGTGTGATTATCATACATATTATGGTAATAAGTATCCTTTTGCAATTGAATGGATTCAGACTAATGAATATGCTACTGAAGATTTACAAACTATACATTATATAGCTCAGGCTAAAAAGTTTGATAAACAACACAAGAAGTGGGTACACTGTCCTTATACATTTAATAAAGCTGTAATAGCTACTGATTGTGAATCTACAGGATTACAGAATCTAGAATATATAGATCAACAAAATAATCCCTATCAAAATGTAATTGTAGATGCAGATGTTATGACAGTAACTCCAGTTGATGATCATTATAAAATTTGTGGTATATATGATTTCTCAATCTCTCAGCCATTATGTAGTTCTAATTGTGAATTGCTAGAAACTGAGGATTGTGGATTTTATCAGAATGGACATGGTTATTTAGATGAGATACCTATTAATACTGAAGTTCCAACAGATCAATACCAGTACAAACAACTGGATGGAAAATATTTTAAAACAAGATTAATATACGTCCCTAATGATGAGGACATAAAACAATTCTTTTATTTAAGTGTTCAAAACACTCTACCTTCAATGAGGTAAAAAATTATTATTATGAAAAAGAAAAAGTCTAAAAATAAAAAGAAATTACCTAAGTATATGGAAGGAGGTGCATTAGCACAGTCAGGAGCTAATATAGCTTCTGGAGCTGTTTATAACTTAGCTCTACAGGGTGTTGGTAATTTAGCCAATGCTCTTCAAACAGGACCTTATGATCCTATTAACCCAACTAGAGATGGTACTGCCATGTATAGAGAGGGAGGTAATACTTCACACCCAGATTCTCAAAAGATTGAAGGACCCTCACATGATCAGGGTGGTGTACCACTAACATCAGAGGGCCAACAGACTCCCTCTCCTGAGCTGGAAGCAGAGGGTGAGGAGGATATTATCACTTTATCAGACAAATCTAAGTATATTCTTCCAAAGGACTCTATAGAGTCTTATATGGCTGAACAGGCTAAAAAGTTATACTCAGATGATACAGATCCTACAGAGCTTAATGCTTTAAGGTTTGTACATGATAGACTAGCTAAAGCCAATGATCAAAAGAAAGCAGCTAAAGAAGCAGCTCAGCAGCAATCAGCTCAGATTAATGAACAAATTGGAGGAGCCCTAGAAGCTAAATATGGAGGATCACTTAAAAAGTTTATGGCTGGTGGTGCTACTAATAGTCCACTAGATCTTAATGCACTACATAATATACAGGGGTTAGCTAATAATTTTGTAGCAGGACCACCTTCTTCAGCAGCACAGCCTAAAGTAAGTGACTCTACACTAACTCCTTCAGAAGTTGATACTACCTTACCTCAGATACAAGCACCTATATATACTCCAGATAACCAAAAAAATCCTATTACTCATGGACAGGCTTCTGATATTATTAAAGGAACTATAACTGGAGCTGATCTTCTTAAAGGAGCTTTAGCTACACCAGATCATGTTAATCCTAGATTAACTGATTACTCTCAAGCTGATAGACATTTTCAAGCTCTATCCTCTGATAGTACTCAACAGAGACAAGATGCTATAGCAGCTTCTAATGCTGCTAATAGTGCAATAGAAAACTCTACTAGATCACTTCCAGCTCAACATGCATTAAAGTCTAATAATTATGCTAATTTGGGAGATGCATTAAATAGAGTGGAAAACCATGAACGTGATGTCAGAAACCAAATTAATTCTCAATTAGGACAGTATGAATCTACTAAAGCTCAAGATGAAGCTCGTAAGTTATTCCAAGCTGATCAATTATTTGCTCAAAATGAAGGAGCTGTAGATGCTCAAAGAGAAAGAGCTTTAGATACTCTTAATAACTATGGTAAGGATTTATCTAACAAGCAATTTGCTGCAGATATGTTAGCTAATAAAATAGATATTGCACAATTAAAAACAGCAGAAGGTTTTGCTTTATTAGAACATTTTGCTGAAGATTTTGAATTGACTGGAAAAGAAGCTTGGTTAAAATACCAACAAAATCCAACAGAAGCTAATAAAAAAGCCGTAATAGAGGAGGCTAACAAAGTTATTGGTAAAAAACAAAATAATTAATAATGACAAATAGATATTTTCAACCATTCAGGAGAGATTTTAGTACAAACTATTATGTTCCTGATGAAATACCAACTCCAAACTTTGAAGCTTTCGGAGCAGTATTAGCTGGACAACAACAGAAATTTGATACTTTTAAAACATTATCTGATATTAATGTAGATGCATTGCAAGTAGATGAAGCACTTAGAGACAATGAACTTGAGCAGATAAAACAAACTGTAGATGGTGTTACTCAAATGTTTGCAGATAGTCCAGATAATATTAGTAAAGCTAATAGGGCTTTAAAAGAAGCAAGTACTTCTATAGCTAGAAATGTTGCAACTGGGAACTTAGCTAAAATAGCTGCTAATAAAAAAGCAGTTGCAACTAGAATAGCTGAAGCAGATAAACTTAGAAGTGAGGGTAAACTACAAAATAGGGAAGCTTATTGGGCATATGTAAATAGGGGTTTAGAGCAATATAATACTCTTAATGATAATGGTGTTGGTGGACTAGCTGCAGGTAAATCACTTAATTTTGGAAAGCCTGCTGATATACCAGATTATAATAAAGAAATAACTGAATTTATTAAATTACAACCTAAAGTTAAAAATTCATTAACTACTACAGAATTAGGCCAAGTAGATGGAATTAATATTGCTAGAACTTTAACAGAAAAAGGTTGGACAAATAAAGAAATTCAGAAACTTCAAAATGATGTAGATTCATTAGTTGCTAGAAGAGCTAAAGAGTCAGGACATTTAGAGCTATTTCAACAGTTTACTAGAGCAAAAACTGATTTTAATACTCATAGAACTGGACTTAAAGATAATATAGATACTAATTTAACAACTCAAAATGAAGGGCTTACTGAAGCCACAAATTTAAAAGCCAATTTACAAAATTTAGCTGATACAGATATAAAAGGATTGCAAAAAGCATTGAATGATAATTTTAATGCTGGATTAGATGTAGATAATGCAGACGGACCTAGAACTAGAGCAGCTTTAGAAGATGCTATATCAAAATTGGATGAAGGTATTGAAGCTATAAATACTAATATAGGAACTTTAAATGATAGAACTAAAAAATTATCTACTTTATCAGATAATGATATAATTAATAATTTAACTACAGAACATTTTAGTAATATTTCTAAACCGTTCGTTGAATCACTTAGATCTTTTGAAACAAGTGAAACTATAAAGTCTTTAGGTAAAACTTTTAAAAGAACTATAGCTGAAAAATCTTTTGATAAAAAGAGCACTTCTAAGTCTGAGAAAAGACCTGATCATAGTATATTTGGTAAAGTTACTGAAGTTCATGATGGTGAAATTGAATCTACAGATACAATAATTGGTAGATTTAAGGATTTATTTGCACCAGGCGGAGCTGCTAAAACAGATGGAAAAATTATAAATACTAAAATGGACTCTTTTGCAGGAAACTTTATAGAAGCTTTAAAAGCTAGTGGTGATCCTAAATTTAAAGAAAAAATTAAAGAGTTTGAAGAGTCTAAATCTAATTCTAGGTATACTTCAAAACAACAGGATGAACTTATAGCTTATTTTGAAGATACAGTTAATAATACTAGATCAGTAGCTGCAGCTCATATACCTTTATCTGAAGCAGGAATAGAAGAAGCTGAAAAAGCTTTAATAGGTCCTGGTAATGTCTTTATAATGCCTCCAGGAGGTACTATATTTGATGAAGATGGTAAGGTAGTTTCTGATGGTAATATTTTACAAGGAGCTAAAATAAAAATTCAAGCTAGATCAGGATTTAATACTCCTAGTAGAGTTGATGGTAAATTTAAATTACCAGATTATTTAGTTAGTACTGTTAATGAAGAAGGTGTACAAACAAATCTTCATGTTAGAATAGAAAATTCTAAAACAAAAGAGTATAAAAAACCTATAGAAAAAGCTTTAGATATGGTTTATGCAGATCCTACAAAATCAAATTACTTTGAACCTCAAAGTATAACTGTAGATGGAGTTAAGTATAAAATACAAGTAGAGCATGATAGGCAAAACAATGCTTTTATGCCAGTATTTATAACTTCTGATGGTAAAATACCATTTGCAGATTTTGCTAATTTAATGTTAGATAAATCAATACAAGCTCAAAAAACTATTAATATAAATTAATTATGGATAACAATATAGATAGTACTACGGGACTACCAAAAAACATTGTACCACCATTAACTGGTGGGCCTGAAATAATTAGAGAAGATATAGGATCTTTAGATTTAAAACCTAATCCTAATGCTGTTTCTAATTCATCAGATACAGAACCTACAAATGTAGATCCGCCTAAGGTTGAGTCTCCACAATCAAATCCAGAACCTGAGCAATTAGGTTCTTTGAAAGATTTGTTACAAGGTATTGATAATGCAGCTCAAGCAAGTCAAGATAATTTCTTGTATACAGGAGAGTGGTCTAAATATGATAAAGGGGCTAATGCTCTTACAAAAGGTGAAAACCACAGAGCACATCAACAATCTGGATGGGCTAAAGCTGCTAATGGTACTATAAAGGCTGCTAATACTTTAATTACTATGCCTACTATAGGATTGTTGGGAGTAGCTGAATCTGCTGTTAGGGTGTTGACATCAGGATTATCTGATGAAACTATTGGAGAAGCTTTTAGAGGAGATAATAACTTCTTCTTTAAGCAGTCTGATGACTTTGCAGCTTATCTACAAAAAGTCTTACCTAATCATAGAACAGATGCTGAAAATGAAAGAGTTTTTCCTATAGTGGGAGAAGGGTGGCAAAATTTTGTTTTTAATGATTTATTTGGGGCTGCCGCTTTTACAGGGGGTGCTATATTGCAAGAACTTGCATTAAGTACTCTTACAGGGGTTACAGGGGGCGCTGCTGCACCACTACAAGTGGCTGCTACTGGTAGATTGGCACAAAAAGCTACTCAAGTATCCAGATTATTTGGAAGAATGAAGTCTGCTGTTAGAAAAGGTAATTTTGATGAAATTATAAATGATAAGATTTTAGATGATATAGCTAAGTCTGCAACTATTAATAATATTGGTAAAAAAGCAAGACAGTTAACTACTGGTTCTTATTTTGAAGCTGGTATGGAAGCTAGAGGTTTCTTAACTGAGGCTGAACAAAATATAATTGCTAATTTAAAAGAATCTGATGGTATAGATATTAAATCTTTAGAAGAGTTAAAAGAAATTAATCCTGAAAAATACAAGCAAATTAATGATGATTTAAAACTTCAAGCTAACGTAGTTATGCTTGGTAATATGGCTTTAATTTCAGCTTCTAATGCTGTAACTCTTCCATCAATTTTTGATGGGCTAGCTTTAAAAACTGGGTCTAGAGAACTTGCTTCTCAAGCAACAACTGATATTGTTCAAGATGCTGGAACTGGTTTGTGGAAAGCTGCTCATAAATCTTATTCTAAATTAGGTAAAACTGGTAGAGTTTTATATCATACAGCTAAAGATGGCTTTATGGAAGGTGTAGTTGAAGAAGGTGGTCAAGGTGTTCTCTCGGGGGGAGCTATGAATTATGTTACTTCTAAATATTCTCCAGAAGGAACTCAAAATGCTATATCTATGATAAATGGATATATAGATGCTTTTGCACATCAATACGGTACTACTGAAGGCTTGAAAGAAGTTTTAATAGGTGCTGTTATTGGTAAAACTTCTTCTTTTGTACAAAATGCAAAAGGTAATGAAGTCAATGGATTAGATGTATTTACTGGTGATTGGGGTAAAATTAAAGCTGATCAAGAAAAAATGGCTAAAGATATCAATTCAACATTTGCCAAGAAAAATCTAACAGAAACTATGTCTGTTGTTGTAGCTAACTTTGAAAGTTTAAAAGGAGATGGGAAAACTATTCTTTCTAATGAAATAGCTGAAAATGATGCTTTTTTTAGAGCCTCTGCTGCTAGACACAGGGCAGGTATGGGGGACGTTTATGAGTCAGATGTAAATCACATTCTTGACAATATTAAATCAATTGAAGATTATAAAGATTTTGCAGCTAACTCAAAGGGAGTAACTCCTGAAGATATTGAAGTTGGAGATAAATCTTTAGATCAAATTAAAAATGAAATTAGAACTCATGTTAAAGAGGCTAATCAGTCTGTAGCTAAAGCTCTTAAAAATGCTAAAAAGATAGTTAGTAATGAAGATTTAGATACTGATTATGAAGAAGCATTAGCTTATACTATACATAGTATAAATCATTTGAATAAAGTTAGAGCCACTAAAATTGGTCAAATTAATAAATCTTTTGAAGATACTTTTGATAAGTTAGGTGTTGATGGTATAGATGCAGAAGCAATAGCTGATGTAAATAGATTTTCAGGTCCAATTAAAGAGGCTATATCTAAAAGAAGAGCTATTGATGCAGCCTCTTCTCCAGAAGTCAAGAAAAAACTGTTAGCTGAATATGATGTTATAGCTAAAGAGATTCAAACTAAAAGTAAAGCTAAAAAACCTAATCAGTTTAAGAATTTATCTATAGAAAAAATTACTAAAGTTGTAGAAAATGCAAATCATCACAAAAGAAATCTTAATAGTCTTTTAAAAGAACATCCGTATATAAAAACTGAAGTAGACAATTTATTCAAAGAGGTTGAAGAAGCTACTAATAGACAAAAGTCTGCTATTTGGGAATTTGAACAACTGACTAGTACACAAGGTAAAAGAAATTTTTTATCTGATATAGAAATATTTAAAAAGGAAATTGAAAAACACCACACTAGAAAAGTTGATAAAGAAAGACTGACTAGATTAACTGGAAATTTTTTAGATCAAAAGAAAGCTTTAACTAGAGATTTAGCTAGAAAATCTATTCAAGAGAGATTAAGTAGGACAGAAGTTTCTGAACAAGAGATTACTGAAGAATTACAAAAGTCTGAAGATGTAGTAGATAAATCAAATAATGAATATATTTTCTCTGTAAGATATCAATCTGATGATATTCAAACTGAAGCTGTTAAAGAAGCAATAAATAATCATTTAGGTAAACTTGCACCACATAGTAAAAACTATGTTAAAGATCCTGAAAGTAAAGAATCTATAGATAAAAATATTTCTACATTAAATAGTATAAAAAAGATTTTAAAATCAGAGATTCAACATGTCACCAATCATATATCTCAATTTCCTGAGGGAGAAGCCAAACAAGATTTTGAGAGTTATTTGACTATGTTAAATAATCATATGACTGAAGTTGAACAATTGTTAGTTAGTTCTGCTAAAGATCTTGAAACTGTTGTTACTAAACCTAATACTATAGCACATGTAGCTAAATTTATTTCTGAAATTTGGCATTATGATAATAATGAGATAAAAGATAATCAACAATTTTTTAGAGAGAATTCTGGAGCTAGAAATAGAGTTCAATTCAAAATTGAAAAATCAGAGCATAAAACTAATCCTTCTGGTTTTAAACCAAAAGGTAATACTGGTGTATTTGAAAAGATTGGTATTATGTCTAATAATAAAGATAGAAACCAACAATCTCAGTATAAAGTAACTGCTTATATAAAAAAAGCTTTTGGTACAAATGAGGAAAATAGAGAATTAGGTATTGTATTAGACCCTAGAAGATTTCATAAAGTAGTTGACAAAGAAAAAGTACCTTTAGATCCAAATGATGTGGCAGATTTAAAATTATTTAATCCAGCATTTGTATCTGCTAAAGGTAATATAACTCAAAAAGGACTTGATTTTCAACATTATTTTACTGAAATGTCTAAAATGATGGATAAAATTTATGAGTATGATACTGATGAAGAAATTCCTAATGAAGTTTGGGCTAAGCACTTTAAATTATATAGTAGTACTCGTTCAGTAGCTTTAAATTCTAATAAAGAAAAAAAGAATTTGCCTATTGATGAAGCATTTAAATCTAACCATTATGTAGATTTAGGTGATGGAGTAAAAGGTTTAGTTATTTTTGATCGTAGAAGGGGAGATTACTATATTAAAGACAATGATGGTATTAGAGAAGTAAATTCTGTAGATGATAAAGAGTTATATGATAAAGTAGCAGGAGTTAGAGAATCTTACTTTAAAAAACATACTAAAGCTAATGCTTCTGATCCTAATATTAAAGTATACAATTCTATTGAAGAAATAGATGGTAAATTAATATCTACTACTCACAATAAACAAGGTAAAGCAGGTAAAAAGTTTGAAAAATTAAGTAATAAAAAACCTAATTTAGAAATATACGCTGAAAATGGAGCTAATGCAGAAAATAGTAATATTTATTTGTATGAGGGTATTCCACCAGGGTTAAATAGTACTGATTTATCAGAAGCTGAATCTAAATCATTAGAATTTGGAATAACTAGAACTATACAGGATTTGTTTGATACTATAGAACAACCTGGATTTTTTACTGATGAAGTACATGAACAAAAGTTAGATACTATTACTAATGGTACTAATGGTGTTGGTACTGGTATTGATTTATTAGGTGCTGGTTCTGAAACATTTATTTCTGTAAAGAATGATGATAATAGAACCGTTTACATTAATATGAATCTTAAATCTGCTATAGCTAATAAAGAAGAACTTGCTAATGATGAATTTGTTGAAGCTACACATGAAAAAATTCCTGGTTTTTCTAAAAATCGGTTAACTATAGGTCTTCAAGTTAAAGTTGGACAAGATGAAACTAGATTTAGAAACATTGAAGTTAAACGTAAAGATAATGGTAATCTTGAGATAAAATCTGGTATTAGTTTTATTGATTTCTCACTTGATAATGTTATTGGTGTATTTAACCAAATTAACAAAAATAATGGAGAAACTAAAGATGAAGCTAATCCTATTGCATCTACTGTTAAAATGAGTGCTTTTAAAAAGAATACAGCTCCTACAACTGAAGGTATTGAACAAATGGTTGTTACTAATGCACCTTCTGATTCAGTACCATTTTTTGTACCTAAAACTACTCCTAAAAAAGTAGGCATGTTGCCTTTTAATAGTACTCCTAGTATTAAAAATAAAGGTAAAGGAGTTAAGGGTAAAAAGAAAAAGAAGAAAAGAAAACTTAAATTAAAAGTATCTACTGAAGCTAAATCAAAATTAAAAGCTATAGTAAATGGTGGTTTTGACAATGGTGAAAATAGTGGCTCAGGGCCAACACCTATTACTAAATCTAATCCTGGAGTCAATAATAGTACTGGACATTTAAAGACTGTTGCTGCAGAGAACAAAAAGCTAAGTACTTTATCTAGAATAATAGGAACTCCTGCTGCTACTCAAGAAGTTAATGAAAAAGTATTAGAAATTATAACAGAACTTTCAAATGCTACTGGTATAGATCTTAATTTAGATTTAACTAAATTAAATCTTGCTAAAGTTAATAAGCAGATTAAAGATTATATAAATGATAATACACCTAAAGATACAAAAGATAATACACCATTTAAAATAACAAATGGTAATTTTGGAGATTCAATAGACAGACAAAAAGCTGTTGATAATCTTAAGTCTATTTTAGGTGATCATGTCTCAGTAGATAGATTAGAAACTATTCTTCATAACTTTGATATTACAGGTATACCACATGGTTTGTTTAGTAATGGTATTATATATCTAGCTGAAAATTTACCTAAAGGTACTGAATACCATGAGGCATTTCATTATGTATTTAGAACAATTCTGAAACCTTCAGAAAAAGCTTCTTTATATAGAGCTATGAAAAAAGCTAATAAACTTTCTCCAAAAGAATTACAAGCAGAATTGACACAACTTCAAGGTAGAGTTACTCAATATGAGAATTTGACTAATCAAGAATTGTTAGAACTGTATTATGAAGAGAAATTAGCTGACATGTTTCAAGACTATATGAATAATGATAAGGCTAAAAAACCTAAATCTTTAATTAGACGTATATTTGATCAATTAATAGATTTAATTAAGTCTATATTTAATAAGTCTGATGAAGTAGAGAACTTATTTAAGAATATTTCTGAAGGTAAATATAAAAATTTTAACCCCAAGTTTACTCCCCCTTCTGTTGATTTAGCATTTAGTTTAAAAAAAATAGATGAAGATGAATCTGAAGCTATACAATATTATAATGCTAATGAAGCTAAAAAGTTTATTAGTATTATTACTAGAAATGTACTTAATAGATTAAAAAATGAAAAACTTACTAATGAATTAATACTTGAAGAAACTCAAAAGTTTTCTGATAATTTTAAAGATGAAAATTGGAACAATGAAATTAAAGAGTTGTCTAAAAGAGAAGACTTTGATAAATTATCTAAAGTATTACATACAATTGGATTAAGAAGAGATTCTTTCAATGTTGAAGATTCTAATAATCCTAATATTAAAGAGATTATTAAAGAAGTTAGAAACTCTATTAATTTTTATGATGTAAGTGCTCTTGATTCTGAGAGTTCTTCTGAAGCTGATGAAAACAATAATGGTGGAGTACAAAACTTTGATAAGTCTAAATTTGAATTAGGTGGATTTGGTAATCTATCTAAAAGAATTAAGCAGTATATATCTTTAATACCATATGCTTATGATGAATTTAATTTAGGTTTAGAATTTAGTAATTTAGATAACACTGATCCTAAACACATATTAGCTACTGATGGTCCACAAATATATACAATGTTGGCTAGAGGTCTGTCTGATACTACTAGGGAAAATATAATTAAAAGAATACAGTATTTAGGTAATACTGATGTAAATATGAATGTGTTCAGACATGAGTTCTTTAGAGATGTCATGGAAGAATTAAATGGTGTCATAGACCATAATGGGGATATTACGTCCCTAACTGTAGAAGAATTATCTAAATCTAATACTTATAATCTAATCTCTAATGGATTTTATCAAAGTACGTCTACTTTTATGACTATGATTTTTGATACTGAGAATACTAATTATAAAATTCTTAATGCTAATCAGAAGGATGTACAACAGGTGCAGTTTGATAGATGGCGTAATAAGTTTACATCTTTGATGGAGTCTAAAAAGCTTAAGGGTGGAAAACTTAGAAAAGAAGTATTACAGAGATTAAAAAATATTCAATTACAAATTGATAAGAATGTGGGATCAGTATTTACTGACCCAGATACTATTATAGAAAATATTAGAAATGAGTTTAAAGAATTAGGTATTACTCTTGATCCTGAATATATTAAATTAAACTTATATTCTTATATTAATTTTGGTGGTTCCTCTAAAACAAGAAAGCAAGGTTTAATAAACAAAATTAAAAATGCTAGAGATGAAAATGAAGCTGCAGCTTACAGAGAAGCTTTAGATACTGTAGAAGCATTTAGTGAAGTACCTTTATTCTTAAGTGAACATGCTGCTGGTGGTAAATTAGTAATGGGTATGGGTGCTCATATTAAAATTATGGAACAAACTAAAGATGAGCAAGTAGGTCCTGAAGGTCCTTACAGTTCTACTGACTTTAGTAATAATCGTAATAATGCTAATTTAGGTCTTTCTGGTTTATTTTTAGAAATGGCTAAAGGTAATGCTGTATTTGACCCATCTGTAGTTGATTCTACATTTCAAAATTCTGAAGGTAAAACTATTTATCCTAGAAGATTTCATAGTTTTTATACTGAACAAATAATGTTGTGGAGATCTGATAGGAAAGAATTAGTAAAAGAATTATTTAAGTATGCTACTGCCACTGATATAGGTAAAGGAGATTTAACAAGAAAACAACTATTACAACTTATAATTGATAATGGAATAGTTAGTGATCCTTATGATGCTAAGATGATGTTAGAAGTATTTGTTAATAATCCTCTTATTAAAGGTATGTCTGTTGATAAAGAAGGTAATGTGTCTTTAGAAAATTTAGAATATGCTCAACAACTATTTGAAACATTAACATACACTATTCAAGATGGTTTAGTTATTGATAATGTTAATGATGCTAAAGAAACTGGTATTCCTGGTGCTTTAAGAAGAACAGCTAGAACATTTAAGTCTTCAGATAGAGTTTCTAAAACTCTTATGAATATGATGCAATTTGCTGATTCATCTGCTACTTTTAATAAGAATAAATTTAGTACTGATACTAGACTTTTCAACACAGGAGTAATAGCAGAGAAATCCACTAATTACAATTTAAGATTACCAATACATAATTTCTTTTTAGGAGGTAAGCCATCTGGTTTTGCTGTAGATTGGATGTCTGATTTATTAAACCAAGAATTTACTAGGATAGCTAGAATTGCTAATGAGATTAGAAATCCTGAATTAGCTACTAGAAAAATTAAAAATTATAATACTGGATTTAAGCAATTTACTCAACAGGAGATGATTGAGGCTAAAACAGATGTTAATAAAGCACGTGAAATTTTTGACAAAATGGAACAAACTTTAATTGACAAAGCTAATGAATCTGGTGCTGGTAAAGTTAATTTTAGTGGTTTAGATTTTTTCAATTTTTATGATTTAGATGTAGATACTAGAAGAAAGTTATTTATAGCTGCTATTCAAGGTAAGAAGATTAATACTGTAGATTCTACTAGAGAAGCTCTTAAAAAGTTTATGGATACAGAAGTTAAAGTATTCAGTGATAAATTATTAGAACTAGGTCTTATTACTGGTGATAGAAAAAATCCTAAAAATAAACTACTACCTAAAGAATATGTAGGTGGGGCTGGATTACATGCTAATATAGGAAATTATTTTTTAAATGATTGGTTAAATTCATTTGCTATATCTAATATATTAGATGGTGATTATGCTATGATGTATAAGAACCCTACTGATGTTGTAAAGCGTAATGGTCTTAAGAATGCTTCTGGTAATAGTGTTGGCTATGGGCAATCAAAAGTAATGTATACTAATGATGAAACATTCAGTGCTAGTAATCCATTTGATTTAGCTAACCCATTCAGACAATTTACTAATGAAGAATTATTAGAAAAAGGTTATACTCAAGAGGAAATTGATAATATTAGAGATTTTGAAGATCATGGAGTAAAATTAGATGAAAAAACAGAAGTAGAATTAGCAGATGGTTTTGCAACTCAAGGATTAAGAAATACAATCATGTATCTTAAGAATAAAGGTGTCTACACTAAAGAGGTTGAGAAAATCTACATGAACAAAATTAGAACCGGTGTAGAACTTACTCCTGCTGAGTATAGAATCTTAAAAGAGAACAATGCAGATATAAGGTCTAGAAAGTTTGTGTATAAAGATTTAACTGGTACTATGAAGATGTCTATGGGTACTGTAACTAGAGGATTAGCTTCCTATTCAGAACTTAGTGACGAATCTTTATTAGCTTTATGGGACAAGTATGACAGAAATGAAATTTCTATTCAAGATGTTCAAGAAGCATATACAGCTAGACCTGGGTATGAAAAATTTCATGAGTTTTTAAACTTAGAAGAAGATGGTGTAGTAGAAATACTAGCTTCTACTTCTGTATCTAAGAGTTCTACGGCTAATGTATCTGAATTTAAAGATGGTAAATGGTCCCAACAAGACCCTACTATTATAGAGAACACTAATATGAGAGAACAAGTAATTACAGATGGTAACAAATCTGAAATTACAGATGGTACTCAAAAATTAGGCTTAATATTTTCAGAACAAAATCCTCTTACTCCAGTTACTATAAAAGGTACTGAATTTAAACTTAGTCAATTACAAACTATATATGAAGGTTTGTTAGCTCTTAGGAATCAACAAGGTCTTGAGAATATTGTAGATGTTATTAATAAAGATGGACAAGCTGATTTTGAATATTTATATTCTAAGTTTATTGAATCTCTAAAGCAATCTAACGTTGATCCTTATTTATTAGAAATATTTAAAGTAGATGAACTTAATAGACCAGTATATAATTGGAATTTTTCTGCTATAGTAACTAAGTTTGAATCAATGTTCTTATCTAGTGTATCTAAGAATAGTCTTAAACAAAAGACTGCTGGTACTAAATATACTCTATATCCAGGACAAGATATTAAAGTTAATAGAAATTTAGATGGTTCTGTTACTCCACATAAACAAGGAAGTCCTCCCCCAAAGAAATCTATCCCAGATAGATTAAGACACAGAATTAAGGATAAAGATGGTACTTACTATTCTGAGGTTATGATTTCTAAAGAGATATTAGATAAGTATGATGTTAAACTAGGAGAAACTATTTCTATATCAGAACATATAGCTAAGGAGCTAGGAGTAAGAATTCCTACGGAAGATAAGTATTCTATGATTAATATTAGAATAGTTGATTTTCTACCTAGAGAATACGGTAACTCCATAGTTCTTCCGGCTGAAATACAATATTTATCAGGGGCGGATTTTGATATTGATTCATTATTCTCTAATAGATATGAACTCTATACTAATGTTTCTGGGATTAATAAATTTGGTGGATACTTGACTTCTAAGAATCCAGTAGAAACTGCTTATGAAGAATTTAAATTAGGTTTGTTTAAAACTCCTAAAGCTAAATTATTAGTTAAAAAGAATAAATATTCTGACCAACAATTATTAATTGCTCTTGGACAACCTGATACTTTTAAAGATTTTGAAGCTAAATATGGCAGAAGAATTAAAAGAAATATTAAAGCTTTTAAAAAAGGAGATTTAACTAAATATAAACCACTAAGCAGAGAAGAAAACAACAATACTTTATTAGATATTCAAAATCGTTTTGTTCAAAATTCTGGTAATAAAGTACAAGCTGCTTCTGGAGCAAATTTTGATCCATTTTTAACATTAAGACAATTCCTAAAAGATAGGGGTATAGCTAAAAAAGTTAAATTATCTGGTTCTGTACACAATCAAAATAACAAACAAAATGCTGCTGAAGCTATTGATATTGGTGGAGCTAATATTGGTCCTGCAGCTAAAATGAATATTACATTTCAGTTGTTAGCTAATTTTTCTGGTCATTTATCTATTATAAGTAATTCAGTAGGAAATTTATTTGGCCAAAGAGTTATTGGACCTACTACTATTGAGAATGGTAAATTTTTAAATGAAGATAAAGCTAGAATTAATGGTCTAATATCTTCTGTACTTGCTGCCATGACGGATAATGCTAAAGAACAATTTGCATCTGAGTTTAACTTAACTAAGGAAATGATTGGTCCAGCATTAATAATGATTTCTTCAGGTCTGTCTTTTAATAAGACTATGATGATTCTTAAGCAACCTGCTATTGTTAGATTGTCTAATAAAATAGATAAAGCTAAATCTTCTGTACTTAAGAGAGAAGAAAAAAGAGAGCTTAAAACTAAAATGAAGGACATTATTGATGAAATGATTGGTGAATATCCTACTAGTGAAGAAGATTATAAATTAACTGAAAAAGATTTAATTGAATCTCTTAAAAATGGTGCTAGCACTGATGACGCTAATAAATTACAACACTATTTATTATTACAATTTAGGGCTTTAGCAGATATTAATGACAACTTTAAAAATGTAGCTATTGTAACTGATTTAGCTAAGGGTTTATCAGGTACTTGGTCTGATGTAGATAGAATATTTAATGCTATTGATAAATTAAATATTAAATACGATTCTGAAACTAAAGAATTATATTTTGCAGATAATATTATTCCTGTTCCTATAACAAATTTTGGAGAAATATTATTAGCTAATTCTTATTTAAAATCTCAAATAGAAAACTTATTTGAATTAGATAATCAAGCTAAAAAATTCTTTATTTCTAGAACTGATAAATTTAAAAAAATATTTAGAGAGATAGCCAGTGGATTAAAAACTTCTAGTATAGAGTTTAGTGATAATAAAAATAAAGTAGTTTCTAGTATGATGGCTTATTTACAAAATAAGGCATTTATTAAGAAAAATAATATTGATGTATCACAAGTAAGGGTTGAACAGTTAATGTTTGATGAGAATTATATGAAGAGTCAGGTTAATGCTCTTAGAGAAGAATTACCTGAAAATTTATTACTACAATTTTTAAAATTTAACTCTTATGAACTTACTCCTAAATCTCCTTATTATGATGGTACTCCTAAGAGTATTACTGTTATAGAAGGTGATACTAGAAATAAGTATTCTGAAACTTTTATAGAACAATTGACAAATGACTTTTTAGCTTTAGCTCAGAGTAATAATTCTGATCACAAGAATTTTGCTATTGACTTGTTTGAGTATATAATGGTTAAAGATAGTTTAAAATATTCTAATAATGGATTAGTTAAACAAATAGCTCCTCAATTATTAACTAAAGTTACCAGATCTTTAGGAGAAGTTCATGAAAACTTTTTAAATGATGAAAGTCATAAGGATTTACTTGGAGAAAATATTCCTGAAGAATTCTTTGAATTATTTACTAGAAATCCCCAGAATATGTATACCTTTGTAAGGGGGAGAAGAGTTAGAGATTTTAAAGTTGAAAAAGCTAGAAGATTAGTTAGTTGGCAAGATAGTAAGCAATCTCTTATTGTAAACGTCGGAGAAGGAGTTAAAAATGATCATGAAGCTACTTTAGCTACTAATATTAAGAATCTTACTAATGGTGAAGGTAATCAAGTATTTGAAAAAGTACTTCCTTTTATTAGACCTGGCAAAGCTTCAGAAGATGCAGTTATTATAGCTCCTAGAATAATTAGAATGGGAGTACAAATAACTCAAGATGCAGAAGGATTTTTTAGGTACACTAAAGGGGCTAGTGTTAAAACTGTATTGTTTAAATTACATAAAGTTAAAGATTATAGAGGAAATGAGTTACCTATAACTGGTAATACTTCTGTAGGTCACTCTTTTGAATATATTCCTGTAGCTCCTATTGGTAATAAAGATTTTGATGCTAGTTCTATTCCTTTATCCACCAATCAAGCTATGTTAACTCCTGGGTATATTCCAGGTGTTTCTACAGAACCTGCTTCTGTTGAAGAAGTATCAACTGAAGAAAATGCAGCTATACTAGGTGCTAGTGAATTATCTGATGATATTTCAGAAGAGCCTAAAAAGAAGAAAGATAAAAAGAAAAAGTTTAAATCTTCTTTAAGTGGTAAGAAAGGTGTTACTGCTGCTAGTTTTGGAATGAAAGATCAATTAGATTCTCACTTGCAGAAAGTCACTATTAAGCACGCTAGAACTATTCTTGAAAAACTACGTACTAAATTTGGGATTGAATATGCCTTCTCTACTGAGATAAGAGGTTTAGGAGCTTATGATGAAAGTACTAATATTGTATACCTCAACCCAAACAAAATGAGATTAGATACTTTGTATCATGAATTTGCTCACCCATTTATAGCAGCCATAAAAAAAACTAATAAGCCCCTCTACAGACAATTAGAGAGAGAAGTCATGAAAGATAAGGCTCTAGTAGAGAGACTTAAAGAAAATGGCTATAAAACTAATGAACTAATAGAAGAAGCTATTGTAACTAAGCTAGGAGAACATGCAGCACAAATATCTCAACCTAAGAAATTGACTAATATATTGAACAAGTTTTTAAAGTTCATAAAAGAAATATTAGGAATTAAAAACTTGGATTCTGATACTATACCTGCTAATACTACTATTATAGAGTTGGCTGAATTATTAGTTAATGAAGACATTATGATTAATAGAAATAAAGCTGAGTTAGTTACTCAGCAAAAAGTAGATGATTTAATTGAACAACTAAGTAAATGCGAATAATATGAAAAATTGTGGACAAAGAATATTTAGAGATGATAATGGAATTATCACTAAAGTATTAGATACTAATGGTGATCCATCACAATTATATCAAGACATATTAAATTTGAAAGAAATACATGGAGATAAAGACTTAGCCCTAAGAGTATGGGCTAAATCTCTTCTTATGGCTAAAGATATTAAATATTTTGATTCTAAATTTTCTCCATCACAACTCTCTGATAGTTTAAAAAGACATTACAGAGACTTACAAGAATCTGGTATGTCTGATTCAGAAATAGAAGCTGTTTTTATTAGAGATAATAATATAGAATATATACCTGTTACTGGTACTTCTGGTCTTATGCACTATAAAGATGAGAATCCTAATTTTAGAGCTTTAAATGGCTCTTTAGAAAATGCTAAAAAATCCTTATTTGATGATAGACAAAATAATGAAATAGTAGAGCAAACACTACCAGAACCTAGTATAGATATGGTATATAGTGCTTTATTTGATCCAAATAGGCAAGGTAATGTATTTAATCAATTAATAGATAAAGATCCCAGAGTAAATCAATATTTTAGTCAAATACTTGAAAGTTCTCCAGTTAATCAAAGAGAAACTGTAGAAGATTTATTAAATGATTCTAATAGAATGGAATTATCTGATGATCTTAGTCATTATATACTAGATGGTAGTTTAAGATTAGAAAGAACTTCTAATGTTATTTCTCAAATGTTAGGTCCTAGTGGTGAAAAAGACTATTTTAAATTCACTGGAGATTCTAGTAAATATGAAAATAATAGAGAGTGGGGTAACCTATTAGATGAAATGTTAAGTGGTATTATACAAAAGAAATCTAAATCTGATATTATAAAAGCTATAAATGAATTTCCGGTAACTATTTCAGAAGATGCATTTGATACTACTTATAAAAGATTTAAAACCTTTGTTAAAGCTAATCCTAATGATATTATTCTTACCCAGGTCAATATGTTTAATAAGCAGAAAGGTGTTGGTGGTGCATTAGATGTTGTAGCTATTAAACCTAATGGTGCTATTGAAATAGTAGATTTAAAATCTAGTATAAATCCTACAATGGATGGTAAAAAACATAGTAAAGAGTACAATAGAAGATTCACAGATACTGAAGGTAATAAACATGCTAGCACTAAAGAGAAACACTCTGCTCAACAAAGTATGTATTTAGCTATGGCTCATTCTAAAGGATATAGATTAGGTAATAATCCTATTTCTATTTTACCACTACATCTTACAGAGACTGCTGGTAACACAATAGAATCTATATCGCCTGAACATCAATTTACAATAAATCTTAATGAAGAAGTATTTGAAGCTTATAAAATTGATGAAAATATTTCTAAAACTAAATCTAATGAAAAGTTTGACAGTGAATTTACTAAAATAGCTAGTAAGTTAAAAGAACATTTATTATTAAAAATTGCTAAATTAGAAGCTAGAGGTAAAATTACTGAAACTAGTATTATATCTAATTTAAAAGAATCTTTGGATATTGTAGAGAAATCTATGGGTGTAGGTAATTTTGTAAAAGGTATGCACACTCAGATATTTGGTAATGGAACTTCTTTTCCTGGTTATAAAGCTATGTTAAATTCTTCTATTCAAAGAATAAACAATAGTGAAAATATTGACGTTGAAAAAGAAATAAAAAAGTTACAGGGTATATATGATATGGTATATGATATGTTACCAGAAAATAATCCTGTGATTAGGGATTTAATAGCTTTGTATAATGAGAGAGATACTGGATTAGAGCCAGATAAAGGTTCACCACTAGCTCAAATGAAAGAAATAGTAGAACATGTAGCCTTAATGGAAAAGAATCATTTAGAGACTATTACTAGGCTCCAGGCTAAAGTTATTGCTAGTACTTTAGATGAAACTAGATTAACTAAAGAAAATGCTGATACCAGAAAACTACTCAGAAAAAAAGAAAGATTAGAAGCTAAAATAGCAACTTTAGGAAATGGATTAGTGGGCTTAGGTAGAAAAAAAGTTTTAGATTTAAAAATAAAAGATTTAAAAAGACAAATAGAAACTAATGGTGGTAAAATAATTAATGGTGAATTAATACTGCCTGATTCTATGGAAGAATTAGTTTATCAACAACTTAAAGATGGTTTATATAATAATATAAGCTTTTTAGAACATAAAGTAACTTCTTTATCTCAAAATAGAAATAAATTTATAGCAGGTTTTGCTAAATTGCTAAAAGAAAGGATGGAGAAAGCCAGAGTTAAATCTACACCATTTATGAATGAAGCTAGTAAGACTTATAATGCTTATTTAAAAACATTAGGTGGTAATAGATCTAATTATGCTAAAATTAATGAACCTTTTTATACTACTAATTCTTTTTTTGATAAAGATGGTAAAGAAACTGAACGTAGATCTTTTATATCTCCTATAAGTTATTCTGCATATAATAAAGCTTTATATAAAGCTAAACAAGATGCTTTAAAACTTCATGAATTTAATAGTGCTGGTTATAATAGACATATGAAAGGTTGGTATAAAGCTAATAGACAAGCTAGACCTCAAAAATCTATTATACTAGATGGTCAAATTCTTTTAGAAGGTGTTGATACAATAGTAGCCAGAAAAGAAAAACAGTTAACTCGTGGAGATTTTAAAGCTTGGAGAGATAAGAATGTAACTGCTGAAGGTGATCTAATTGGAGAGCTATCTATACCTAATATGACTAAATTTTTTGATCCTAAGTTCAGAGATCTATATGGCAGTCCTAAAACTAGTTATAAATCAACTACTCCTAAACAGAAAGTATATTCTTTAATGATTAGACAATACTTTAAAGCACAATCATTATTACCAGAGAAATCTAATGAACAAGATAAATTTTACACTCCTTCAGTACCAAAAGGTACTGATGAAAAATTGTTAGAAAATAACTCTTTAGAACAATTAAAAGATAATGTTGTATACAGTTTAAAAAATCAGTTACTCAGTCAAGAGGAAGATATAGATTTGTATGGACATCCAGCTAAAAATTCTGTTCATATGAAATATGATTTTCACATGGATGTTAAAGATAGCTCATTAGATTTAATGCAGTCAGTATTATTGTATAATCATGCAGCTAATGAATATGAAGCTAGAAATTCTTTATTAAGTTTTGGTGAATCTTTAATAACTACTATTAAAAAATCAGATAATCCATTTAAACTTAATGCTGTTGGTAAAAGAATACTTAAGCATAATGCACATGAGTTTGAGGGTGATGATAGATATGAAAGAGTTAAAAATGGAGAAAATAATGTTGAAAAAGCTTTTTTAGATTATTTTGATGATAAAATTATTGGTAGAACTAAAATTAAACAAGATCTTGGACCTGTAGATGCTAATAAAGCTGCTGCTGGTCTTATGAGATATGTGTCTACCATTCAAATGGGCCCTCTTAAATTGACTAACATTGCTAATGCCCTACAAGCTAATGTTATGGTAGCTATGGAAGCTATAGCAGGAGAGTATTTTGATAAATCAGAATGGGCTAATGCTCTCTACCTGTATGGAAAATATGAAGCCCAGTTAGCTTTTGTTAATGATAGATATAGACATGATAGACCACAAAGCACTATTGCCAAACTAATAGAACTATATGATCCTATGAGAGAATATAACTCCAGTGCAATTAATAAAATGACTAATAGTACAACTAAAAAATTATTAGATGGTGCTTGGTTTAAAGCTCAAGAAAAGGGTGAACATCAAGCTGCTGCAACTGCTATGATAGCTATGTTACAACAAAAAAAAATCACTTTTCAAGGTAAACAGATGTCTATGTTAGAGGTCTATGAAAAACATGGAGTAGATGCTATAGAAGTTGATTATAAGCTTATGAGTAAGCTTCATGGAGTTAATAAAAGACTTCATGGTGTATATAATCAATTAGATAAAACAGATATAGAAAGACATTGGTTAGGTGGATTAATAGCTATGTATAGAAAATTCTTAGTTCCTGGTGTTCAAAAAAGGTTTAAATCTACTTCTTTTGATGAAGAAATTGGAGATCTAACTAAAGGTAGTTACAGAGAATTTGTTGATATGTTGTTATTTCAGAGAAATGAATTAGGTAAATTACTAAATCCTTTCAATAAAGAATCTGTTAATTTGACTAAGAGAGAAAAAGCTAATATTAAACGAGCTATATTTGAATTAACTGCTGTTATTACTGTAGGGGTTCTTAGTTTTGCTCTACTTAAGGCGGGTGAAAATGATGAAGAACTCAAAAAGAATACGGGATATAACTTAGCAGTGTATTTTAGTTTAAGATTACTTTCAGAATTAAAGACTTATGGTATGGTTGGTGATATTAATAGTGCTGGATTACCAGATTTTAATGCTATTAGTAGAACTACTAATACTGTAACTTTAACTGAATCAGGTTTTAATAAGGTTGTAGAAATATTCAAACAATTTCCTAATATGGGTGAAAGATACAAGCGTGACTCTGGAGTATTTAATAAGGGAGATCTAAAAATCAATGCTAAAATACTTAAAGCATTAGGATTTAATGGGCATTTATATGCATCAGAAGAGGCTAGAAAATTAGCAGAAAGATTTTACAGATAATAAATAGGCAGAGATAAAAAAAACTACTAAGCCTAAAATATAGCCAGACTACTTAATTGTAGTCTGGCTTTTTTAATATAAATTCAATTATGGTTTCTAGTTTAGTGCTGACGCATTTGCCATTTTTTGTTTTTCTGCAAAACTCCAAAGAGCTAGTGTCTCAGTAACTTCAGAAATGTGGAATATCACATTAGCTTTAGTACTTGGGCAATAAGTCTTTACATTTACATAGTAAGGTATATACTGCATAGTCATAATACCATTTTCTTGTAAATAATCACAAGTAGAAGGTTTATCATCTACAAATACATCAATACCTAATTCTTTTAGCACAGGCAGTTTATCATCTGCTACAATAACTGGAGCATCAGGGAATCCATTTGCTTTTAACCAAGCTTCTCTAGTAGATTTCATCTCAGGAGGGAGAGATGTTACATACGCTGTAATTTCAAAATCTATATTGTTAGGATTAGTAATAATTGGGAGGTTGCCCCAAAACTCTTTGTCATTTTTAATTTTTTCAAAGGTTGGTCCAAAATTCTTATGATTACTACTCCAACTGTCTGTTGGTAATGGTATATCAGCCATTGCACTAAATGGAGCCCAAAAGTTTGCTAAAACTCCATCAACATCTAATGCTATTTTCAATTTCTTTTTCAAATTTATTTTTTTTAGAGAATAAATATTCTCTGATTATATCATTATACCATGTTAAGACTGGTCCATTAGTCTCAAATTCTGGATGGGCTTGTATTCCTAAAGAATTAATATTTCCATAGTAAACTACTTCTATATCTCTATCTAATACTTGCTCTCCATTTTCATCTTCTCTAACAGTAGATCTATCAGCCCATGCTAATACTTCAGCATCTTTTCTAATAGGCCATTGCATTTGATGGTGTAGTGAATTAATAACAAATTTTTTACCATCTATGGTATACATATCATGTCCTTCTCCAGTATGATTATTTACATGTTGTACTAATCTATTACCAGAAAAACCACTTAACATTTGTGCTCCTCGACATATTCCAATTATTGGAATACCCATTCTTTCAGCTCTAATACAATATACTAATTCACTAAAATCTCTAGTTCTATTAGGTTCTTGAGTTTGAGGATGTAAACTATGATCTCCATAGATAACAGGATTAATATCTTGTCCTCCACGTAAAACCATTAAATCTGCTTCTTCCAAAGTTGCTACTGGTATTCCATCATCTATCCAACTAGAGAAACTAGTACTACCACTTCTAAGACCGGGTACAAATACTTTTATCATACTACAATTATTTCTTCACGGTTATCACCACTACCTAATAAAGTATTAGTTTCACGTCTTTTAATTAATTTATTATAATTAGTCTCTAAGACTTCTTCTACAGTAAATCCAGATAAAGTGCTTAGATTATATAGAGATAACATCATACTTCTAAGAAAGACATCATTTATCTCCTTATTAATACTATTGTTGTCTCTATAAACCTTTTTAATTACTTCTGATAATTTACCATAATTTATAATAAATCTATTCTTAGAAGCTGTGAAACTGCTTTTAGAGAGTTCTGCAGTAGGAATAATTTCCATAACATCACTACCCAACACTGAACACAATGCTGTAAGATACCAAAAAACATCACCTAATTCTTTTTTAAGATCTTTTCTAGAAGATGAAGGATCAATTCTTTTTTCTAAAAATTCTACAAATTCACCAAATAACCCCATTAAGCAGTAAGATCTACTGTTTAGTGAAGTGGGAAATTTAGCTGTCTTTTTTATTATTTCTTTATAATCTATAAATTTCATTATATTAATTGTTTTAAATTAAAGTTGGAATTGTTTCAAAATTTTCTAAAAATATTTTAAATTGTCTTAATCTAATTAGTTTTTTAGAAACAGACATTTCTACTACCTCTTCACCCTTTGTAAATTTACAATGTTGACTTTTTGGTCTCCATGTAGGCTTATTAACCATTAGTGTATGACATACAGTTAATGGTTGTACTTTATGCCACATAAATGGAGTATCCATATGATATGTTGATCCAGGAGCTAATATAGTACTAGCAAGACCCTTACCAAAAAGTACTTTAGCATTAAAATCAAAAGGTACATTACTTTTTATCCAATGTTTATAAAAACCATTAAGTAATATTACTTCTGCTTCCCAAGCATGTGGATGTGGAAAACAATCATCTGCATCAGCAGGGTGAAATACATGTAAACAAACTCTAAGAGTAGGGTCTGATGGTAGTTGAAAATACAACCTCTCTGTAAGAGGCTGTCTTTCAGTTATTCTAAGAGATTTAATATTATTAATATCTTCTGTTCTATTTAGAACTAAAGAAATATAACTGTGAATCTCTTTTAATATTTCAGGAGTTATTAGCATTGTGTTATAATTATTTAATTTTCTCTGTTGGTAATTCTGTTTCTGATTTCAAAGAGATTAGTTTGATTATATAATTCTCCATCTTGAAAAATTATTTTTAATTCTCCTGTTCTTTCATCTTCTTCTGAGACTTCATTTTGAAGAACTAATGTCCCTACTTTGTCTTCATAAACTCGTAGTAGACCTTTAGCAGATTTTTTAGTACCGTCTCCAGTTTTAGGATCTTTGAAGATGTTTTTACCTACTATCGCAGTGTATGGAGTAGTAGGGGCTCCATGATAAATTTCTTCTTCTAATTGAATATGTGTAGCTTTATAAGCTCCACCCATTGAATCTCTAGTAGCAAATCTAAAAGTAAAACTACCTATACCAGCTACCCAATTAGTAGATGCAAATTCTTTATCAGTTAGCTTAGAACAGATTTCATTACATAAATCTAGTGTAATAGAATCTCCATAAATTAGGCCAATATGAGAATCTAGTTCTTTATAGCCTAAATCATTAGTAGTTCCACCAAATATATCCCAAAGACATTCTACTGCTCCTTTATATTCATTTACATCTGCTATTCCTCTTTCAGTAGGTTGAGCATATTCCATTTTATAATACGCATCATAAGTATTATAACCTGATATACCACAGATAATATCAGCAGGATTACCTGAATCAGGTCTTACTACTACTTTACCATCTCTAGCCATAATAACAGACTTACGTTTAGGTAAAGTGATTGTAATAAATGTCCAGAAATCAAATCCATCACATACAATAGAAACTATCCCCGTCGGGAATTTGGCTAATATGTAATCTAAGTATTCTAATTCATCAGTATGACCTGCTTCAGTCATAGCTTTCTCATTCCAGTGAGCACATTGTACTGAATGTTCTGTTGCTGGTACTGAAGTACCCACAATAGCATTCATCCAACCTTGAGTAGCTAAATCTGCCCATCTGTTAATACCACTATCATAGTAATATTGCATACCTAAATATGCTGGTACTGTATCTGTTCCTACAAATGATGTAAGATGTCCCATACCTGAAGCTAATGCTACATCTGAACCACCCATACCTCTCATAGAGAAATCATGACCTTGAATAGGTACATTCTCAATACTACCTGTAGTTTTCATAGCCCAATGTTCTAGAATTTCTCTATACTCATTAGACATAGTAGCTGAGAAATGACCTTGCCAACCATTATTAGATAACCAAGTTTCTAAAAAGTTGGTCAACCAAAAACATTTTTCATCAGTATTGTAGAAAGTAAGATTAGGTACTCCTACAGGACACTTAGTACCTTCAGGCAGTGATTTAAATACCATAGGTAGGTATTGAAGACTGTGGAGATATTTAATATGCTCAATCTCATAATCTGTTCCTGTGAAGGAATCTAATTGAGTTTTTAAAAACTCAGCTACTACAGGCCAATCCATTGCAAAAAATTCATCAAACTTATCCTTAAGGTCTATAACCAATTTCTGATTACCAAAAACTATACCATATTTTTTATTCTTTCCAGGATAATGCTTCATACTTCTGAATGTATTATTTGAATACACTCTTACTGTGTTAGCAGGATACATCCTACGATGAAAAAGCTTGTAGGCATCAGTCAGCATCATTATCAGAGTCATCAACTCTTTAGTCATTTTCATATTAAAATAAATCTAAAACATCTAAGTTACCAATAGGTTTTAATTCTTCAGATTTGTCTGAAGTCCCATAACTGTCATGTTTACTGTTAGTGAAAAATACTCGGTCAAAGTAATTAGTTACTGGGTCATCTCCCAAATTTTGAATTGTTGCGTGCGTAGTAGCTAAATATAAATTACCTACATTTCTATCTCTAAGTATAGAAGATAATCCTTTAAATGTCCCACCATAAATACATAAATCATCTATGATTAAAATATCTTTTTTCTCAAAATCTCTCCTGCCTATTTCTTGTATAAACTTAGTTCCATCAGCTAAGCTCCATGATCTATGTTTAGCTGCACTATAAGTTAACCCTTTCCAATTAAGTTCTTTACACAAATTCATAAGTGGTTTAAAACCACCTGCATCAGAAGACATTAATATCATACTTTCATCAGTTCCATCTGTTTGACCAAGTTTTTTAAGTACAGTTTTAATATATTCTGTATTATTTATAATTTTAACATTAGGCATTAATGATTCTAGTACCTCTGGATTATGTGGATGAAATATTGTAAAAGTAGCTTTCATACTATTTAATAATCTAGTGACTAATAACAATCCAGAAGATTGATTATTAGCAAATCTTTTATCTGCTTGTGCATCAATTAAACAAGGTATGATGATGTGTGGTGTTACTCCTACATTATTCAGAGCATCTACATATTGGTTAAGATGCCAAAGATCTTCATAACTGTTAATTTTAAAAATTATATTTTTACCTTTTTCTTTAGGGTCAACAGTTACATAACTAGATTTATCTGGATATTTTATTATTTCCATAATTAAATTTTAATTGTTTTAATTTCTTCACAATATACTTTATAAGGCCCTGTAGATTCAAAATTAACATCTACCTGACGTTTAATCCAATCAGGCATTCTAGAAAGCATTTGTTTTACTAAGTATTTTTTAGCAATTCCTTCACTTTCACACTCTACTACGATGCTAGCACCCATTACTCTTTCTTCTGATTTATATTGAAATCCTATATCAAATATCATAACTATTTTTTAATAAGTTCTTGTAAAGTTTTTGGTGTATAATCTTGAACTTCCATACACACATTTATATATCTAGGGTCATTTATTACATAACCAGTATGTATGTGACCATGAATATTATAGTTAACTCGGAACTCTAATTCTTTAGGAAATATAGGACAATGTGATAACCAAATATTACCAAATTCTTTAGATCTAAATTTACTTAATCCATGTATAGAATTAACATAATCTAACATAACTTTAGTATGATTACCTTTGTCATGATTTCCTAAAATAATTCTTTTGAAGCCATTCAATCTATCTAAATAGTGATATTCACCTTTTTCCATAGTTATATCTCCTAGTATCCAAGTTGTATCTTTCTTCTTAACTACTTTATTCCATTGAGCTATAATATGCTCATTCATTTCAAATTCATCTTTGAATCCTCTATGTATAGCTATATTTCTATGTCCAAAGTGTGGATCTGAAATAAATCTTATTTGTCCACTCATATTATTATTTTTTCCAGTTTCTTTTAAATTTACCCCTACCTTTAACATTAGGATAAAGTGTATTAACAAAATCTGATTGCCAATATTCTTTACTATTAATATCCATTATAGTAAGTTTACCTGCAAATCCACAACCTGTATCTAAATTCCATACATTATGAGAATTCATAGGAGTTACTATTTTAGTTCCTAATTTTCCATTTTCATCCCAATTTTTCTTATAATCCCAATTAACTGTAGTTGTGTGACCTATATAAATTTCTTTATAGTTTTTAAATCTTTTTGGAATATGTAATGGATCTTTAACTCTTTTAGCAGCTACAGCAGATTCCCATAAAGTTCTATCCCACCAAAAATTAGGTTTATGTATTTCATCTTTAACTCCTCTATGAGAAGTAAAACCAGCATGTAGAAATAATCTATTTTGATCATCTATGTAGTAGTGATGTAAATACTTAAAAAAGTTATAATGAGCATCAAAATCAAAATGTCTACATTTTTGATATGAATCATAAGTTGATTGACCTCCTTGATTAATCCACATGTCCTTTTTAATTCCTGTTTGAATCCACTCCCAAGCCCAGTCATCGTGATTCCCCCTTAAAAATATAGGTTTAAAACTACACTTTTTTTCTAAATCAATCCAAAATTGAACTAATTCAGCAGAATGAGGCCATCCGTCAACAACGTCTCCAAGATTTATAATTAAGTCAGTTTCTAAATTAAATCCTGATGCTCCTAAAACTTGTTGTACTGCCTTATAAGCACCATGCTGATCTCCAAGTACTAAAGTTCTTTTAGGTTTTAAATTTAAATTTGTATCCACAAGTTTTATTTCTTTTACCTCTACAAACACGAGAGATTAATTTATAATTAATATTTAATTTTTTAGAAGCTTCTCTGGCTGAAATAAATTCTTTTATGTAATTGCCATTTAAATCATATTGTATAATTGGTTTTTCTCCATTATTTCTTTTTAGTGGATAAGGATATTTTTTATACTTTTTAAATAGCCATAAATAATTTCCTGCTGAAACCATACCTTTTGGTCCAGATTTTTTACAAGATCTAAGAATATTAGAGTTATAAACATCAGTTTCAGATTCTGCATGTGTAGCATTTTCAAAAGTTTTTATAAAATTACCTTTTAAATCATATTGATGTACAAGCTTGCCTGTTTTAAATGCTCCTATACAGTTATCCCAAGAATTAGTAAGATTAAATTTTTTCATTAATTTTCTAAGAATAGTTTTTTCTATTTTAGAACTTTCTTTAATAGTACATTCTTGAAAAAATACACATTGAATAATTGGGTTAAAATTTATAGATTTAATCCAATTACATTTGTGTGTATTACAATTCTTTGATTCATAAATATGATCTTTTAATCTTTTATTTAAATTAATTGTTTTTCCAAAATATCTTATTTCAAAAGTTTTTGGGTCTTTTAATACGTAAAAATAATAATTTCTTTTCATATTATGAATATACAAATAATCTGGATAATCACCTATTATTATTCACATTAAAATAAATAAAATAATGGGGGAACAAGTCCCCCATTAAATACATCATTAGTAATGACGTGGAGCAATCAAAGCTTTCACTTTGTTGCTACGTCTCCACATTCTTGCAAACATAGATTTAAAATTTTAATGTTGTTAGAAAAATATATTATCCTTCACAGGCTACGCATTCATTTATCTCCCTAGAGAAATTCATGGCTGCTGATTCACCTATCTGGTAGTATAATGTTTTTACTCCTTTTTCCCATGCTGTTATATACAATCTATTAATATCCTTTATAGACACAGAATCATGTATACTCAGATTAAGGGATTGGGATTGGTCTAGAAATTTCTGTCTTTGAGATGCTTGTAAGATTATCTCTGCAGGAGATATTTCTATAAAGCTTTTAAACACTTCCTTATTTGGAATATCCAAATGTTGTATTGAACCATTATTATTAGCAATGTCCTTCCATATTTCGGGATTATCCATATTATGTTTTTGGAGGTGTTTAAGTAATACAGGATTTCTATACGTAGTTTGTATTTTAGCAATGTCTTTAGTAAAACAATTTGACAAAATTGGTTCTATGCCTAATGACATTTGTCCTAATATAAAACTTGAAGATTTTGTAGGTGCAATAGCATTTAAGACTGTGTTAGCTCTGGTAGCTACGTGTGCATTGGAAAATCCTAACCGTAGGGCCTTCTCAGATGCAGCGTAACTCCTTTGTTGTAGAGTACTAAACACGTCATGATTGAATTGTTTGGCAGCGAGAGACTCAAACTCAATTAAGTTCTCCTGCAAATATGTATGGTAGCCCAATACACCCAATCCAAGAGCTCTGTGATTTTTAGCAAATCTGACAGCTCTACCCATTCCTGGTAGCTTAGACGCTTTTTGGATGAAGTCTTCCATAACTGCATTTAAAAATAATACATAAAGCTCAATAGCTCTAGTCTCTTTAATCTCATCCCAGTGTTTTAGGTTTATACTACCTAAACAACATACAAAGGATTCATCAATCTTAGAGGGCAAACAAATTTCAGAGCATAAATTAGATGCTACTATTTTGGATTTACCTTTATAAGGAGTATTGTTATTCACATTATCCTTAAAAAATAAATAAGGGTATCCTACTGATATTCTAGAATTGAGTACTGCAGCCCAAACATCTCTGCTGTGCTGATCTCCTGCAATCATTTTCTTCATAAATAAGTCTCCAACACAGACTCCATTTTGAAGATTTTGAATATCATTACCCTCTGTTCCAACTTTTAAAAATTCAAGTATATCTGGATGTTCAATATCTAGATAAATTGCACAAGCACCACGACGAGCCTCAGCTTGTTTACATTTATCTATAATGGTATCATAAATATGTGCATAATGAGTGGGTCCATCTGCCTCGCCTCCTGTTGATATAGCTGTCCCTCTTGGACGTATATTTCCAAGGTATGCTGATGTACCCCCGCCATATTTAGACATCATACCAAGCTCCCTACCCATGTTTAGGATGGAATCAAGGCTGTCTTCACAATAAGAACCATAACAACTAATACCTAGTCCTTTTAATCTACCAAAATTAACCCATACTGGTGTAGCAAAAGAATAAAATCCTCTAGAGGCATAATCTTCAAATTCTTCAGCAAAACCTTGAATACCTAATATACTTTCAGCATATTTAGCCATATCCATAATTCTAGATTCTCCTGTTTCTCCCTCTTTCAAATAACCTCTTGATAAGAATTTTCTACTTTTGTCATTTAACCAATAGTATTTAGAATAAGTCATTAGCAGTAACTGATTTGGTCTTCTTGGAGTAATTAGTAGACCGCTTATAAAATATATCTCCCTCTGTCTTACTCGTTAACATTATATCAAACCATAATGTAGGAGATATCAACTTTTCTTGGATTTCAAACTCAGGTTTGTATCCAATACTTTCTAAACTATTATTGAATCTATTTTTAATAAATTCTTGGATTACTTCAATTGGTAAGAAAGTAAATTCTCCTTGTTCAAATATCCATTCTAATAGTTTATTCTCTGCCTTATAAGCTTTATTTACTGCTGATCTAATTAATTGTTCAAATTCTTCATCAAACCATTTTGGGTTTTCTTTTTTTATGATATTGATTAACTCAGTACCAAATTGTCCATGTATATTTTCTTCTATAGACGTTGCCTTAACAATGTTATCTAATCCAGACAAAAGATTTAACTCTTTATTTACTGACATAATAATCAAAAATTGACTGAATAAGCTAACATGTTCTATAAATAAGCTAAATAACAAAACTGATTTAGTGAACATTTTATCATCCTTACTACGAGCTCCAGAGAGATACTTCTTTAAGTACTTCACTCTGTCTACTATAGCAGGGACTTCTAAGATGTCTAGGAACTCTTTCTGTAGACCTAGTTTTTCTAGGATAAATGAGTATGCGTCAAAATGACGCACCTCACTATCACTAAATGTTGCACCAGTAGCTTGTATTTCTAACTTTGGCATTCTTTTATATAAATCTCCCCAAAATGCTTTTACATTCACTTCTATTTGTGAAATAGCTAGCATAGCTCTTTTAACTGCTTCCCTCTGAGAATCTGTTAACTTTGTCTTAAAGTCTGAGATATCATTAGTTAAGTTAAATTCAGTATGTAGCCAATAACTATGTCTTATAGCATCTTTATATTTAAGAAGCTGAGGATATTCATATGGTAATATGTTTTCACGTTTTTTAAAAATGTTCAACTATCATTAGGCTTTTTCAGCCGCAGTAGTTTTGGTAGTTGTCTTCTTTGTAGTTTTACGCTTCTTAGTTGCTCTCTTTGCTGTAGTCCCCTTCTTTGCAGCTTTGGGTTTAGCAGTTTTTATAACTTTTTTAGTTGGCTTTGGCTTAATTACTGGTGGGTATTGATCCAAAACTAAATTAATGATCTTCTCACAGATTTGTGTATTGTACCTATATAAAGTTGAACGCTCATAGTCTACAACAGTAAATCTATGGATAAATGAATTTAAGTTATTAAGATTTTCATCATTTAAAAGCTTTATAAGCTCTAGAACTGAAAAACTCATAGTCACATCAGGGTACATTTTATTTCTATCTTTTAATACTCTGTAAGTTAATGGAGAGATTGGGTAATCATCTACATCCTTGCCAGAGAACCAACAGTCTCTGTAAGTAGGATTTTCTTGAACTCCTGCTACCAGTAAATCTAAATATTGATACTGACTAGAATTAATAAACCTATTATATAAATCAATATTTTTCTCAGTCATATTACGTAAGATATTATTCAATACCTTAATAGTAAATCTAGTACTAGTAGGACTATGCTTCACAGAAAATTGCTCACTAAACCAAGCAAATCTACAAGTAGCACCAAATGCAGCACATATTTCTTTTACAAAAGTTTTTTCTTTTGTTGTAAAAGATAAAGTTCGTTTGAACTTAAGGCTAGTATTGTTTACTGGGCCTGTAGCACAAAATCTCGCATGTTTCCAATTAGTGTTGAAAAATCCTCCATCTGAGATGTAATAATTTATCATTGTTTAAATTTTTTTTGAATGTTATTTAAATGTTCTTCCCAATTGACGTCTGGGTCAATGGGGGTATCAACAAAATAGTGGCTATAAAACATGGCATTTGCCATTATACTACCAATATGATGAACAAATGACTCTTCATCAAATTCTGAAGTGTTATTACTAACAGCATCAGATAGTTTAGCTGTGTGTCTTAAAAGTGAGTTTAAAATACTCTCCTTACTAAAACCACCTTGCTTCCAATTATTTCTGGAATATTTATTTTCCCCAAACTCCATAACCTTTATTAAAGGTATTAGAGATTTATAATCAATTAAGTTAAAGTCTTCCTTACCAATATTATAGCGTAAGGCTGATTTTGTTTTTTTGCTCATAGTTAAATACTTCTTCTGATAAAAATGGTTTATAATCCCATTCTCTATCAGATATGTCATATGTAGGTCTATTAATATCAAAATCCTCCATTAATTTTTCTCTAAATGTTTCTTCGTAGTTTGGATCTTTGTTGATTATTAAGTATTGAGGATTATCTATTTTAACTCTATCTTTCAATAGAACTCTACTAAATAATCTTTCCATCTCTTCAGATGTATACATTTCAGAATATCTACCTTGTAAAAATTTATCAAATAATTCAGAATCTTTAAAATGTTGAGGTAGAGTTAATATAACCATATGCTGGTTACCATCTTGCATATTGTCATATACATAATCATCTACATAAGCCGGATGATATTTTATAAATTCTAAATATTCACCAAATTTAAAATTGGCATTACTTTTTTGTGGGTATTTATTATACCTACGTTTTCCATTAACATCAAATAGTAAAAATATTCTATCAGGTATTTCTTCACTATACTCACTATCACCTATACCCACAGCTAAAATATAATTAGAAAATGTATTAGATTCTAATTCTTGTCCCCAATCTTTGAGACATGGAGCTAAGTATCTAGCTGTTTTATTATCATATCTTTTACCAGGAGTGATAGTAAGTCCTTCTCTTGTTTTTACCAAAGTTTTAATTTGTTAACTCCTGAAAACATTAATTCTTCATTGTAAAATTCTTCTTGCTTTTCCCTTCTAATAACTCTTTCTAATAGTTGTTCATACCCATCAATAGAATTATCTCTTTTAAAATAGTAGTGTGCTGTATTAAGATCACTAGTTTCTACTGTTTTATATTTAGACCCTTCTGATCCAATAAGTAGATCTTCAGAAGATATTTCAAAAGGTTCAGCAAATTCAGGTTCTTTAAAACTTACAGCTAATAATATAGGCTGTAATATTGTGTATTCTGGAAACTTAGTTTTCAAAGCTAAGTTATAAAATGCTAGTTGAATATCATATCTAAATTTCTTGACAGAAATAGAAAATTTAGAAAGATAATCACCAGTAGTTTTTATGTCTATAAGTTGTATAGTTCTTTTAACATGGTCAAATCTAACCATATCCATAAGAGCTTTACAATTCTTACCCATGTACTCAAAGTACACAGCTAATTGAAATTTAATTTCTTCAGCACCAGTGGTCTGAAAGTACTGCTTAGTATATTCCCCACTCATGAGGGAATTAGCAGCAACCTTAGCAACTTCATAATAGGATTTAGGAATAATTTGTCTTTCCCCAGCCTCTCTAAGTTGATTCCAGTAGTCAGAACATTCCTCAGTACACTTTTTAATTTTAGTGTCCCTCAGTTGTCTGGCTTGGTACTTATGAAATTCATAAGCTTCTATTATTAAATCTGGGAGTTCAGATAAGTCCGTAGACTTATCCTCACACTTATCCCAAATATATTTAATAATAGAGACTTGTTTTTCTGATAATGTTACATCCTCTATAATATGATACAGTGAATCTAACAATTCAGGAGCAGTCAGTATAGTATCTACTAAAGAGCCTTTGACAAAATGTCTTTTCTCTTCATAATACATCACTTCTGCATCTTTTTTTTTACTATTAATTCTAGGCTCACTCCCTCCTTTAGCTTTAAGCTGAGATTGGGAGTAAGCGTCAGTTTTAAAGTACTCCTCTATTCTGTTCATTCAAAGTTTTTATTAGATTAGGGAGAATTAACTCCTTTACATCTTCATGATTAAATGTCCAAGTCCAATTTTCTTGTTTTCTACCATCCATTTTATGTACCAATATAATTGGTAAATTGTGAATAGTGTGATTAGGAGGAAAATTATCTTTAATACATTTTTTAATTTCTCTGAATATGACATCATACTTAGGTCTAGCTCTTTTATAGCCAGCCTTAGCCTGTATTATCATATTAATACCAGAAATATCAATCTTACAATCATCTAAAAGCCTTGATGCTTGCCTAGAAGTCTTACAATACTTGTAACCATATTCTCTTAAAAGTTTAGCTAACTGCCTTTCAAAATTGTTACCTTTATTTCTATTACGTTTACCTATATTACTTCTAGGTTTCTTATTTGTCATATACCTAATTCTCTACCCATGTTATGTACATACATTGGATCATTGATAAAATCAGCTGTATCACCGAGATTTCCATTCATATAGTCATCTAAAAATAAAGATTTTCTTTCTCTAATATAATCTAACAAAGCTATACCAAGATCTTCATCTTTACAAGTTTGTGTAATAATATCAGATAAATTAACTTTAAATTCTTTATTAATAATGCCTTTGATATTGTTTTCTGCAAACTTAAGAATAAAAGAATTTATTAATGTCCAATAAATTATTTTATACTTGTTTACAGTTCCGTGATGAAGCCTAAATTCAATAGTACCTCTTTTTGAAAATAACAAGTTTAAAAAATTAACAAAATAATACCTTGTAGTAAAATTCCATTTATCTTGACCAGACTTGACATGAGACTGGTTAGTCTTATTATATTGATGAGAAGGTTTATTATTCTCATTTAAAAAACTAAAGATAGTAGAATATGCTTCTGCAACTCTTTTGTTAAAATCCTCTTTTCCAGTAGCTTCAAAAATACTGTTATCAAATAATGATAAACTATTTAAGAATTTACAATGATCTTTTTTCTTACTACGTAAATATTCAAGATCTTTTTTAAAAGGAGGAACTATTTCATGTAGCTCATGTTGTAATTGGTAACACAACATGTACAGAGCTATTATATATAGTTTATCCTTATTCACATTGCCAAAATGAATATGAAAACTACAATACTTATTAACTCCAGTTCTTTTAGACATCATTTCACAAATTTCTTTCAATGTAGAAAGTTTTTTATTATGTCTATAAGGTATTGAAGTGTATTCAAAACCATTGATACTACCATCTCTAAGAGGTATTAAACCATATTTAAATAGGTATTTCATTGGTATTTTCCCAAAAATAGTCTCTAATTCTATTCCAATAGAATAGTCAAAAAGATTCTTTTCATATTTACTTAATGTATTTTTAATACTAGGTAATGCTTTTAAAGAAGTTTTAGTAAGAGCTTCAAATATTCTCTTATCATCTTCAACATTGTAAGTGTTTTTAAAAATACTTCTGTAATTTTGTTTTGCTGGCATTCTTTTTTCTCCAATACTAATGTCAGAAACTATACGAGAAATATTTTTAGTATTAACTCTATTAGAAATAGGAACACTTCTAGAAAACCATCCTGATATTATATCTTCTTTAAAAGAACTACCAAGACATTTTTGATTTAAAGCAGTATAAAATTTAGTATCAGTTATTACACTAACATTTTCAAGTAAGTTTGGAGAAAAATAACCAAGGACTGTTTCAGTTTTATTTGCTGAAACAACTCCATGTATTAATTTTCTACGATAATCATAAATATTATTTTCATGATCCCAAACTACTTCACCAGAAGAAAGTTTTATAGGCTCTCCATCTGGTGTTAATCTCAAACATTGTCCAGAATTTTTAACCTTAACATCACCTAATATATAATATTCATTATCAATTATTATACATTTAGATTTTTTAGATAAAGTTCCATCAAATGTTACTATATTTAATCCCATAATTTCAAGTGTCTTACTCAGTAAAAGGAATCCAATTTTCTTCGGGAGACATACTCCAATCATAAGGTATTCCCAAATGACACTCAAAGTGGTTGTCGCAGTCTTTAGAAGTTTTAAATTGTGTTTCACAAAAATGATTATATAATTTTATCTTATTAGTAAATTGATCTTCTTCATTAAGAAGATTGTCAAATCTTCCTTTTATGTCTTCAGAAGGAGTTGTAATTCTTTTAATATTAGACATAAAATTATCTAAAGGTATTTTATTCCCTATTTTACTATTAGTTCTATTTTCTTTTAAAACTAATTTTTTACCTTTAAGTTCATATGTCTTAGAATGTTTAACTTTTAAATGTACATAAAGTAATTCTCCTTCTTCTATTCTATAATTATAATATGAAAAAGGTATTTTACTAAAAAATGAAGTAGCTTTCTCTTTAGTTTCTAAATGATAAATAGAAACATCTCTATCACCTTTAAAAAGTATTTGTTCTGGATTTAACATTTTACGTAAACTAGAATAGTTTTTTAATCCTGAAACATTAATTGTTTTTAATATATCAATACTTTTTTGATCAAAGACCATTATACCTTTATAAAAATAATAGAGTTTAGCTTTAATAGTAGGATCATTTAATAAATCTTTTGGAGATATTTCAAGTCCATCTGGAGATAATAAATACTCTCCTTCTGCAAGATGTCCATTTCTCCAATATCTGAGTTTCCACTCATATATTCTATTATTAGCAATTTTAACTGGAGTGGGGATGTCACTTAATAATAAAATTTGTTTTGTGGCATTCTTTTTCTGCCTCATTAAAAATCTACTATAAGCTTTCTCTCTACTTGAATATGGCATCGAATCTCGTTCTCCAGAGTTCTTCTGAGTAGATGCTGGCAACTTTTTTATAGTTGAAGCTCCATGACCATAGTCAGTTCTAATCCTATTATTAGTAGTTTGTACACTATAATACAACTCTTGAGAAGCTTTATCTCTACTATATTTTACAGATTCAATTAACTCTCCATTTTTAAAATACATCAAAGTATTACTAGGGACCTCTTGTATATCCTCTAAATCTACATTGAATGTTCCTGTGAGGAAATTTTCTTCTGAGGCAAAATATATACCAGTTTTATTTTGATAGTAATGTAAAGGTCTCTCTATGTGATTAGCAGAAGTATTTTGGTTAATAGTGGATTCACCAGACCAAAGATATAAACTACCTGGATCATCAGGAAAGCTAAATGCTAGAGCAGCAGTTCCTATATAACTAGATAATACACCTCCCATATTGTCTCTATTTAAAGCCAAAGCTTTAAGTAAAAAATATGAATCAACATCATGTTCTTCAGAATCTAATTTCCATTTTTCTAAAAAACGTTTCATTCCAGATTTATGTAAAGTACCATTATGACAACCTATTATTAATATGTTATCATTATCATCTGTAATTTCAAATGGATGGGCATTTTCAGCTTTGGCTAAGCCATAAGATTTACGTCTAGTATGAGCAATAACAGTTTTATTTTTAACTCTACTATTTTTACTCTTTTTAAAAATAACATGTTTAAATAAGTTAACTGAATCAGAAGTATCTAAACCATTTCCAAATCTATTATATCCAATAATTCTTTTTTCATTATACCAAAACCCACAACTATCAGTACCTCTTTTTCTAGAAAACATCATAAGTAATTTTAACTTATCAATGTCTATTCTTTGTTTGCCTGTGTAAGCAATTATACCACACATATTATGATTTAATTTTAATTAACTCTTTTACTTCAGTGATATACTTTTGTAGAGTAATATCACCAAAACTTGGAGCTGAATTGATTTCAATAATAGAATGTCTGCCATCTTTGGCTACTTTGACATCACAAGCACCTACATCTAATCCTACTGCATTGAGAGCTCTTACACAATCTGCAACAATAGCATTCCAAGTAACTGGCTTGTTAAATAATTCAGTAGTAGTTTCCATAATCCAATTAGAATTAGAATCATTTCTTAACCAACGTCTTTCTGTAATCTCATTTCTCAACATTTTTCTACAGGAATAGAAACATACACCTCTGGTAGAAACATGTAATCTATATTCACGAGAATAGTTGACAAACTCTTCATATAAATAACCATTGTTGTGAGTAGCTAAAAACTCATTAAGTTGTGCTAAAGTATCTAATTTTACCATACCTTGAGCTCTAGAACCAAATACTCTTTTACCAATAATAGGTAATGCTTCTTCTTTTTGAGCATTGGTAAGTCTTTGTAAAGAAGCTCTAGTATAAAATTTAGGAGTAATTACTCCTGCTTGGATAAAACATCTTTTCATTCTAGATTTAGAAGCTGAGTTTTGAACAGCAGCCACAGTATTAATTTCTATTTCTGCCCTTCTCCAATCTGTTTCAGAACCCAATCTTAAAACTGTAGGTACTGAGGTTCTGATACGCTCATTCCTTAATGGCTTATGAGATGGGTGTCTTGATAGTACTCTTAATATAGTAGAAGGCCATCTCTTACGAGTAATAACTCTAGACTTGGGAGATTTCTGTACTGGCTTGCGCACTACCTTCTTCTTCTTTAATACTTTCTTTTTCTTTAATATACTCTTCATTGCTTAATTGTCTTTTTGTCCAATCACCGTGAGGCACTAGATTTTTTTCTTCTACATTTCCTAAATAGGGATAAAATTCTCCTGATTCACCATTTGGTAAAACTAGAGTTACAGCAGCATAACCGGCTCCTCTTTCCATTCTATTAATGGAATCTTTAGTTTCTTGATCTGGACAAGTTAAATGATCTACTATTAATACATCATTAATATCTCCAGTAGGTTTAACACCTGGATAAGATCCTAAAGAATACAGTTTGTATCCTGTAATAGTTTGAGTACTATTATATATCATACCAGGAAATCTATCAAAGTTGTATTCTCCTTTTCTCAAAGAGCCATAAGTAATAATATCTAAATTGTTAGGCATGTAGTTCTACTTTTAATTCATTTTCAACAAAAATACCTGGTAGATTAATACCATATTCTTCAATAAGAAGAGCTGCTGATTCTGAATCACTGTTATCAATAATTTTTTCAATTACGGGATCAGGAGATTCTCCTCTATTTGTAGCTTCAATAGCCAATAAAGTTTGATCAAAACAATATTCCATTAACTCATCAGTAGCTCCCATATTAGCACCAAGAGTTCTGTATTCTATTTTAATAATATCATCAGCTAATTCTTCACTTCTGAAATCACCAGCTTTACCATAGATTTTACGTCTATCAGTATCACGATCTATTATTAGAGAAGGTAGACCTAAGTACTTATCCATATTACGAATTAGAGTCTCTATTAAATCAAAGTCTTCAATGTCTCCTTTAAATCCTATGTGGATGTGGAAACCAGCACTTCTTAAATTGCCCACCATTTCAGCAGGTGGTACGTCTACACTCTCACCAGTCCAAGCACACCATGATTCAGAACAACCAAATTTTCTAGCTGCTTTTGATTGTAATTCTTCATTAGGGTATTCCATAGATGAAGCACTAATCAGTTTAGCATTAAATTTAGTTAATAATTTATTTACTTCATTTTTAGCATAAGTAATATATTTAACAAAATCTTTTTTATTAGTTACAGGTGGAATACATACTTCTGCTAAAACATTATCTTCTTGACGTGAACAACCTTCACCAATAGATAATGGTTCATGTTTAGTTCCACCTATTTTACCTACACAACTAATTGGTTGTTGTGTATCAATATTAATTGCTATAAATTCTGGGTCTGATCCAAATGTTGGATTTACTATTTTACTCATACTATTTCTTCTATTTTAGATTCTTTGTAAGCTAATAATGATTCAATTGCGTTGATTGAGAATTCATCCCAAATTTCTTCCAAGAGGGATGAACTTATTTCTAAAAGAGTTTACCTCTTAGGCCTATAATTTATCATTTTATAGGATTGGACTATATCTTTAACTATTTATTTTTAATAGTTATTGCGCGCTCGTGGGAAAATTACTCACCGTTCTGGTGTCGTTTCCTAGTCTCTGAACCTTCAAACTCATTCCTAAGTAAGCTTGGCTGCTGATTACCCTTTTTAGATGGGTTTCCAGACAATTCACGCAAAGTTTATCTAACTGTCACCAGTTAGAGCCCCAAAGATTTAGGGTGCCATTGTACGGCAATAATTGGTTTACCCTCAATAGTCATAGCTTCTATATTATTTTTACTATGATTATAAGCTAAAGGTATTACAGAACTATCTTGAGGAATATTTTCATCACGTAATCCTTGATGATGCATAGAATTAGTTTTGATAGCTTTCAATTTTGAATTACCTTTAATTTTAATATAACTTCTAATAGAAAAGCCTGCTTCCTTCATAGCTTCAACATTTAAAATTTGAGTATCTACTAATTCATATCTGTTTTCAGAATATGCTTGAGAGATATGTTGAGACAATGTACATCCAAAATATACAGATAAAGTTTGAAATCCTCTACAAATACCAAAAATTGGTATATTAGCATCAATATACTTTCCTAACATATTAGTATCAAACCATTCATAATAAATATTTGGTCTTTGAGTATGTCTACTAGGTTTTCTATTATATCTAGATGTATCTACGTCAGCTCCACCAGGAAGTAGTAATAAATCTAAATCTTCAAAAAATTTCTCAGAAGTAGCATCTATTATGACAACATCTGTATTAAACATTATCTTTAAAAATTCAATATAAGCTGAATTTAATCCGGTTTGACTTTTATTGTTTATTGGTGCAGCAACTACACCTACGAGTTTTCTCTTTTGAGCCATTGTATTGGTTCTTTTTTTAATTCTTTTA